GCATCGTAAATCTTGAGGTGAGGCATAACTCCAGTTGATTTATCATCTGCCGAACGAATACCAAAACCAATGCCAACACCGCCACCAAGCATACTAAGCCAATTAGTTTCACTAAGATTATCAACTAAACCCTCCGCAGTATCTTCAATATAATTTAAAAAACAACTAATTGGCAATCCACGTTTGCTTCTACCGAACGAGAGGATTGGAGTTGAATACGACAACCAGTGCTTGGAGGAATAGTCGTACAAGCGTTGAGCATGAGCAGCATTACTACCAAATTTAGACGAAACATATGCGAATCTTTCTTGTGGAGAAGTTTCCTCTTCTCTCATGTAACTTTCTTTTAATCTTGTTTTACCCAATTCATCGAACAACTCATCACGAGAATAATCGACCTTAATGCCATGCACGACACTTTCCATATGCTACTCCGAATTTTATTATTATTGATTTACGAATTCATTCGCCATCGGAAATACTTTGGCGATAACCTTTGCGCACTCTTGTGCAACCAACATGTGTTCTTTCTGTGTACCATTGCCACTGCGCAACTCAATAAAGTGCACCCAACTTCTAAGTGTGCCATTCATGTATAAACGAGAAACAGTTAGTCCTTCTGGTAGAACTGCTCTTGCTTGTTCTTTAGCAATACCTTTGGTGATTGCCCAAGCATATACATCTCTCGTTCTTTGAATCAGATCACGTTGAAGATTTTCCCACTGATAAGCAATTTGTCGATGTTCATCATTATGTATATCCATCTCAACAGAGTTTTGTCTGTTTTTTGTATCTTGTAGTCGTGCGTCACGAATGACAAAATCTAAATCTTTAGTTGGGTCTGCATAACGCTGGGAAAATTCTTGAAACGAAAAAGAGCGATGTCGTAATATTTGGCGAGCAATATCACGAGTTGTTTCAATTTCTAAACAAACACTAACCATTTCAAGTGGTGACCAATGTTTGTGTTTGATAAGATAACGAATTAACTTCTCTGATGTTTCTGTGTTTGTTTGGTTGGAAGGATTTGAGACTCTGGCGCAAAACGCAATTAGGTCTTGCACATTATCAATGTCTGCTGGCATAGTGCTAGCAGGTTCTGAATAACTAATCAATTGTACTTTCACATTTTTCTCCATGTACTAAATTTTAACTTCGCTTCCATACCAGTATAGGTGTTTGTATTTATGAGATTCGTGATTTCATCAGCAGTCATTCCACCATGTAAAATCATTTCATTGATATCTTTTTGCATAATAAAATCTGGAAACATACAAACAGAATAACCTAACTCAATATACTTCTCTAATTGTTTAACAATATCTTTATTTCTTGGCTCATTATCCATCACAATCGTAGCATTAGTAAGAATGCTACGAATAGTAGGGGTGTCAAAACTTGCTCCTGATACAGCCACTGCATTTGGTAGAAACAACGAATCAATTGGTCCTTCAACCACAAGTATACGTTTGCCATAATCTATCCTTTCAAGTCCATAAATCTTTTCCTGAGTCTCATCCACCTTGATGGTATAATACTTAGGCTCTTCATCCCCATATGCTCTTGCTTGAAACGCAAAACATTTACCAGCAGGAGTAAAAAATGGAATTATCATCCGTGGATGTTCACCTTCAATTGGCTCTACAAACTTAGGTGTCACCGAATTGGTGAATGCTTTAAACTTCGGTGCAAAATACAAAAGATTCCACTTGTCTTTTGGAATCTTTCTTTTTATTACATACTGAACAGCAGGATGAGATACTGGTAATTCATTTAATGCTTTTAATGATTCGAGAATAGAATCCGTGAGTAAATTAGGCTTTTGTTCTATTACAACAGATGTATCTTCTATATTTTTATGATCATTATATTTTGTTGCACCTGCTTTATATCTTTCTAATACATATTCATCGTAAAGAATTGGATCAACATACTTAATAAGGTTACCAAGATTTGTGCCGTAACTACAATTGTGGCATTTCACAAACAAATCAGTTTTTGCACGATAGATATAGCCTCGTGCCTTTAACTTATTTTTAGATGAGTCACCGCACACTGGACACGAATAGTTCCAGAGATAATCTTTCTTTTGTTTGAAATTTCGCAAGCGACTGCCCAGAATTTGGGCATACTTTGCATCAATGTATAGCATAATAACTCCACCTGAGGTAATAAGTTTACCTCATAACACATTACAAAGCAAATTTTAATTTAGTATCTTAGATAAATCTACAACAGTTGCAAGAAGAAACCCAACAACGACAGCCCCACCAACTACATACCATTTCCACTGCTCTAATGATGATACACGCCCATCTATTTGTTCAAGATCTTTTTTAATTTCTTCACTAATTGATTCGTGTTGTTGTTTTGCAACTTCTGCTTGAGCATTCATCTTATGCTCTAGTCTAGTTTGCATATCATCCATTTTGTCTACAATCTCTCTATTGCCAGTTGTAATACGAGAATGAAGTTCTTTAATATCATTCTTAACTTCGTGTAAATCTTCTTTGATTGTTTCTACTTGTGTCTCCATTCGCACAATTCTTTCTACATCTAGCATATTCGATTCCATTACTTATTAAAAAGTTGTTTTTGTGTTTTATACCATTCAATCCATGTCTCAACAGCAACACGACACTCATGATATTTCGAATAGTTTTCATTTACAATTTTAAGAACTTCAGAAAGTTTATCTGTTTCTCCAACATTTTGGAGATCTGGGCAACTTTTTAATAATTCAGGTGGAACATCTGGAAATTTTTGACGAACAGGTGTAGAACCAAATGTTATACATCCACTTAATAAGATTGCTGGAAAAATGATAAGAAGTTTTTTCACTTTTTATCTCCAGGATTCTTTGCTGCTTGATTATGAATGTCTATAACATCCTTTGTTACTTTACATTCAGCATCAATAATTTTTTCTTTTTCTACAATTTTTTCTTGTACTACAATTTGTGTATCTTTTACAGTTTTAATTTTATCTACATATACTTTTTGTATAACTGTATTAACTTCTTTAGATTTTTCTTCAGCTATTCTAACTTTTTCTTCTGCAATACGAACTCGCTCACGCCATTCTAGTTCAACACCAACACCACCTTTGAAATAAACTCCAACGATTAGTAGGACTAAACCTACAATTTGAAGAAGCATTCGGTATGGAATAATCCATGGCATCCATCTCACAAAGAAACCAAAAAAGAAAGATACAACACAACCAATGATGCCTGCAATTAAGACACCATTAACTACTAATTGTATTAATGCATCAGGTACAAAACTAAGCAGAAACATTTACAGGTTTTCTCCTAGCCATAACCTGATATTTCTTTATCTCTTTTTTCTTTATAACAGGTTCATTCACACTAACACCAGCAGTAGAATTAACTGGTGCTTCTTCTTTAAGGAATTTTGTAACGATAATCTCTTCTTCAACAAGGGACACTCTATTATCCAATAGTTTCATAACCTTGTCAAATTTTTCTTCCATTAATGCTGTTGAGCGACTGCCAGACTCATAATATTCTTTTACCAACCACAGTGCTGCAACTAAAGATTTAAGTTTATTTTCGCCACCAATCTTATTAATAATTTTTTTCATATTAAAAACAAGACGATGCAAATAGGTGTAAGAATCTTTCTCTTCAGAAGTTTTAAGAGTGCTAACTTTCTTTAGGTTCTTACCGTTTTTGTCGATAATACCTAATTTAAATGCCTTTGTATCTTCAAAGTTAGTTACTAACATTGAGAGAACTTTATAGGCTAATAGATTGTCTACAATGCGACTCATATCTTCCTTAGTATCGATATAATATGTTCGTCAAGAACAATATCTGATAATGTGATTCCGTACTCTGTAACAACTTCTGGCATTCTATTAAGATAGACTAGGAATGTTACTAATATATTCCAACAATCTTTTTCTATCTTATAAAATAACATTTTTGTCGCTGCTTCTCCAAAGATATTGTAAAGAACAATGATATGATTAAGGATTAAACGCTCCCTTAATTCACCATTGTTTTTGTATCTAGATAAAAGTTTCTTTAGATACAAAAATCTTTTTATATCTTCTTCAAATTCTGCAAGACTATGACACTGTGGGTTATCATAGTGATGCATTGCATAGACAAGAAAATTACCTTCGTTCAGTTTTTCACTAACCATAACATCTCACATAAATGAGGGGATGCCATCCATCCCCTCTCATAATGTATTTATTACGCTACTGTTAGAGTTGCTGCGTTAGAAGTCTTAGTGTCAGCGCCAGCTAGAGATACTAGAACACGATACTTGTCACCATCTGTTGCACCTGCGCCATCACCAGTCGCTGTTGCGCCAGTAGTGTATGATGCAGAAGTTGCGCCAGAGATGTCAACCCATGCACCAGCACCTTCTTGCTGAATCTGCCACTGATAAGTTAATGAACCAGTACCAGTACGAGTAGCAGTTACGCTAAATGTAGCAGTTGCTGGTGCAGTAACAGATTGATTAGCTGGTTGTACAGTGATAGTGATTTCTGGTGCAATAGTATCATTGTCACCAGTCATTGAACCCATCGCAACTAATACTTCGTGGAATACACGACCGCTGCGACCACCAGAGCCAGTTGATTTTAAATTCCAACCAGCAGTAAGTCCGTTAGCAGTCGCTTCTTCAGCATTAATACCAACTGTGTTTGCTAGATCACCTGAAGATAGGTATTTTGGTTTACCTGCTTCTTCATCAACATTTGTCCATAGTGCCATTTGTTTTCTCCTTTAAATTACTTGATTCTAGGTCCACGAGCACCAGACTTAGATCCTGCTGGTCTACCACGACCTCGTTTTTGTGTTGAAACTGTTAAAGGTTTATCATCTGCGTCAAAACCCTTTTCATCTTTTTCACGTTCTCTTTTTGCAAATTCAGAACCATATGTTCCCCTGTGAACATAACGACCACTCTTATCAAATTCTACTTCGAGCATCAGCATTATTTCTGCGTATGAAAATTTAACATCTTCATCCTCTTTTAATTTCATACCTGGAGAGACTTCTTTCCATCCTTCATGTTCTGGATAATTTTTTACGTTTTTGCGATCAACAACAACACGCTGTTTGCCATTAACCATAACTGCATGAGACTTCCATTTGTCTCCTGGAACTGGAGCAACTGGTGCCTGTTCACCAAATTGTTTTTTAAATTTTTCTTCGTCTTTCACTGCTTGTGCGTGATGCTTAGAGATAGCAAACTTCAGAGGTTTACCTTCACGATTTTTTGTATTAACTGCGCCAGCATGCACTTCAGTATGTTTCACTTTGGTTCCAAAGATGTTATTAGCTACTGATAGATTTGCATGAGTATGAAGACCATCTTTATCATGAACTGTAACTAAAGGATCTTCATGAGTAGTTTTAATTGTCTCATCAATCTGTTCTGCTTCTTCCTTCATCTGTTTCTTCATTGCCATGCGAGCAAGATGACGAACATTTGACATTGGTGTATGTTTTGCACCAGATTTATCAGTAACTGTTCCAGAAACTTTTTTGTATGGACCATCAAATGGTGGAGGAGTTTGTTTCTTTTCTTCTTCTTTCATTGTGCCGTCTGCATTCTTATGACTTTTGTATCCTTTCTTGTACATTGACCATGCCAATGCGTAAGGATTGTCGATCTCTTTTTTCTTCTTCATTGCTTTAACAGTACCTTCAAATCCTGGCGGTGCTGCTTCTTTCATTCCTTCCTTTTCATCGTCTTCCTTTTCAGTACCAGTGCTAAAAACGATTTCTTTATGAGATTTACGACCAGATGGAGAAACTTTATAATCTGAACGAGCCATACGCTCTTCTGATTCTTTTACTTCTTCTTTCTTAAGCACACGATCTAATGCACGATTCATACCTTCGGCTCTTTTACTCTTTGTATCTTTTAGAGCACCCTTAAGACCTTTCTTATTGATTTGGTCTTGTGCTGCTTTCTGGTAGTAACGACCAGCTAGCTGAGAAGAGATTTCATCTAGTTCAACTTGTTCTGATTCTTCTTTACGAAGAAGTTTGAAGTCGTGAGCATCGATCTGACCATTTTTGTTCTTATCGATCTTGTGTTGTTTACCTTTTAATGCTTCTGCGATTTCTTTATAAGATTTCATTATTCGCCTCTCATGAAGGATCTTAACATCCATCCGTGTTTCTTGTGAATATCTATTCTTCCAGCAGCAAAATCTGCTAGCCCCTGTTCGTTTGCAGCATCAGCTGCCTTGAATAATTTATTTAGGGATTCAATGACCTCGTTATTTGCAGCCAATAACTTACCAAACATTTCTGCTGGTTTAGTTGGTCTTTCAGAATCCTCTTCAATTGTAGAAAGTCTAACCATAGCGTCTAAACTTTGTGGTGCATATACATCTAAAGCACGAAGTTCTTCTGCCATAGGATCTACTGCACCATACAATTCTTCATATAGTTTACCTAAGAAGTCGTGATACTGAGCAAAGTCAGAACCCTCGACATTCCAATGATATGAGTGTGCTTTGAAATACATAACAAAAGTATTTCCTAGACTCACTTGTAAAGCAGCAACATGTTCCATAGTTTATCCTTAACTTCCAACAACTGATTCATTATCGTATGGACCAAATACTGCGGTCTCAACTTTTGGATTCCAGCCTTCTTTTCTTAATTTAATAATTAAATGTGCTGGACCATCTGATGTTAATCTAAGATCTTTATTAGCGTAAATTCTATCAGCAAATCCAGTGTAATCATAATAGCCAGCATTAACCAAATAGTAATGATTGTGTAGAGTAGGAGTAGCATCTAGTAATCTAGCAACATCCCAATGTTTATTGTGTTTGCATCCCCACCAAAGTTCAGTGATATAAACTCTTGAACCAGTGTATTGAACGAAAGCACCACTCGTCTCATCTGGAATAGATGTTGGTGTGACATATACCTGAGTAGATTTTGTCATATCATTCTGTAAACTTAGATCAATCGTTCCACCATTTGAATCAGTGATATAACACTTAAAAACTATTTCAGTTTCTGTATGAGAGATAATGTGTTTGCCAGCCATTTATATCACCATGCCTTGCAAGACCAATATCTTGCTTTTGTTTTTGGACCAGGATTATCGCAATTATGACGAGCACGGAATGACTTACGACGACCAGGAATATGTTTCTTAATGGTCATATTTTTGTCACCAAAGTTTACTTTGACAACATTACCTTTTTCATTCTTAACAAAGACTTTAGACTTTTTCACATCACCAGCCATAGGTTTGTTAAGAGGAACATCTCTTCCCTGATATTCTGCTTCAGTGAGCCACTCTTTAAAATGTAACATTTGGAGATCCCTGAGTGTATTTAGAATGTGATAGTCTTGCTTTTTCTACTTTACGAACACGTGGTGCTAAACGCATAGCGATACGACCAATCACTGCTTTTCTTCTTTCAATGATACGTTCAATGCGTTCTTTCTCTCCGACAGAAAGTTTGCTTGGATCACGACCACGAGTTAGACGCTTCTTCATTAACTTAATTGCTAATCTACGTGCACGTTTGTTAATTGTAGCGGTATTTGAATAACGCTTTAATGCAATTTTAGTTGCACGTTCACGTTTTGCCTTTGTGCGACGAATTCTTGCGACTGCTTTCATTCTTTCTATACGAGAAAGAACTTCCATTAAAGCAGACTCTTTAAGTTTCTTTTCTTCTTCTTCATCTGCTTCTAATTCCTCACCAGTTTCATCATCAATAACACCCAACTCATCTTCATCGTATGCATCAAGATAATCATCGTCTGTTAACTCGTCTGCCATCTTTTCGATTTCATCATCAGATGGTTCTGCAAAATCAATCTCATCTTCGTCTTCTTTAAAGAAAGGATCGAAGTTAGGTTTCATTTGTGTTTGATCTTGTCCCTCATTTTCACATTCACATGGAGACTTACCACAAACATCGCAAACATCGTCTTTGAATTCAATCTCTTCATTCTTTGGCACACAGTCAGGAACCATGCGGTCACCTTTCTTTTTCATACCAACTTGTTTGTGAGTATCCCAGCATGCCTCGTATAACTCTTCGTCCATATCTTCACCGAACATTGCACGATACTTTAATGTATGCTTGCTTGGTTTAGTTTCGGCAGTTGCATCTCCAGGTGCTGGTGCATATGCAGATGGATCACTGTCGCTCTTTTTATCCATCCTGTCCCAGTGTGCTGCTCTTGCCTTTGCAGTAGACGCAGACAAACCTGCCACATATTTCTTTGGAAGACCAGACTCTTTATCCTTTGGCACTTCTGGTAAATTGTTCTCTTCTAATTCTTCTTGCTCACGAAGATCTTTGTCAGCACCATGATATGTGCCTTTACCTTTTGTGATATAAGAATTTACACGAGCCATACCCCACTGTTGTGGTGTTGTTCCAGGACGATGTCCAGAGTTCCATGCTGCTACACCACGACGATAAACTTTGCGTAATGTTCCGATAGAAATACCAGACTTAGCTGCTTTTGCAGCAAGACCAGCGTCTGCTGTTTCGCATATTTCTACTTCTTCTTCTCTTACTAAATCTTCTCCAAGAGCACGTGTCAATCCTTTAATAGCAAAATCATGTTTCTTTAAGTGTGCTGGACCAGCCCAATCTGAACTGTGCTTTCTAAGACTATCTCTTTCCGTTTTTAAATGACGAATAAGTTCTTTTGTTTTTTCTGTACCATGCTTTTTAACTATTGCATGATAATCTGAACTACCTCTCACATGAGTATCATAAACAGAAGTAGATCCTTCTTCAATTATTTCTTCTTTAACTTGTTTCTTTTGTTCTTGTTCTTTTTTCTCACGTGCTTGACGTTCTTGTTTAGCAACATGTGACATTCTCTTTAAGAAAGATGGTTTGTTGTAATATGGAGTTGACTCTTCAATTTCAGTCTCTTCCTTAGTTAAATTTTCTTTTTCTTTTTTATGTTGGTCAGCAAGTGCTTGTTTTTCTTTGCTTTGTTGCATCATCAGTTTAGCACGTTCTTCAGATGCTTTACGTTTTTCTCCTTCACGACGCAATGCATCAGCAAGTTTTAAACGAGCAGAAACTGCTTCTGCAACAGAACCACTCATTTTGTCAATAAATGATTTAGCAAGTTTCTTTTGTTTAGCAGTATGTTCTGGACTAGTAATAATATGTTGAGCAGTATTCTCGTGCCCTGCTTCATCTTCATATGCAGACATATCGATATGAGGAATCTTATGTTGTTCACCCAGATGATATGCTATTTTACGACGACGTAGATTATCTTGTTTACCTGGACCAACTAAAGTATGTCCAACCTCTGAATGATCTATTTCATTATCATTATGTTCATGATCGTGGTCAGACTCATTATCTTTTTTATCGTCATTATCTGATTCTTCATGTTCTTGAATTTTCTTTAGTCTTTTAAAGTCACTAAAGCGAAGAACATCTTTTGCTATGTTGTAATTACTATTTCTATTAACTTTATCTTCTTTTAACTTTGTTGGTTTTAATGTAGCATCATATTGAATGCCTTGCTCAGTTGCAAGATTTAACATTTTATCTAATATGTTAAGTGCCTCTGGATTAAGTGCTTTTGTTCTAACTCTACGTAATGCCTGATTAATAAGGTTTTCTGGGTTTGAAGATGTTTCTGCATTTTCTACACCCAACATAGTTGCAATAATGCGAGCAACTTTAATTTTATCAGTTGGTCGTAAAGTTTTATCTGTTAAAGATTCATTCATATCTTTCTCTTCCGTCGGTTGAACATCATGAATCCATTTGGAAACTAATGCACCACTTCCCTCTCTTAATAATAGATGATTTGAACCACGTTTTACTATTGTATATTTTTCATCACCACATTCTACAATATCACCTTCGTTAAAAATCTCTCCACGAAAATATTTCTCACGTAATTCATCTTTAACGAGGATAATCTGTTCTTTAACAGCATCGAGTCCCATACCATCACGAATATCATTCATTAAACGACGACCATCTATTTCACGAACAGAAGATGGTAATCCTCTTTTAAATTCTGCATAATTACCTTTTACAGCAATCGCTCTCATTTTAGAAGCAGACATCCCTGTAGCATCATCAGCGTCTGGATCACGTTCACCTGCCGAAATAACTTCAATTGTGTCAAATTTAAACTCTTTACCATTATATGTATTTAACAATCTATTAAACTCTGGAACACGATCGCTACCAGCGACCATAACTAGATTTTTATATCTTTTGTTCAGCTCTTTCGCTGCCTCAATAAAGGTGCGGACAGTATCGCTGGCACCAACGAAATGAGTATTCTTGAACATAAGGTTCAAGTATTTAACTTTTTTATCGACGGATAGTGGATTCTTTTTTGCATCTTGAGAACGAGATGCATAGATTACGTGGTCAGCCTTCTTTTGCTGAGCCAGTTTCTTGACTGCTTTTACAAGCAATTCATGTCCGATAGTCGGAGGGTTGAATCGCCCAAAAGCCATAACTACCGTTTTAGACGGCAGTTCTTTGATTAGTTGTCGGTAATCTTTCATTTAATCCATCTATAAAATATGTTACTGTTATTATTTAGTCTTATGCTAAACTCAACATAGCCTCAGCAGCAGCACAAATCCAACGACAGGCGATCTCATCAGATGCGAGTTCCTGTTGTGCTCTAACTGTTGCAATTTCTGACAAAAGAAAATCATATTCTTCTCGACTTAAATGACCGCTAGAATACTCATCATGAATATTAATTAGTTCTCGTGCAAGTGCTCCTGCTGGACCACCCATGTCTGCTTGCTGTCTTAGTTCGTTGAATAAACTCATCTTCCTCTCCATGCGTCTGTTATAACATCTACTCTAGCCTTGTTAATCTTAACTACTGACTCACAGAATTTCTCATTATTTGATAAGTGTGCTTTCTTAAGAGCAGATTCTAGATCTTCTACAGCCTTTGCCTGAGGATCCTTTCTTAAGGAAGTGTAAACCTTTAATCTTTCAATTTTAATAAAAGTGTCACTCCACTCTTTATTTTTACAATCTAATTTATCTACTGCTATTTTAACCTCAACAAGATTATTAAACATCGCTGAATCATGAGGTCTTGGTAAAACAAAAGAACATCCAGCCAATAATAGTAAAGTACATCCAGTTAAAAGAAATACTGGTGATAGTAATAGTAATCTTTTCATCGTTGCCATCCTTTGATAATATCTGGTGAAAAATTTGATTTACTAAACTCTAAACGATCTACAATTTTAACAGCACCACCAGTTAAATGATCAATAGCAACGAAACCTTCCACCCCAGTGACTTTATATCCGTTTGCAGTTTTAAGAAATGTATTAATATGTCCTGCTTCATTCATCTTATTAACAATCATTAATTTGGCTTTTGCAAGTAAATTAACTAAGTCAAATATCTTAACAATGTCTGCTTTGTCGTGATTCGCAAAGAAAGACAGAACAGCACTACGTTTTGTTTCTTGTGCTTGTTTACCCTTTTCAGTTTTCTTTGTATCAATTTCTTTTTGATACTTATCATGAATATAATTGAACAATCCAACCACATGCGCATGAGTATCAGTTATTTGTTCTCCAGCACGAACTTTTGAATTATTGTAAGTATTAACAGCCATGTTTAGATCTTCATTATCTCTAATAGCATTAAGAGTTTGTGCAGGAATCTCATTGAATACTTTGCCTGCTTGAGAAAGGATCGCAGTTAATTCTGCGGTTTCTGCCTGAGTAAATGTTGCGATTCCAGAGTAATCTTTATAGTTTGCGTCATCCATCCATACAGAAGATACAGAGGACATTTTTGATACGATTGATTTACCAAAAGATGCTGTCATTGACTCAAATGATGAACCTGTATAAGTTGTATGCCAGACAACACCAATCTTGGCTTTCATAATTTTATTGGCTAACTCTGTACCAACAGGAACAGCATACACGATCGTGTTTGGGTGAAAAGTAATATACTTCTTTCCTTCGATTGTAACGATCTGTTTATCGTCAGTGAACATAAGATCACCCTGATAAACACCTGACTTGATTCCTAGTTTCTTAAACTCTGCTAAAGCAACTTTCAATTTAGCAGCCAGATCACCTTGCGTGTCTGCATCAATGTCAGCATTTGTCTTGTAGACTTTTGGATCTTTGTTAAATACTCCTTTTTTAGCAACAAAGAATTTTTTGTCACGTGGATCAATACCAGCAAATACTGCTGGTGCGCCATCCCATTTAACAGTAGCTGTTACTTTATTTTTAGTGTGACCAGCGAGCATATCACGAAGATCTTGTAGAAATTTAATCGCTTGTCGGGTTCCATCTACACCGCCATCAAATACCAGATCTTCCACATGAGTCATGTGAGTGTTCTTTTGTTCAACGATGTAATTCTTTAATGTTTTCACTTAATAACCTTTACTGAACCATCTGGATTTGCGAAGAATGCTTCGAACTTAATATTCTTAAACTCTGTTCTTAACTTTAAGAACTCTCGTAAATTGCTCATTGAGTCATCAAACAATCTTACTTTAGCATATTGATTGCTTTGTAGATATTTTCTAACGATGACTACTTTCTTAATAGCTGGAATCTCATTACCAACTAACTCACCTGCTCTTTCAACACGAACCTTGTCAATGTCGAAACCATACTTACGAAATGTTGATAGGAATTTATCTCTATCATCAAAGTTTGCACGAGCAGTAATAATGATAACTTTACTTAACGGATTCTTAACAGAGTTAGCCAAGATTGCTTTGGCTTTTGCTAGCATTCTACCAATAGGTTTACTTTCGTGATAGAACTTATGCGCATCTCTAAACTCAGAGAAGTCAAACGACTCCCCATCACCTAATTTGTAGTTGTTGAATTCTTGATTGGTAAGTTTGGCGATAGTCTTACCATCTTTCACAACTGCGATTTGAGCAGTGGTATGGAATAGAGTGTCATCGATATCAAATATCGTTAAACTTCCAGTCGGCTCTACCACCGCTTCTTCTATGTATTCTCTAAACCTTTTCATACCTCTATTATACCGCAAGTTGCAATTAAAGACAACACCTCTCTATAATAACCCTACAGAGTTGAGGGGATTATTTAAGGCTGAATGCACCTACAACACCCTTGTGTGGACCAGAAGAACCCTTCATAGTCATTGTACCCACATTCATAACCTTACCTGTCTTCTTATGTGTACCTTTAATATAAACAGCAATACCGCCACTATGAACAACATGAAGATTCTCGTAATCTTCTAAATGTTTATCAGCAATTTCGCTTGCTGGTTTAATAATTGGTTTAGAAGATCCATCATCTTGTACATGAGAGTGTGCGACAGTATGAGGAATTTTTGTTGGAGCAGATACATGATCTCTAACTACATTACGTAGTTTAGCATCATCATATTTTGATAACCCTTCAGCAAATTTTTTAGCAAGTGCTTGTTTACCGATACGTGCAGATTCTTCTGCAGCAGCTGCTCTTGATTTTGCTGCTTGTAAAAATTGATCTGGGTTTTTATGTTTATCATGCGCATTTAAAAACATCTCAAAATGTTTGTGAGTAGTTTTCTCTTTGGCAGATAATTTTTTACCTGCAGAAAGAATCCCAGAAAGACGACCATGCTCCTTTCTTACATCTTCAATATCTGCAGAGTCTGCTTTGTATTGTGCGTGGCGGTCTTCTGCAGATCCATTATATCCTAGTTTCTCCATACCTGCATGATGTGTTTTCATATGAGCGTTAAGAGAACCAGATGGAAGATTTGCAGTTTTCTCTAGAGAATCTAATCCTGGATTGCGATAGTTTGGCTCTTTGTTTGTACCATACTTAGCTGAAACTCCATGATGCCCAACAACTTTACCATCCTTATCGTGCATAGTTATAATCAAGTCTGCATTAGAGTTGACGTCTTTAATGCCAGTTGTCTTCTCATGATCACCTGCTTTGTTTTCTTTATCAGCATTGGAAGTCCAATGAACATTACCAATTGTATGTCCAGGTTTCAGATGTCCTGAATCTACTAAATGTTTCTTTAATGCGTCAGCAGTAGATTTAGAATGTGAATCAATCTCGTTGTATGCTGCATCTCCAATCTTTTTCTTTAGACGATCGTGAACCTGTTGGGGAGTACCAGCATGGTCTTCGTTTTCAGATTCTGAACGATGATGTTCAGGTAAAGTATTATTTGGATGAAGATGTTTTGACAAAAGCAACTCATGTAGTTTACCTTTGTCATCAGAAGATACAGAACTACTTAATGCTTTTTCTACAAGCAAAGTTTCTATTAGAAAAGATTTAAATTTTAACATTTTACCATGGATCCCCAGAGAGTTTTAAAGATGATGCCATCTTTTCTGACTCAAACTTAAAACGAATCTTCATAATCTTTTTTTCTCCTGCTTTCACGCCAATCGATTCGTTGCCTATTTTTTCTAGAGTGATTGGATATTTTGATAACGCATCTAATTTGTCGTTCTTCACTGGATCCATCACTGTTGCCGCATAGGGTGGTTTTTTACCTTGCCCTGTTACTTTAATATATGGTGGAAACAAAACTTCTGCATCCATCCAATCTTTTAAAAGATACTTAAATAATTCTTGTTGATTAAATTGTAGTAATCTTTGTAATAATTTATCTCTCATATCTGCCATCATATTCACACCGATCTCTTCAGTTTCTTTTTTTGTATCAGGATTTGTTCTGATAAAGATCTTTCGTTCACCTGCTGAATTTGGCAGTTTATACTTCTCAATTGTATCTTCAAGTAATAATTTATACTGATTCGCAAATGTTAATCCAAGAGAATTATCGACAGTTCCGATACCTGGATTTTTAAAACCAATGTCACCTTTACCTTGTGTTGCTTTCGCAGATAATCCTAAAAATCCTCTTGCTGGTCCATCATTAAATTTTACCAATATATCAGTAGGATTTTTCTTTTGATCAACAAATTCTCCAACTGCAGAGGTCATAGAATTTGGTCGAGCAGTCCACCAAACTTTGTTTACAAATCCTTTATATCCATTTTCTTTTGCCCACTTAATAAACTCAGTAGCCATTGCTCTTGCTTTACCTTCAGCATCAGCGACCTCTTCTGGTTTGGCTTGTTTAACACGCTGCTCATACTGAAACTTAGCAGATGGGTCAAACCATTTGTCTCCAGCTAAGACAAATCCAGTATAGATTTCATTAATGTCAGATAATACGGTATTTGCAGTCACAGATGCACCTAAATCCTAATAAGGATTATTTAGGTCTTCTGGATGCTCGGATAAACCTTTGATACTTACGATCCCACTTCATAATCTGCTGCATTAACTTAGGAATTGCATGATTATTTCGAAAGTCGTAATTAAAGGTTCGAAGGATATAGTGGAGGGTTTTTGAATCTCTATATGTTCTTGCACGAGAGATAAGAGATTGTGTTGGAATAGTTGGTCTTTTATCTTTAAAATCTAAAAGAACACAGTGTGCATATGCTTGGATCTCGTCAAACTCAGAAAGATATCTACGCTCAGCATCTTTCTTAGTATGTTTAACTTTTTTATATGGGAGAACATATCTGGAAGATTCGTCTCCTCTTCTATCATACTGCATGAAGTGTATTAATTCATGCATCTCAACTTGAATTAGTTTAAACTTAAAACGATCCCAGTTTTCTTTGTCGAACTTATATGTTCTAAACTTATCTGTATAGATTATAATGATACATTGTCTTGTCTCAGCGTCATACTCTCCACCGATTGCTATGTATCGATTATATTTTATGGCTTTAGACTTTTCTTTTACCCATTTAATCTTGGTGCGCCATTTCTTAAAATAGTTTGCAAGACCTTCTTCGTCATTTACATATTTGTCTAGGTCTAGCCAAACTTTTGAAGGTACAAATGTAGCTCTAAATGGACGCTCATAAAAGTTAAGCATTTCCATCCAGTCGAAGTTAGTATTTTCTAGGAAAGACATTTTACATCCCAGAAAATCCTCGCATCACTGGACTAACTGCTTCTCCAGGAATGCAAGAACCTTCCCCTGCTCCTCTAAGTTGGTGTTATTAAACTCAGTAATATAGGGCATCAGTTCAAAATTTGACAATAGATTACTATATTTAGTTTCCCGACCTTTTAGGAATTGCTCGGACTGGTCGGATCCTCTATCCTTGTATCGGGATTCGAGGACTGTTTTAGGGACTTTTAGGAAGACCACCTGGAGGTCTGTATTAGGTAGCCCCATAGCGAACTCTAAGAAAGACTGATTAAAGATTCTGTCTCCCTCGAAGAGAATATTTGAGGTACATTCGGTGACGAAACACTGAGCGATAGGCTGGACAGCCATAGAAAGACGATCTGTTCCAGCGAAAGTCTCACCTTCCTCGTATTTACCTAGAACGTACAAATCTAGTTCTTTACAATACATTGCAGGGAGCATTTTCTTTGGTTCGACTGATTCCCAAGTCTTACCTTCCATAAACTTACGGAAAAGAGTAGTCTTACCTGTTCCTGGAGAACCACCAACAGCTATCAATTTTCGTTTCTTTGGTTCTGCACGAGTGACTTGGATCGAAATACTATCCATCACACCAACACGTTCATTAAGCATTTTTCACTTCCTCAATAAGTTTTTTCAATTCATCCTCTGTAAATACCCAGACTCTTCCCAAGAAATGATGCACATCAGCATCTAAATCTTTCCTTTTGGTAAATGTCATTTTCTTCATTATATCTCGAGCCATATTCTTAGCCAAATTTTCTTTGATTTCATCGGCATACGTTGGAACAGTCTCCTTGAGTTTCATCAACTCATGTTCCTGTACTTTATGATCGACAGTGAAACGATTAAATGAATAACGATCTAAAATATCTTCTGTAACAATTCCAATTGCAATAGTTCCGTAATTAGAAGGTAGCCCTGATGTAATTGTAATAGTATCACTATGTCCCATTGACATGGTAGAAGTTATACCAGAAGATACATCTATAATATTATTCATATTATCACTATCGGTACTCATACAAATGCCTCCAATCCACTAAGTATAGGTTCTTCATCATCAAACATCCATTCTAAATTTTCAATTTTGCCAGTTCTTAAAAATGAACTATATCTTTCTTTATCAATACCACGTTTATGGTCTAATCTTAAATCAATCGTTTCTTCTCTTGACTGCCAGAGAACATCCCAGTCAATTCCATACCATCCATCTTTTTCACATTGCATAATTTCTTCTGCCTGTCGATCAAGATAATATCCAAGATAGCGACCATGATTCTCACGAAAGATTTTCTTAAATGAACACAAACAAGTTTCCATCGTAAAATAATCTATCTGCGATGCAAGTTCTGGATATCTTGCTTGGGTCTCACAAAGTATCTCTTTCGCTTGTGACTCAAGATTCGCATAGTCTCCTGCAGTGAGTTTTCTATCATAATCGTTATCTCTGCCAATGGAAAGAAGAAGTCCATTACGATGAGAGCGAGAGCCATCAAAATCATCCAGCATGAGACTAGTAGGAGAAATACGGATATCAGCAGTATGCTTAAGATGCTGAAGATAAAACCAAGTGGAATAGCGACCAAACTTATACAACCCAGACTTAATGACTTTCCACAGAGAATCAAAGTTCTCTTCTTCAGTATTTCCATAATAATTCTCCAATGCCTCTCGTTGTGTTCTATCTCCAATAAACTTTTGATATGACGCAAACATGGAAGGAAGATGTCCTTTATTCCATTTTGTGTCAGTTTGATAACGTAGACGTTTATAGTTCGCAGTGTTCCATTGTTCCATACGATCTACTGTGGCTAATTCAAAATCAGGAAACTCATTCATAAGAATCCATGCAGTTGGTAGATAGTAAGTATTACCATACAGCCACGCTAACCAAAGACGTTGTTCGTCATTATGTTCGTATCTTTTATGTAGATAATTGGTGCACCATACTGCTGGATCACAGTCATCATATTTTAATGACCAAACCCACCAGCGAATAAATGCTTCTCTACGATTTTCTGTTAAACGATAATCCATTATACTAAAAATTCTTCTAAAGATGGCTGTTCCATTAATGCTTCTCTTAACCAAGCAGATCCAACTGCATCAATTGCAGCTTGTGTTTTTGCTTTCTTCTTATCACCCCATTTATAGGTTTCTAATCCTTCTGCTCGGAATTGCTCTCTTGCTTTATATGGCGGTAGAGCCGATGTTGGACTGATAATAGCAGAAGATCTAAATGCGAGTTGTTCAGCACGAGTGGCAAAAAGAGGTTGATCAGAGCGGAGCGAGCCTGTGGGGTCAACTGCCCAGAAGATGAGACCATTTCGGTAATGCCAAGTGACTGAAGATGGGGTACAAGATATTTTAAGTCTTTTAGAACCACGATCTTCGGTAGCGTAACGGATCCACTCTTCCCAACATTTTGATGCGTATCCATTTCCTTCTTTTCCCTCAAGTGTTACTATCTCATATAGATTAGCATATCCATCTCTGTTATGCGTTGCGAAGATTAATGAAACAACTTCACCATTATCTTCTAATGCCATTGGCGGTGCTTTATCATAATTATGAAAACGATACCATAATGAGTGTGCAGCAGATAAGAACTTAGTATTCTTACCAGCTGGACTATTTTTAATTAACTCTTCTACTTTTGTAGAATTAACGAAATTCATAATGTTGTAAATCTACCGAGTTCATAACATCAACTTTCTCAATCATCATTGCAAGTTGATCGTCAAATGTAATATAATGATTCATTAATGACTCAACTGGTCTTCCAGGAACTTCTGCACGAAGTGCAATGTTAGCTGTAGATGTAACTATACATCCGTTTGAGATACAAGACAAATATAATGGTCGCTTACCATTGCGATAGAATCGCATCTTTTTGTATACATATAGTTCCACTGCACCCATAGACATGTGAGAAAACTCTCTTAAAGGATCTCTTGAATGTAATATTAACTCACTATCATTCTTTGTAATGCAATCATACCCATAAAGTTCTTTCCAGTTTTCTGGTAGTTCTTGCGTAATGACACCATTGTGTACAATAGACTTTTCGTTGTAATACAATGGCTGGTTAAATTCCAAATCACTGGTTGAATAACGGCAATGACCAATCATATAAAGATTGCCATCGTCAGCAATCATATCTGATAAATTATCATTATGTAAATACTTCTCTACAAATTTGTCTGCTGGGATTGGCTCTTGAATTGTCTCAATTTTGTCGCTCCACTTTGGTAAGAACGAAATACCAGTAGCGTGCATTCCACGAATTTTAGATTCCTGGAATACACGACGAATCATAGAGAAGTCCTGCTTTGTTGGTTGCTGCAGGATAGTACCAATAACTGCGCACATTATCCGAAGAATTCCTCTAGTGAAGTATTTGCTGCTTGTGGATGCATCTTAATTAGTTCTTCACGACCAACTTTTGATTCACAATAGTCATACCATTCTTGCTCTTCCCACATTCCAGGGCTGACACCATTCCAAAGATGACGATCTGTTCCATCATCATGTTTGTGTCCAGGATGATTTTTATTAAGTCTGCGTGATTCTACATATTCTCTACGACAATCTTCGTATGCTTTACTACCCAACTCTAGCATTTTCTCACGGAAATATACTACCAAACTAACACGCTCTGAACCCTCTTCGCAAACGATAGGAGTATTGCCATGCATAACTTCATGATTGTTAATGAGTAACAAATCTCCTGGACGAACATTAACTGCAACACGATATTCTGGTGCAATTAAATATCCCCCAGTAAATCTACCATCATTAGAAAGAACTAGAAGATTTGACAGTCCCTCATTTAAATCACCTGCATCGTAATGTGCAGCAGTGCGAAAGGTTTTATTAACAGTAATTGTAGTAAATGGTGTTCCAGGAACTAGAAATTCTGGATCCAATTTATTTGCTGCTTTCATCTGATTAGAATAACGCCATGGGAGTAAATCTTTAAATCCTTTTGCCAGATGCTGTAAAAAAGGATATGACATCTTAAATTTTTCTAGATTATTAGCAGTATAAGATGTTGCACGACCATAAGGAATGCGAGGATAACGATCAAACCACCCAGCGATACCAGACATCACTCCATTGGCATAGGTAGTTTGACAAATATATTTCTGAACCATACGACGAGTTTCATCTCGTTGCTGATCTGGTGTCAACAACTTAGTTTTTTCTACCCAGCGTTCAAAGTCAAATTCGTCTTGCTTGACTGCCAGAATTGACCATACATTATTTTTATTAGATGGTTGTGGTGGTTTGTTTGCGTGCTGTGCTTTGATTTCTTCAATAGGATCACTACCAAATAGATTAGATTTCGGATTGCTGAAATAGTCAATGACATCAAACTCATAGTCTGTAACCCATTCACGATTACCTAGTTTACCTTCTCTCGGACCAGCAGCCATTCCACGATTCTGTGTCTCAGTTGCTGCTTCTCTTAGACCAAGATATGCCTGTCGTTGTTCTTCTTCAGTAAAATAATTTTTGCGAAACTTAAAGATAATTCTCTGTTCATCATTAGTTTCATCTCCAAAACTTCCAGCTGGAGCATAAACATCGCAATCTTCTTCAACCAATATATCATAATGTTGTTCATCTACAAACTGTCCCTGAAGGTGAGAACAATCATATTTTCTGTCAGCGATAATAACTTTTACTGCCATATCTTTTCTCCTAAAACTTAAATCCATCGAACGATTCTGCTCTTTGTCGTTTACCAAACGATGATTTATCAAACACTGGTTCATCATCCTGGCCAGCATCAGACAACCCTTCTTGGGCAGATGCCTCAGTGTCATATAGTTTCATCTTTGCTCTATCAATACCAATCACAAATCGTTTATAAAAACTAGGATCATTGTAACGATTCTTCAGCTGTTTCACAATAATCTGATTCAACGCCTCTAATTCTTCATTACTCACCAGAGCAAACATAAAGTCAGCAGTTGCAGGTAGTCCAAAAGATTCAGAAGTATCTTCTAGTCCTGGATCACTGTTTGTGAAACCAGATCGAGTAGTTTGTGTAGCTGATACAATTGGAACATTATACTCTACTGCCAACCCTCTCAACTCTTCTGCGATTGCCTTTACATATGTATAAGAATTGATATTTGATCCCTGCTTCAGTCTTTGACTTGCGCAAATGTTTAGATAATCAATAAAGATAATATCTGGCTTAAACTCTCTTTTAAGTTTAAGTTCTTCCAATAATGCTCGGAAATGACCAGCATGTGCACCAGCAGTAGGATACTCTTTGATAATTAACTTACCCTGAGTCTTTTTAGAGATTTTATCAATACGATTATCAAAAATATCTCTGTCAATAACTTTGAGTTCATCCATTGTCAGATTTAAAAGATTCGCATCAATACGTTCAGCGATTCTTTCTTCTGCCATTTCCATTGTTATGTATAAAACATTTTTGCCCTGATTCAAACAAGAACCAGCAACGTGACACATAAACAGCGACTTACCAACACCAGTACCAGCCAGTGCAATGTTTAGAGTTTTCTTACTCAATCCACCTTTGGTGATTTTGTTGAACATCTCCAAGTCGAAAGGAATCTTCTCTTCAACCCTGTGATAAAAATCAAACCTCGCATCATGATCATCCAAGTAATCATGACCAATGTGATTATCAAATGAAACGGCAAGAGCATCAGAAAGAATACTAGGAATAGCATCTTTCGTATGTACCTTGTCATTCCCCTCAATGATTTTGATTGAAGCAAGAATCGCATTATAAACTGCTCTATCTTTACAAAACTTTTCTGTATTTTCTAATACCCAATCTTCATTAGATGACTCATGCTGTAACTTACCAATGTAATCAGTTAGTTCAGCTAACTCTTTGTCGTTTAGATCTTTTCTATTCGAAACTTCGATTGAGAGAACTTCTTTACTTGCAGGTTTGTTGTACTTATTAAAGAATTCAACAATTTCATATGCTAAGATTGATTCTTTGCGATCTGCGAAATACTCTCTTTTAATAAATGGAATTACTTTGCGACAATATTGCTCATCATAAATCAGACTTGCCAGAATCTTTTGCTCTATTCTCATCAACTCCGCCTGTATATGTAATGCTATTATTTTCAATACCGATTTGAATTAAATTCTCAAGTATTTTACCTATGTATGTTTCAAATTGTTTGGTGTCTTTAATAACTTTGTTATTAAGATTTACAATGTCATACTCAAAGGAAAGTTTCACGTGTTCATTTGAATTGTCTTCAACGAACTCTACTTTCCCATAGGTATAGATTATACCTGAGAATTCTCCTTCTGTCAATTCTACTTCTTGTAACCCATTATTCTCTTTTACAAGTATGGGCAAGTCTGAATATTTACTCATCAAATTCTAATTCTTCAAGAACTTTATCCAAGTCATCTGCCTTTACCATATCACCAACCCCGATTGAGTATTTGTTTTTTACAAAATCATAAAAGGATTTGTCCATAAGAATAGGCATCCAAAAATCTTTGGTTTCTGTATCCTTTTCTCTGTAATTCTTTTCTTCACCTGCCTTACAATACCACCCATTCTTTGGTTTGATTACATGCCCAGACTCAAGAGCGAGATCGAGTAAGCCAGACCACTTGCTAATACCACCATCGAAAGATACGCTAACAGGTATCTTAGATTTTTCTTTGACATATCTTGATTTCTCTACGTTAATGATAAAGTTATAACCAGTAACTTCGGTTCCATCTTTCTCTTGCTGGCGACCCAAGATAAAGATGTTATCAGCTGAATAATAAGATCCAGTTCCACCACCAACAATATCTTTGGGGAACATACCGATCTCTTTATATGTATGATTTACTACAACCATAGGAACATCCTTCATCGTCAAATGTGGCGTTACCATACGGAATAAAGACTTGAGTTGTTTTGCTCGACTCATATCAGCAACTGCCTTTTGTTCCAATGCATCCTCAACTTCTTTCTTAGATGCAAGATTGCCGATCGAATCAATAACGATCATAAGTTTATCACCACGATCAACATTTTGTAATTGTTGCATAATATCAAACTTTAATTGCTCGATATCAGTAATTGGAGTATGAACAACCCTATCAGTATCAATACCAAAGGAATCGAAATAAGACTGCGGAGTACCAAACTCAGAATCATAAAAAAGAAGTGCTGCATCTTCGTATTTGTCCAAATAAGATTTTGCCATCAATAAGCTGAAAGCAGTCTTAAAATGTTTTGATGGACCAGCCCACATAGTCAATCCTGGAGTAAGACCGCCATCAAGACGACCAGAAAGTGCTACGTTAATAACTGGAATGCTAGTTGGAATCATATCCTTCTTAGTGAAGAATTTAGATTCAGAAAGAATCGCAGATTCTTTAATGGTGCTATTCTTTTTAATTTTATCTAAGATGCTCATAATTAACCTTTCAGAAATTCTAGTAACTGTTCTTCATTCATGCTTCCAACTTTTCTACGAATCTCACTTCCACTATCATCTACTATGACCATAGTTGGAACAGAACGAACTTTGTAATCTTGTGCAATGAAAATGTTTTCGTCAATGTTAACACTTTCAATTTCCATGGTGACTTTATCACCAGCATTTTTAATGACTTGACTCAACCCCTTGCATGGTCCACACCAATCAGCATAAAATTTTAATGCTTTCATTTATATCTCCTATTATACAATATCTTTATTTGTAAGACAAATTTATCCAAAGAAGTCTTCCAATGAAGATTCCTCCTGTGTTTTCCATTTCAAAGGTTCGATTACAATTTGTAAGGCATCAAGAAAAACTTTTTCAAATTGTTTGTCATAATCTATGTATGTTTCCAATTTTAGTTCTTTTGGTAGATGTTGGCTAAAAGCAATCACATCTTCCTGAATCGGATTTGGAGTTCGTAGATAAACAAACTTGATTTTGTCTCCATCTCGAATAGCCTGATACTTTTTATCTAATCCAAGTCTTCTCAGATGATGATTGTAAAGCAATGCACCACGAACTTGAATTGGTGTTCCCTTAATGTAGATCGGCGATCCTGCATACTGTTTAACACCATTACAAGAACGAGGGAAAGCAATATCTTCAACAGCCATCTTATCAAACTCTTTTTTAAATTCTCTCACATATGTATGCAAATCAGATTCATTACCTTTTAGAATTACATCTAAAGAATCTTTTAGTTTATCACGAATGACAGCAGGAGTAGATGATTTGACCATTTCCAAACCCATGACTTTAATTTTAGGTTTGGCATATTGTACACCCTCAGAGTTGTGTACATTGATTACGTATCGTTTCTTGGCAGTCCAGATTGCTTTGTCAGCAAGAACTTCTCGCTTCATCTGCATCTTCTGCGCATATGCGTTCATGTAATCTGCTAATTTCTGATATGTTTGATCAATAAATGGTTGAAAGATTTCTTCACAGACTTTGTCCATATATTTAATCTTTCCTACGGTATCTTTATCAGCAGCAACTTTCTCTACAAGGTTTTCCATCGTTAGATAGATTGAGTCTGTGTCAATGGCAATAACATAGTCTTCATCTGTAGTTTTCATCAAACGATTCATATAGCGATTAAACTCATTTGCCATCCAACGAATCGACAACTGACCACTTGTGGTAATACCTTCAGCCATACGAATATCAAAGTAACGGAAGTACTGATTACCCATCGCACCATAAGCAGAGTTGAGAGCAATCTTCATTGCCATCTGCAGATTGTTAAGACGAGAAATATCTTTCAACAGATGTTTCTGTGACTTATCTTTTTCATACTCTTGTTGAATCTTCAACATCTGTTTCTTAAATTTGGAGCGATTGACATACATCTGTTCCATCAGTTCAGGCATGAAACCTTTAATATCTTTACGATAACACCAACCATTCGCAGTCAATGCTAGATCTCTACGCTTACAATAGTCAGTGTCAACCTCTTTGTTGAGAAGTTTATCAACTGTCACAGATAGTTTCTCATGCGTAAGAGTTTCTGGGCTGATATTGTATTGCATAATCAGATGAGGATACAAACTGTTCAAGTCAAATGATGCCATCCATTTATGCTGACCAATGAGTGGGTCTTTTACATATGCACCCTCAAATTGAGCATCTTTACCACCATTGGATACTTTCATGGGAATGACAATACCTTTCTTACGCAGGTGATTGTAGATAATTGTATCCCACATACGAACCTGTGAGTAGACATCTTCGAAGTTAATCTTAGCATTGTATGCCATGGTGATATGTAGTTCGATTAGACGCATCTTGTCTTCGAGTTTTTCTACAAGTTCCACATCGTGAATGTTATATTCAACAAACTTATCCCAGTGATTAGTATAGAAATCTCGGAAGTCAGTTCCAGGATTCTCTTTCTTTCGTTCACCTAGTTCCTCTTGTGCAATATAGTCAAGTCGATAGGATTCTTGTTTGGTGTATGTATACTTTTTGTACAACTCAAGATAGTCAAGCTGACTAATGCCAGAAATATCATAATGAAGTTCTTCATTGCCTTTGATATATGTATTTCTCTCATTAATAAGACCCCATGGACTTAACTTCTTTGCGAATGTCTCACCGAGTTCTCTAGAGATTCGTTTAATAAGATATGGTACATCGAAGAAGTCGGTGTTCCAGCCAGTGATAACATCTGGATAGTTTTGTTGCCACCAGATGATAAACTCTTTTAGTAATTGATGTTCGTCTATGCAGCGATAGTATGTGACATCTTCTCGTTTGGTTTCGTATGGATTCACACCCCATGTGACAATCTTTTTGGAATGAATATCTTTAATAGTGATAAGAAGAATTTCTTCATTAGCACTACGAATGTCTGGAAACCCAGACTCAGTCGCAGTTTCAATGTCAAGAGAGAACACACGAATCTGTTCCATGTCCCAATTGACATCACTGTCATATGTATCGCTAATGTATTGATATGCGTAGTTAGTGTTACCATAGATTGCGAAACCAGAAACATCCTCATACTTCTTAACGAAGTCACGAGTTTCTTTAATACTTCCAGGTTTCATTTCATCGACATATGTTCCTTCCAAAGTCTGCCACTTAGACTTGGACTTAGAAGTGACAAAAAGCGTAGGATAGAAATCTATCTTACGCATATATCGTCTTCCTTTATCATAACCAATGACGAACATCTTGTCGCCATATGGTGCTACATTAGTATAAAATTCCATTAAGTTGCTTTTCCATACATTAGTTGCATTGCGTCCAGTGCGCAGTCGTGAACAGGATGGTGCTTGATAACTTCATGTCGTTTGAAGAGAGGATGGTCTATATCTACATAGCCATTAGTAGTACCGTAGAGAATATCGACTGCAGTTCGAACATCACGCCACATATTATACCCTGTAATTTCTTGCATGCCAACTTGCACTGCTAGTGAGTCTATTGCTAATTGATCCAATGAACCCCTCGCCCACATAGTTTGCTTTTCTGCATTTGGAAACTTTGCCATATATTCATGCAATATTTTAATTCCAGTTTTCATACTCACATCATCTCTGGAAGGATGCAGACTAACTTCTTTAACATAACGATGCTGTTCCTTCCACCAGTCAAGAGTAGATTTACTCATAGTTCTTCCAGCATCAACTTGATGTTGTACATTGAACTTAACAAAGCATGCGTCATCAAGCAAGTCTTGATATGTTGGTCGTTTCTCTGGGTCAAAATGAATCAATGCTGCCGATAGAACGACAGCATTAGATTCTACACCAAGAGTTTCTACATCAAAAATAAACATCAATCACCTTTATATCCGATTGGTGTAACGAAAGTTTCTATCTTTTGTTCATCTGACCATGGTGTTCCATACTTACCATTACAGTAATCATTGTCTTCGTTCACCATTCGAAGAATCTCATCACGATCAACTTCACGAGAAGTTGCGATAACTTCACCAAGCCACTTCTGAGAAAACTCTTTCATCTCTTCCATTGTAACAGTGTCTTCTGCCCACTGAATAGCAGTGCATGGAACCTCACGATCATTATGATCATCAGGTACTTCAATAACATAACGCATGCGATATTGAGAGATAGTTTCAACCAAAACAAACTTACTCATCGATCATCTCCTTAGTAATAGCAAGTGACTTCTCTAACGCTTTTCCTGCGACACGCAGACCATATTCCATTTCACGATTCTTTTGTACGAGTAGTGAATTCTTACTCAAAGAATCTTGGTAGTTGTCATAGACTTCAAGCATATCTTTTTCCATCTTGTTAAGATATTCCTGACAGTCAATCACAGTCGCCCAAGAATCATCTTCGAGTTTCGTGTATCCATTTTTAACACGCAACTCATCAGTCCAGTTTCGACCATGAATATAGTTTGGAGCAGGAATAGTTACTACACCAGTCATCAGTCCACGGATATATTCAACACGATCGCTAATTGATTCTCTGCCGTAAAACATTATTCGTCATCCTCTTCAATTTGATCACTGCGTCCTTCCATGTCTGCATGCACATCACACAGGACACGATGCCAACCATCAGTGTATCGTTTTCCTGGAGCACCACATTCCTCGCATGTACGATAACTCATACTCTCTGCAAAGTTAATGTAGTTGTAGTGTTTATCTGTAGCAGCATGCACATAAAATCGTAGACCACCAAACTTCTCTTTAACTTGGACAGCGACAGGCACTTTCTTGGTTTCTTCATCGAGTTTAGTTTTGGCTACATCAATCATTTCTTGAGTGATGATTTTCGTACTACCTTGCCACTGTGGTTGTCCAACTTTATCTTTAATAGATTCATAACGATCTTGTGCTTGACGATAATCGCTAGTCAAAAGAGCACAAAGAGTGTCAATGATATTATACCAACCATCCCCACAACTGAAACCCCAGCACATGGCTGTTTCAGTCATAGGTTTGTTTCGATCTGAAAAGATCAGTGGATACTTTGCACAGAGTGCTTCATCAAGTTCTTTACGCACAACTACCTCCAAGTACGATGTACTTCTGCCACCCATTCAATACCATCATATTCCTCAACATACCATTCTACATCATCAGGAATATCTACCACTGCCAATTCTGCAGCCCAGCCATTTGCTTTCTCTCCAAGTTCTTCAACAACTTGAACAAGAGCAGAGTCAGAACGATCTTCGATCATGCTATCATACCAGAAGTTTTCTTTCTTAACTTCATCGACATAATAGTCGTATCTGTTAAATGAAGATTCTTTCTCTTCAACAACAAGATTCATACCTTTAAGTTCAGCATATCGCAGAACACCTTCGTGCGAAAGACCGAAACCACCATAACAACGATTAATAACAACTTTCATTTCAATCTCCCCAAACGTGGTGGAATCTATCAAAACTAATCCCAAATGTTTCGTGAATAATCTTATCCTTTAACATATCAGGAATACTACTATATGGAAATTCCAAGAAAAAAGGACATGCTTGTTTTCCCCAAGAGTGGTTCTTAAAGAAATACTTTACAAGTTTCATATCTTCTTTAGATTTCGGATTGAAAAATCTTTTCTGACTTAATCTACTTTCAAGAATCATTTGATCACCTTAGAGTTATCTGCAACATCCTTGTCATCTCGCAGTTCGATGAACACAGGAAGAAACAAAGACTCTTCTCCATTTTTGTTTTTGATTCTACTATTATACTTCACTGCGACAATTTTGTCAATTAAATCTTCTTTCCAATATTGCTTTCTGTGAGAATCTGTAAATCCAGATCCAACATTTACTTTTACAATTCCATCTGCTGACTCGCAGATAATTGCACCAAGCATTCCTGCAGCTTTACCTTTACCCTCTTCAACTGCAACAATTTTCAAGTCACATTCCAATTCACCTTTAAATTTGATCTGAGTCTTGCTTCGTTTATCTTCCCAAACACCACTACCATCTTTAAGAATGATGCCCTCATAACCAAGAGACAGATATTCTTGAAAGATCTCCTGTGCTTGATCTAGTGTTTCTACAATTGTAGATGACACAGTCCAAATCTTTTTACCCCCAGACTTCTGCTTGTTTACAATTTGTTCCAAAGTAGAAAATCTTTTTGAGTATGGAGTTGAACAATGTCCTGTTTCAAACATAACATAGGGAATTAGATCCCAAACAGATGCATGAACCAATGATGCTTCTTTGGCAGAGATTGTTCCTTTGTTTGCTTTATTGAGAATGCCATTGCCAGTCTGACGATCTGCAAACTGATGGTCACCATCAAACATAACCAATAACTCACCATCAAATACACAATCGATACTACCTGCCAATGCAGCAAACTCTTTCTCCAGATTACCCAGTAGATGAATCTGTTTACCATTTCGGCTACGGAATTCTACTTTACCATCTCTGACGATAGCATTGAATCGCATACCATCCATCTTCATTTGAGCATAGGCTGGGAATTTAATCTTATCAACCAGCTTCTGTTCAAATGGGCTACACAACATGCATGGGTACTCAGCAATCAATCCACTCCAAACTTTATTGGCAGTGGATACATCAACACCACACTTCAGATCTTTCTGAATGATTCGTTCGATAACTTTAGCATCATCTGGTGATAGAGATGAGAGCAACATGCGTAGATATTCGATTGCTGCATTACCTGTAACAGTGCGAGAAGATAGATCATAAAGTGCTCCAAGTGCATTCTCCAAAGAAGTTTGTTGTTTGTCAGTAACATACTGCGGGATCTTACGCTGATAGAATTGCGTAAAGGGATCGAGAGCCAAGCGAACAACATCTCGTAGCACTTCGTTATCGCTGTGTGCGTTTAGTTGCTCGATCTTGAAGTTGCGGGAATTGTTGCTTGCTAGGCTATCGAGAAAAGAATTAATGTTCATTGTTTACCTGTTCAATGTGTTTACATTTGCCATGATATTTAAAACCGATACATGTGCATGTCATACCATTATCTGTTTCTTCGACATAATACACGTGGTCTTTACTTCCATTAATCTTCCATCGTTTAGTATTTGATTTGTCTTCATAACGCTGAAGAATTTTGAATTTACGATAGCGTGTATCAAACATAAGTGGTTTCTTAAACTTCATGAAGTCTTGTGGATTGTTCCACTTAAAGTATCCAATGATTTTATCCATTGAATCATTCATGAGGTATGTATGATTCGGTTGACGATAATCAACCTGCCATACAGTGATCTCTTTAGCGAGGATCATGCTGCGTCCTTAAAGTAACCATAGGGCAGACCATTGAGAAAACAGAAGTATTCCCAGTCGCCATCAGCTTGACTGGCATCCATGATCCAGCGAAGTGCAGTGGCACGATCTTTCGCCCCCATGCAGATGGTATTGGTGACATGCTGTTCGAATTTGGCGATGGATTCTTCCTGCATCTTCTTCTCTTCAGCGAAGACGATCTCAGCTTGCTTGCTGAGTGCATCCAACTCTTGCTCGAGTTCTTGCTCAGTCATTGATTCGTAATTCATCCAGCGAGGACGAACACCATGAACATCTTTGTAGAAGTCATAGTGAGTTGCAGCCAACTGTTCTTTACGACTCAATTCTTCCCAAGTTTTCATCACATTCTCCATCATAATAAGATTATTATACACTAAGTTGCAATTAAAGACAAGTCTTTTATGCACCTATCGTACGACGTGGATATCCAGTTGCAAACCCATTTGTGCCAGAAACAAATCCACGAGAAGACTTTGCAGCCATCTTAGACTTGCGAACACGAGCAGGTTTACCAGTTTCGATAACTCCACCCTTCTTCAAGAATGCCTTCAATGCCTTCTCAGATTCTTCACGGATCTCTGCCTTAGTTTGCACAGAACGATTGTAAATAGTCGCAACTTTCACCTGTTTCTTTTGACTCAGTTTCATTATACAGACTCCTTCATGTTAATTTTCTTCCAACCAAAGCTGGCACAAACAAAAGACTCATCAGTGTCTAGATTACAGACAATGTCACCAACACTAAGACTATGCATCTTACCAACAACTTCGATCAGACTTGCATCTTCTTCGCAAACAAAGTTAGCGATTCGGAAAACTTCATCCATCGATCGAGCATCAACACGAGCCACCAATTCGAATTGATCAGAAATTTCTTCGATCTGAATTTCGTTCATGAAATACAGATCACGACTGTTTTCATTTTCAAAGGGGAGTTGATAAACTAGGTAAGTAGACATCTTGCTCATTTCATTTCCTTTCTTCATCATAATAGAGTCTATTATTCCTTAAATTGCAATTAAAGACAACAACTAAATGCAAAAAACCCTACCGATGGTAGGGTTATTATTGCGGCTAGTCTAGAGGGTTTGGAGGGAGGATTCTCGTAAGTAAGTTAGTACTTACTTACTTAAGAGCAGATGCAGGGACGATTTCGATTCCCGACCCAAAAATACGATTGTACTCATTCACCATTTTAATGTCAGCCTTTGCTTCAGCTGCAATTGCAGATCGAGATAAAGTGATATTGCCGACCGAATATGGCATGTAAGGAATAAGAGCCAGCCCGACTCCAGTTTGAGTTTGCTGCATCATAATTGTTGCTGGTGCTTTTAACTCTAAAGATGTTTCGTATGAGTTAAAAATTTCTCCAATAAGTTCTTCACCACTAATCAATTTAAATACACGAATGTTTGCCATAATTATTCCTGAGTGACTAAATTTTCAATAAAATCTGCTGCTTCATGTTGATCAGTGAAATAACGAATCATTAAAGTTTCTAGATCATAACAATGATGTGCAACAACCATGATAGTTCTGGCTTTAAAGACAGAAACTTTTAATATCCACTCACCACGACGAACAGTGACGAATGAGATAAGGTTTGGAGATATCTTTGCTTTCATCATAATAGTATTTAGGGAGAGCCGAAACTCTCCCTAACTATTACGACGTAGTAAGGTTACTTACACTTAGAAAATTCTTCCATAAGTTCTACTGCCTTCTTATGGTTTCCCATTCTTGCTTGAACAGATGCTGCTCTAGCGTAACCAATACCTTTGAAGAAAATATAGACTCCTCTTAAAATTTTCTTCATGATGATTTCTTCTTTGCTGCTTTCTTTTCCAATAACAATTCTGGTTCAACTGGCGTAAGATTATTAGCTGCAAATTCAGAGACAGAAATACCTTCATCAGAGATGTCGATTTTCTTCGGCTGCTTATGCGTTGGAACTAAACGCTCCAAAAAGATTTTAAGCATACCATTAATCATCTGAGCACCATTAACAACTACTTGATCATCAACTACGAAACTACGAGTAAATGCACGAGTTGCAATTCCTTTGTATAGAAATGCTTGGGTGTCATCTTTCGTTTCACCTTTGACAATTAGTTTGTCGCCATCAAGTGTAATCTCTACATCTTGTTTACCGAAACCAGCGACTGCCAATTCAATGACATACTTGTTTTCGTCAGACTTGTAGATATTGTATGGTGGATAGTTTGGAATATTTTTTGTGATCTCGTCATGGAGTTTTGCCATGCGATTCCACTGATCATCGAAACCAACAAATAGTTTGTCGAAGTCTTTGAAGACTGTTGGAATTAAAGTCATGGCTATCTCCTTACTTGGTTGCGAATACTTTCTTTACATCGAACTTAACTGCTTCTTCAGCAACTTTAGTTCCGATATCGAAAGTACTTTTTGCTACAGTCTTTGCGAATGTAGTTTGTGCGTCAACGAAGTCTTGAAGAGATTTAGCGATATCTTTGTCTTGAACGAATGTCTTGACGAAAGAAGATTTTGCACCTTGAATGGTGTCAATAGTTGTGTTGATTGCTTGTAACATATAGTTCTCCTATTAAGCGAGATAATTGTAATTCTCTATCCCAGATGGCGATAGAGGGTTAGTTGGTGGATTTACCAGAATACTCGGTTTGGCTCCACCGAGCCATTTCCCATCCCGAATGGGACTAATCTATTTATGCTGCAGGGGTCTTCTCTGCTTCTTGGCTTTGCTGTTGCTTTACCATTTCCGCAACTTGTGGTTCGCCTTGCTGCTTAATTTTATTAATAAGCAGTACAACTTCTTCAAATGGGTGTTTACCAAGTGTACGAAGAATCATATTAATCTCTTCAACAGACAATTCAAGTTTAATCATTTTTCACCTTTTTTCCTATATTATATTTTGGAACTAATTCCCACTGGTCTTTTTCTTTATATGAGACCACCTTAATCTGAGACAAAGACGCTTTCTGTTCTGCTTGGGATGGACTAAGGATTTTTAACAATTCCCAGTCTTGTAGCAATCCAGCAATAGCGTTTCTTCTCTCGATATCTCCATTTGTAATATTAGACTCTTTCCCATCTAGAGCAAAGAGTTCTTTAAAATGGACAATAAAGTATCTACCCTGTTTATGTAAAATGTGACAGGATTGATATAATTTGTTTTCTTTTCTGGAGGCGATGCCGATGCGTGTTAGTGTTTCTCTAACTTTTAGGAAGTTATCTGGCTCGGGCAGACTCACTTCAAGCATTGACTCAGGCGTCCAGTCATAATAAATCATCTCAACAGTCATTTTCCACCTTTATATAATTTTTCTTTTATAATGGCCAATTGTTCCTCGCTAAGGATATTTAGTGCTTCCTTAGCCTTCTCAGAGGAATACCCAAAATACTCTTTCACAAACAATAAAGACTCAGTTTCGGCTTCTTTCTTAGCCCATTTACTGAATCTTTTTTTCTTTGTAATAGTATTTAGGAAAAAGGAAAACTGCCATTCTGGTGGAGTCCCAGAAATACGATTCATCTCATTCGCATAGAGAACAGTATCTGGAAAATATGACAACCCTCTATTAACAATAAAGGGAACATAATCTTTAGGGGCAAGAGGATCTTCGAATAGATTTTGTTTAGTGAAATTTATTGCATTAATAAAGTCAAAAGGTGTCATGTTACCCTCAAAATCCAATCCTCAGCAAATGTCTTGGCACTTTCCAATTCTGCAAAAGACTCATATCCATTATAATCATCAACAGAATCGTATACTAAAACACCAAAATTTCCCAGTGAGTCTTTGTAAACCTTTGCATTCCTACTTCCATATTGGTGATTACTAATAATCGGTAGCAAACTCATGTTCTAAATCCTATTTCTTTTAGGTTATCCTCTGTACAACCAAATCTTTTACCAGGATATTTTTCGCTCAATCTGTCTTCTAATTCTTTTCTATTATTAGCCTGAGCAATAAATAACGAATCTTCATAATGATACGCTAAAAGCATATCATTGTGCTTTTCTATTTTTATTTTAATAAGATTACGTTCTTCATCTTGCAACTCTTTAGCAAGACTCTCAAACATTTTATTAGTTTGTTTGATCACAACTCTTTCTCTAAGGTTCCAACCCCAGCAAAAAGAAATAATTGCAACAAAAATTAGAATAAGAAATTCCATAAGTTCCTCATTTAAATTTGCACTGAGCCATAATCTCAGTCAGTGCCGCCATTATATTTAGTTCATGATCAGCTACAAATGCTGCTTTATATTGATAGTCAGCCAACACTAATACAAGTTGAGGAACACTATTTGGTTCTAAATTTTGAGAAGCAGTATCATACAATTCTCTAAACAAAGAAGTTGTATCAGCATCAGAGTTTTTAGCAACCCACTTACGCACTTCAGTGAAGTCTTTTTCCTTCATCAATTTGATAAGACTCTTGAAAGATTCTTCTGACATGTTTAGAAGAATACCAGAATCAATCTTACCAGATACGGAATAACGCTGAAGTTCGTTTAGGATACGACGATAGTCAGGAAAGTGTTTTGTTACAAGTTCAGCTACAACTTTAGGATCGAATTCCACACCCTCTTGTTTAAGAATCGTAATGGCTCTTTTGAAAAACGCAGCAGCGATTTCTTGTTTTTCTTTTGAGTCGATCTTGAATTCAATGACAGCACAGCGAGAATGAATCGGTTCAATGATGCGATTCTTGTAGTTAGCAGTGAAGATAAATCTGCAATTAGCAGAGAATTCTTCCATGTAATTACGGAGTGCTGGTTGAGTGGAGTTTGCCTGTAGATAATCTGCTTCGTCTAAGATAATAACTTTCTTAGCATCAGTCAATGATACAGATGTAGCAAAACCCTTAATGGTAGTACGGAGTGTGTCGATATGACCACCAGTATCTGAACCATTAAGAATTACATACTCTGCACCAATTTCATTACACAGTGCTTTGGCAATGGTAGTTTTACCTACACCTGCAGTGCCACACAATAAAAAGTGAGGCAACTCACCTTGTGCGACATAATCCTTGAATGTCTTTTTTAAAGACTCAGGAAGAATACAATCATCAATCTTTTGTGGACGATATTTCTCAACCCACAAAAACTGTTCATCACGACTTTCAATCATATAAATCTCCACATAACAAAGAATAGAGAGGGATTATACCCTCTCGTCATTTAGAAATCAAAAGTGGAATCAGCTTCCACAGCAACATAATAAACCAAATCGCTGCTTGGAGATTTAAAACGAGAAATTTTCTTGCTGGAAATAGATACTTCATAATCACCTGGAAGCATCTTTAGATTTTCTACCTTCAGATTAACTTTGAATGCTTTATCAGTGGTACCAATTGCTTCACTGAAAGAGTTCCCAGTAGCATTCTTTTTGTCTCCAACAACTGCAGTAATAGTAGTTCCATCACCAACAATTGACACATCTGCTGCACGAAGAACAGAGGCAGTCTTATGGATCATGTTCAGCATCGATGCTGACATATTAAAAGAAATTTCTGCTTCAGGGAATGTGATTGCTTTCTGAGGTGCAGTCAAAACAGATGGTTCTGCAGCGAAGAATTTAATCTTCATGTTGCCTTGACTGATTGATACATACTTGTCTTGGAAGGTGAGTTCGGGGTCATCGAACAAAGACATCGCACCTAGGAATTCGTTTAGATCATAAATTCCAAAGTCAGGGAATGTTTCTGTTACAGTTGCATCTGCCATCACATTCTTCTGACCAGAGATTGTTGCGAGTTTGTTGCCATTCTTTAAAAGAAGATTGCTGTTAATTCCCGCAAAGTTCTTAAAAAGAGCAACTGTTTCTTTACTAAGTTTCATACTTTCTCCTGTCAAATAAAACTACATTACTATGTATAAACATTATACCTCAAAAACCGATAATCCGACAAATATATTTGCCGTTTTCACTTTGTGGAATCTTTAGAGTATTTCACATCATGCTCATAAAGAAACATCAAGCAACACATTGCATGCGCCAAGTGATTCTTACCAGACTCAGGATCGTTTTGCTCTCCCTCTTTCCATGCCCATAGATGTCGTTGCATTGCATCAAAGTATCTGCGCTTAGAATCTGGAACATGTTTCCAATTATCTGGTTCGTATTTCTCTGCACCAAATGTTAGAATTTCTACAGTTGCTTTTAATGCAAGTGGTGGCAGTAAACCGTATTGCAGTTTACCGCCATCAAATTTACGACCACCTGTCGTTGCGTTTTGAGATTTTTTAACTTCTTCTTTGCTTGCCATATTCATCTCCAATGAAACCAAATATGGACACTCTTTCAAGTGTCCATATGCAGTTCACTGTTTAACGAGTAAACACAGAAGCACCTGCAACACGATTGGCAATTGCAACCATAGAACGAGTAGGTTGGCCAAGACGATACTTAACAACCTTAGTTCCGTTCACAACTGCGTCGTTTGCATAAACGCAATAACCTTGCTCACGAAGATTACGGATAGTGCTGGCAGGATGAGCGATACCAAAAGAAGCAGAAATCTGTTTGGCAGTAAATACCTTACCATTCCTCAAGTGTTTCAAAAGTAGATCTTGTTTAGACATATTATCTCCATTATATAACCATCAAACGAAAAGAATCGCAGGGAGACGATGGCGTATCTCCCTGCGACAAGTAAAGTCTAAGTATTAGACTTCGATACCATTTTCTTTCAGAATCTGATTGAAGTCTTCTACATCTTGATCGACTTCAACAGAATCATCAATAATTTTCTGCAGACGAGAAGTCTCAATCGCTTCTTTCTTTTCTGCAACTACATCTTGCTTCTTGACTTTAACAGTCTTGGCTTTCTGAAGTTTCGCAACTTTAGCCTTAGCCTTAGCGACTTTGGGAGTCTGCTTTTCAGCAAGTTCTTTCTGATATGCAGTCATTTCTGCATCAGTGGGTAGTGGTAGCTGATACACACCACGCTCGATCTTGTTCTTATTGAACAACCAGTTAGGATAACCGATCTTCTCACCCTTAGCACCAGTGCGTTGGTCACGCAATGAATAATAGATTGCAGCACACTCTTTCAGAGTAATGCGACCATCCTTTTTGTATTGCTTGTTCTGCTCAAGAACAGCAACAACAAAACGCTTTTGGGAAAGTGACAGGTTTGCAAATTTCAACATAATAAAGTTCCTTTTCAAGTTTTGAGAAATAATTATACTACAAGTGCAATTAAAAGACAAGTTCTTTTTGTAATAACCCTACTATCAGAAGGGGATTTCATCTGACTCAGGTTTCTTGGGTTCCTCTGCAACTACTTCAGGTTCAGGCTGTGGATTTGCAACTTTATCGAACAAATCGATAAATGCAGTCTTTGTTGCAGAGTCAAAACGATTGCAACAGAGTTGCACTGCCTTAGCACGATCTTTAAAAATCGCAAAGGCACGAACAATGTGAATCATACGACGAGTTGTAATCGTTTCATCCACACCACCATCCTCGAAAGTTCGGCGAATTGCATCAGCCCACTTTACGAGTGTCTCTGCAAACTCTTCATCGACACATGAATAAGTTTCCATGAGATTCTTTACAATCTTAACTTCTACTTTTGCATTGGGATAATCCTGCTCGAATGTTACGGCAAATCGCTCCAAGAATGCTTCGTTCAAAATATTCGTACCGATGTAACGACCATCGTCTGAACCCTTACCCTTAGTATTCGCAGTCGCAATGACATTGAATCCAGCAGCTGGAACAATCATCTCATTCTTGAGTTTAAAGTAATAAGGTTTACCCTCAAGAATCGGTTGCAAACACAACAGAGTATTTGCAGATCCAGCATCGATCTCGTCAAGAAGCAGAGTTGTACCATTGCGCATTGCAATAAGCACTGGACCTTCTACAATTTGCACGTTACCATCCTCGAGAGTCTTCGATCCGATGAGTTGTTCCTCATCAGTCATCATGTTGAGGTTAACACGAATGAGAGGTTTCTTGTGTTTAGCGCAAATCTGCTCAACCATCGTGGACTTACCATTACCAGTTGGTCCACTGATATATGCAGGATAAAAGATTCCAGACTTAATGATGTTTTCCAAATCACCATAGTTGCCAAATGGCACAAAATTAGGATCTTTTCGGGGAATCAATGCTGAAGTGTTGGTATAGTCGACAACAAAGGATTCTTGTTTCACAGGATTATCTTTCAAAGCAGTATTACCAACAACAGCAGCACGATTGGTACCACCATTAATGGCATACAAACCACGACCAACTTTATCTTTCATAAGCCACAGGGGATATTTCTCAGTCTTGAGTTTAGACATAACATCAAGCAACTGGGGACGACTCACTGTTCCCTTAGATTGCACATCAGGATACATCTCAAAGAGTTTAATCTCAAACTCACGCCTAAAAATTTCATCAACTTTTGCCATCACAAATCTCCATAATAAAGTTACAGGTATAATTATTACTCAAAATCTAATAAAAGACAAGTCTTTTCTACAATAACCCTACACTTAGTGGGGTTATTGCAACCCCTTATGCTACAAGGGTTACGAAGCGATTCAATAAGATTCGACTAGTCTTTTTCACATTGAGGAATTTACCGAAGTTCTTTGCAATCGATTTAGCATTAGCATCTGCATTGACATCCAACTCACCCTCTTGAATCACAGTTGATGATTGGGGGATCAAAAACAGTTCATCACGACCACTATTTGCAATAGAAGCAAATCCCTTAGTGCGAAAATCTTTACGCCAGTCTTCAATCACTGAGTGAAAATCGCCACGGAAACTCGGCAACGACGCTTGCAAGAAGTTTCTAAGATCACCTTTACGATTCTCACAGATATGAAATCCAACAAGTGAGACATTGTAACGATCCTTAATCATACGCAAAATGGTGTTTGTTTGACTGTTAGAGTAACGATCAATCTCATAAGTTTTTTGTGTGATCTCATCACGAATTAGATTTTTAATTTTGATGCGTTTATATTCATGACCATTAATCTCAGTACGTGAGTCTTCAATACTACGATTATAAGTTGTCAAAGAACCACCTTCACCATCAGTTAGAGTGATGAATGTCATTTTCTCGATGGAATTGTTCTTAATGTATTCTCCGAGTTTATGATACATCCATACCAGTCCTTCATTAAGGGGAGTGCCACCAGTGGCATACCCTTTGTTCCAAAAGAAACGATGATCTAGCACACGTTTAGCCATAATATTAAATTCGCTAGTAGTCATCTTGTTGCTGAACAACTCCATTAGATGAAAACCATCAACGCAATTTATCAGTTCATTTTGTTCTGATTTGATCCTATGTTTTTCACGTTGAATATCTACATACTTTCTATATTCTTCTGGAGTCATATTAGAATTACGCTCTTGCCTACTAGTTTCCTCATATGCAGATGTAAAAGCAAGAACACGATACGGTACTTGAATTCTATTACAGAACATGGCAAGATTGATAACCTGTTTCAACGTATCACGAATCACATCATTCATCGAACCAGACCAATCCACAAGCATAATCATGCCGTGATTCTTACCATTAGGAAAAGTAGTCACACGCTTGAAAAGATCGTCCTTCAACTTGTATGCATAAATTTTACGCATATCAAGAGAGCCAATCTTAGAAACAGATGCACGTTTGTAAAGTGTAGCGGACTTCCTCATCTCGAATTCTTTTACAAGATAGTTTACCGTACGACTAGACTCATTCTTAAACTGCAAGAAATCTTTCCCAAGACTTTCATAAAATTTAGCCTTTTGCTCATCACTCATGTGACGCAGAGTCCAGTCATACTGTTCGTTCTGTTCCATAGTCCACTGTTCTGGACTTTTAGTTTCGTTTAGAATTCTTTTGTACGGAATGATCGGATCATATTCATACTCGGTATCAAATTTCCAATACTTGTACTCTGTATTTTCGTCAGCCAGATCTTCAAGTTTGTTGCGAAAAATGCGTTCAGTTTGAGACTCTAGATCCTCTTCTTTTTCTGCACGCTCATCGTTCTGATGTTTAGGTGTGTTACCAAGTGGGTCAAGATCAGAATCTTCATCGTCTTCTTCACTCCAGTCACCATCCATATCAACATCAAAGTCTCCATAGACTGGATCATCTTCCTCATCGTCTTCTAGGTCTAGAGGATTCTCTTGTTTCATACGCTCCTTGCGTTCTTCTGCTTTCTGTTTTGAAAAAGCATAAATGTCTTTTGCAAGAGCAATCACATCTTCGATAGTTTCGGTACGTTCAGCACGATTGACAAATTCTTTTTCGTCTGCATCAAACTTGACACCGCATTGGAATCCAGCTTTGAAATACAAATTGATTTTGTCGATAAGAAGAAGATTGTCGAGACTCGGCACTTGCTTGATGCCAAAAAAGTCACGATCGTTGAGTTGCTTGTATCCTTCGTTCATGCGTTTGCGCAGACCAGGATACTTGCGTTTGATAAGTTTTTCGATTCGAACATCTTCGATAATGTTCAGATAGCCCATCATCTTAGGATTTTCCTTGATGGGTTCCATATATGGTTCGCCAGTATACAAAGCATGACCGACTTCGTGTCCGATAAGCATATCTTCAATTTCAGGAGTCATGTCTTTCCACATCGGAAGAGTCAACACACGTGACTTAATGTCAAAAGATGCAGTACGAGTGCGTGCACGAATCACCGATAGGTTTTCAGTTGCAAGAAGTCGTGCGGAGAGATCAGTCGATTTCATTTCCATTATTTATTCTCCAAATGCCATATCATGCTCAACATCAGTAAGAACACGCTCAACGTGTTCACGATTCAATAGTCCAAGACCATCAAATTCAAGTTCATCTGCAATGCCATATCTTAGTGCAAGCATCACAAGGGAGTAATCACTAAAATCAGACCACATACTTTCCATCACATTTCTCCATGAGTTATACCGTAATTATTCCCTAAAAATGAATAAAAGACAAGCACTTTTTTGGAGGACTAAAACCCTGTGTAGATAAGGGTTTGCAGGTAAGTAGATACTTACGTTTTTACAATTACACTAAAATCGTTGCGTTTTTCAAATTTAATCACTGACCTAAACTTATCGAATAGCTGGTCACCTTTGTGAGAAATAACGAAGATGTTGGAGTTTTCACCGAATGAGTTCATCAATGTGAGGAAGTAATCTGTTCCTGCAGTATCCAGAGAAGAATCAAAGATCTCGTCAAGAATGAGTAGGTTTGTATTGACTGAGTTCTTCATCTTTGCAATCTGTCTCCAAGTGAAAAGGATTGCAAGGTCAATACGCATCTTCTCGCCTTCAGAGAAACTGGCGTATGTAAAATCATCACGATGACGAGATTTTACAATTTCATTGAATGCTTCATCAAGTTCAAAATGGATATAAGCATCCATCGCATTTAGATACTTATTGATAAGTTTGTTCATCACAGGTAGATACTCACGAATGATCGCAGTTTTAATACCAGTATCTTTCAGAAGAATGGATGCAACCTCTTCAAGATTTCGAGTTTCTTGTAGAGAATTCTTCAGAGTAATCTTGTCGAGAGCATCCTTGGCTAGTTGTTTTAACTTTGCCTTTTCTTCATCAAGATTCGTAGTGTCTGCTTTATTTGTTTCAATCTCAGTTTCAAACTCTTTAATTTGTTTATTTAATAAAGTGATAGTTGAGTTCTTTGTAGAGAGTTCGATATTCTTTGTAGTAATCTCATCAATGATCTTATTGATGTCTGTTAATTTGTTTGTCAGATTAGTAAGGGCATCTTCCAAATCAGTGATCTTTTTATTATTCTCTTGCATCTTATTATGCAAGTCATGAATAATCTTTTGCTTATGATCTTCAGGAATGTCTTGTGCACATGATGGGCATACATCGTGTTCGTTGAAAAACTCTGCATCATGTTCACAGGTTTCTACCTTTTCATTGAGTTTGGTTTTTAACTGTTTGGCTTTCTCAATATCTTCAGATAATCTTTCCTTACCTGTGATGCTTGCTTTAAGAGTATTGATCTCTTCCACGATGGTGATGATCTCGCTCTCCGTAGTAGAAATTTGAGCATTGTTAGCATCAATCTTCGCTTGGACTGCTTTAATGCTCTCATCCTTTGCATTGGAGAGAGTTTTAATGAGAACTTGTTGCGCTTCGACTTTATCCTTTGCACTTTTGATGTCAGACTCAACTCTAATAATTTCATCCTTAGTTTCTTGTGCCTTTTCCTTTAATAACTGGTTCATTGTAGAAAATATGCGAATATCAAGAATATCTTCGATCACTTCTCTGCGTTGGCTTGGAGGTAATTGCATAAATGGAACAAACGATGCACTACCAAGAATTACTACCTGTGTGAATGTCTTATAGTTAAGTTTAAGGATCTGCTGTTCTAAAATCTTTTGATAATCTCTTGATGCTGCATCTTGATTTAATAGTTCGCCATTTTGCCAAATCTCAAAGATATTTGGTTTGATGCCACGAACAATTTTATAATCTTTTGCACCAATAGAAAATTCAATCTCAACAATACATTTCTTACCATTGATACTATTAATCAGCTGATTTTTATTAATGTTACGAAATGGTTTTCCAAACAATGAGAAGCACAATGCATCTAAAATTGTGCTTTTACCTTCACCATTCTTACCAATAATAAGAGTTGTGGGTGATTTGTTTAATAGAACTTTATTCGGTGAGTTGCCAGTTGATAGGAAATTCTGCCAAGCGATTGAGCGGAAGGTTATCATTCACTTACCTTTACTAATGTTTTCTTTCCACGGTAACATCTGAAGATTTTCTTTAACAGCAATTTCTTCTGGTGGAATGTTATTATCAAATCCATATCGAATAGAGACAATATGATCTAAGTGGTAGATTCCAGCTTGACCAGCTAACCCTCTTGGATAATTGTTTGGGTTAATCTCTGTGTGATGCTCTTCGTATATTTTTCTAGTTAAAACATGCACTCTATTTGAGTATCTACGATATTCTGGAGTGCTTTCCTTTTTCAAGGTATTTCTATATTCTTCAGTTTGCATATAAGATTTATCAATGTTCTTACTACCGCAACTCTGAGAACAATATCTTTTAGTGTCAGATGGAGTGACCATAAAAGATGCTCCACAATACAAGCAACTTCGTTCTTCTTGTTTAACCTGCCATGGTCTTTCTTTCCCTTTCTTGCTGCCTTTTGGAACAGTGACCCCAAGTTTGGATCTCCATCGTTGGGCAGTAGCAGTTCCTATACCAAGAACTTTAGATATTTCTACTAAAGTCTTAGATGGATTAGTTAAAATCAAAAGTTGTTCTTCTGTTAGTTTATGGAATTTCATAAATCCTCCTAATTTTATTTAGGAGTTTTCATTTTTCTATTGTGGGTTATTAAATACAATCATTAAATAAACCCAGCTTCAGTTTGTGGAGGTGCTGGTGGCTCGGCATCAGAGTAGCGATATACATACTCTGGTTCTTTCGGTACAGTGTATGGGAAAGTCACTGGTACTCGTGATTCTCTACAGGTATAGTATGACTTGAATGGTTCACCTGTATCATAGGACTTAGCCCACTCCCAAAACACTTTACCATCGATGTCGTAGCATTCACCAGTGGCTTTATCCTTGAATACATGGGATGCTCGCTTGTTCTGATAAACATCATGCCCAGTATCGCTCCACTCCCAGTCTTCACCAGTTAATGGAGCGATCGGTTCAAACTTCGCTAGTCTTGAGAATAGATTAATAGCATATGGTGCAGAAGAGCCAGAGTGCCCCTCACCTTCAAAAACTTCCAACAATTTCAGAACATGTTCACAAATCATCCCCTGCATCTCATCAGTGAATTCTCCGTTTTCGTTTACCCAACCTGCTGCTCGGAATTCTTCACGAGCGTGTTTTTCATAATTATTCATTTAGCCTTCCATTTCACATTAATGCGATGGGTTAGATAGATTAAAAGAATCTAAGTCGAATAAAGAAATAACCTTATATTCCTTTGGTAGATACATATCTGTTTTAGCACGTTTTTCTTCATGAACATTTTTATTTACTTTATTAACTACAACAATAGCAATGTTTGTTGGTGTCAAACCAAGTGCTTTGCAAACAGTATCAGAATGTTTTAAAGATTTTGAAGAATTACAGAGATCATCTACTAATACATACGGAACATCTTTAAATGCCATACCTTCATGCCAATTTTTTAGACCATAAGTTTTCTGATCTTTTCTGACAACAAATCCAGACATTTCTATTTTATGAGAATATGCTATTAAAGGTATTGAGGCAGCAAGTGGTGTTCCTGCTGTCTCAGCTCCACAAATCTGAAAGTGGAAAGTTTTTAATTCTTGATGCAATTTATATAACATCATTTCACTAACATAATGTAGAAACACTGGATTAAACAATCCATTTCTTAGATAAAACATCCAAGTGTATTTTTGTCCAGGATATTTTCCTGGCATATTTTTTCTAACTATACAATGTTTATCAATATAATCTCTAACTGCACTTTCGTAAACAGTGTATGTAGTTTGATCTATCATTAAACAACCTCAACATTTACTGCTTCTGTGTAGAGTGTTCGCATGAATGTTTTAACTTGTTCTTTATCAATATCCGTTTCAATCGAGTCAATGTAATGAGCAAGCACAGATAACGTATCTTCAAGGTTAATCTCTTCACCGACCTCACCATCTTCAAACTCTGATAGATCTTCAATAATTTTGATTTCATATGAGCCTTTATTATACAACTTTTGTATAAATTTATCAAACTTATAAAAATCAGTTTTATTGACGACTACAAGTTTTACAAATTTTTGATTTAAATCGATTGTGTCGAGGTCGATGGGTTCTTGCTCTTTGTCGTTGTATTCGACTCTTTCAAACATAGTATACGGATTTCTAATGAATCCGAGTTCTCGACTGTTGAGATCAAACAAGTGGAATCCTCGAGGGTCTTTGTAATCTTGCCAAGTAAGTTCATAGGGATTGCCGAGATAGTAAATATGACTATCGTCTGACTTATGATGATAATGACCAGAAAAAACCAAATCAAACTTATCAAATATTTCTTTAGAAAGTCCTTCATTAGATTGCATTCCTCTATACATGGCAAATCCTGCGATCTCGAAATGTCCCATGCAAATTTCGGCAGTTGTAGTTTCTAATTCATCCAATGATGCTTGATAATTTTCTGGACAGATCCAAGGCATCATACAAATGTTAAACCCACCAACATCAATGGTTGTGGGTTTGTCTATAACCTTAATGTTTTTATATTCTCTTAACAGAAGGTCTGGTGAATTTACATCATTAGTATTCTTATAGTAAGTGTCATGATTACCAGCAAGCATATAAACAGAAATGCCTCGATCAGAAAGTTTGTTGAAGAACATTTCTTTTGATCGTTGGAGCGCATAGAAATTAACATATTTCCTACGATCAAAAGTATCGCCAAGAATAAGAACAGTGTCAATACTGTGATGATCAAGTGTAGGAAAGAAAGTATTATCATAGAATTTTTGAAAGAAATCTAGAAATGCAATACTATCATTTCGTGCACCAAAGTGTTGATCAGTTATGATTGCTATTTTCAAATAAATCCTACCTTTCTATTTGTTTTGGCAGTATGTGCGTGTTCACTTTGCTGATTGAAGATCTCAGCAATAGAATATTCAACAACCTCACCTGCCTTCTTCTCAGGAATAGTAGTGTTAAGTTTGTTTGCTAATTTATTAGCGTCGTTAATAGACAATGGTTTAAATTCAACAATATCAAAGCATCTTCCTGGACGAATAAGAGCAGAGTCAATGTCACGAATACTTGGAAGATTAGTAGAGAAAATCATCTTCTTACCTTTAGTTGTCACAAGACCATCACCCACATTAAGGAAACGATGCATCATTGTATTGCCATCAGTACGAGATTTCAAAAATGCATCGCTATCTTCAAGTACCATAACTTCTGCATCGTCTTCAATAAAGCGAGCGAAGAAACCATCTTTCTCAAGAATACCTGCATCGTATGTTACGATTGCAGAACATGAACGATGTGCCAACAAACCACGAATAAATGTAGTCTTACCAGTTCCTGGAGGTCCAATTAGAAGGAGAATGTTGGCAGAAGATTCCATGTAACGATCGTAATAATCGTTAAGAGATTCGCCTTTAAGGAATGGATACATTTCTTCAACAGGAAGACGATCACGATTTAATGGAACATTGACGGAATTACCATCACCACCATAAATCCATTCGATATAAGATGTCACCACTGAAAATTTACTTTCAATAGAATCAATAACAGATTCAGCCCATTCAACATCACCAAAACAACGAACAGTTGTTGAGTTGCTATTAACATCAAATTTAATTAGTTGCATAGATTCTTCTTGGATAACGAATCCAGCAGAAGAAGATGTTTGTGTGTAAAGGTAATCCTGGAAATAATCTTCAGCCCAGTGCTTCCATGTCTCACGATTACAAAGAACAGTAGTCTCACGTTGTACAGTTGTCAATCCATTTTCAGTTCTACGGCGAAGCACCTCTGATGAAATTAAATCATCAAAATCACTCACACCAAGAAATATCTTATCACTCATCTCATTACCTTTTAACAATTGTTCTGCTGGAAATCCATCTTCAATTTGCCAAGTCCAGCGTTTAATAAATCTTTTATCTCTTCTTATCCTTAATGCTCTTGCTTTGCGTCTTGCTTTTTTATATGAAACATCATCTTCAGAAATGCCCAATCTATTAATAAGATCAGTTATCGAGTTCGCCATTATTATCACCTAAAAAATCATCTAAATCAACTTGTTTCTTTTTACGTTTGGCTTTTTTACGTTCCATAAATGTATCATCAAATGTATGATTCTGTTGCATAAAATCTAAGTATGCGTTACGAAACTCATTGTCGTCATCGCTATCTTGTAATTCAAAAGAATCAAATGGCATATCTTGTATTAACTTGCCTTTGATATAAGATTGTTTCTTTTCTTTAGCAATTCTTCTTAAGAATGCATAGTAGATAATCTGTGTGAAATAAGAAAAAGGATTATTAGACTTACTTGGATCGAAATTATCTATGTATTGAATGCAATTTTCCACTCCATCGAGAATCATATCATCTCGATAAGAATAGTTTATAAAATTTGGTTTGTAAGAAAGATGAGTTGCAATCTTAAGAATACATTCACCGATATAGTTGCTGACAATGGGTTTTGAATTACCTTCTGATTCTGCATCTTTACACTTTTTTCTATATTCTATTAGTGCCTGCAGAAAGTCAGCGTTATTAACATAATGAGCCATACATAAAAATTCCTCATACAATTGAACATGTTATAATTCTACATCATTATAATAAAAAAGACAAATATTAATTTATTACAAAATACATTTGTCTTTTTATTTGTCTTGGGGCATAATCCAGGGTGTTGGGGTTTGAAGAGATTAATGTACTGTGTCATTACCTTTCACAAGGTTTTGTCTTCTCTCTTCTTTTTTCTCATCTTCTGCATCGCTGTTAACGAGAGAGGCAAGCATTTCTATTCTCTTTTTTGCTTCTTCTGGTGTAATGTTTTCTTCATCGTCCCAAAGAAGTTCTTCTGTATTTTGTTTTGGAGAAAATGATGTCTGTTCCTCATGTTCTTTTACAATTCTCATATAATGGGGAATAAAAAGATGATGCAATTTTTTACAAAACATGACATCTTTTTTAAGAATAACAAACATCTTATCATCAGAAAATTGACAGAATGGATGTGCAGTAATATGCTCCTTACCAGTATGTAACACTGGTATTGTTCGCATAACCATAGGTGTTTCTAACAAGATCCTATCTTCATCTTCTTGTCTTAAGACAGCCATTAGTTGTTCACCTGAACAGAGTTTTAGTACTACAAAAAATTCTGAGCCATCTAACATAAATCCACCTCTACGATTTTTGTTTTAAATTCTTCTTCTGCATAAATTTTGTAACGCTCGGCAGCATGATTTAATGTATGATTTTTCCAAGATTTCCAATGTAAATCATCGGCAATATCAAAAAGATTGCAATGTGTTTTGCCATCTTTTAATCTTAATCCACGCCCAATACTTTGTAAATTACGGATTTTACTTTTTGAAGGGCTTGCGAAAATAACATTCTGTATCGAAGGTATATTGATACCCGTTGAGAATGTCCCGAAAGAAGCAATGATGATAGCATCTTCTTCTCCCTCTGTGATATGTCTAATTGACTCACGATCAGAAGTTTCTGTTCCTCCGTACACAAAGAAAATTTTTCTGGTATCATGTGCCTTTTCTTTAATCATATCGTAGAGAATTTTACCGTGTTTCTCTACAAACTGGAACAGAACAAGTGTATTGCCTGATGATTTGACTGCAAGGTTGCGGATAAATTTATTACGTTTTTCGCAACTAACGATCCAGTCGATTTCCTCTTGATATGTATTGTTCTTACGTTCCTTGCGTATCTCTTCCGTGTACTTGAGAATGATACACATTATATTTAGGTTAGACAATCTTCCAGAGTCCATCAGGGTTTTCGTTGTTGTCACTTTGTGCACTGGACCAAAAATACCCTCTAAAACTAAACGATGTACTTTTTTATTATCAAGTGTGCCTGTAGTTCCAATTCGATAACGAATGCTATCCATCTTTTCCATAACAGTAGTTAAAGATTTAGCCTTAAACTGATGTGCTTCATCTCCAAAAATAACTTGAAACTGTTTAAACCAAGCACGTGGTTGTAAGTAGATAGATTGCCATGTAGTAATTAAAACATCTTTAGTGAATTCTTTTGGGAATCCAGCATATAATTTTTGACAGTGATTTTTAACCGACCAAGTATTAACAGAAGAATAATCTTCAAAATCAGAATACATCTGCTCAACTAGAGAAGTTGTTGGTACGATAAGAACACATTTCCGACCCTGTTGTACATGCCAACGCATTACAGAGTAAATAATAAAAGATTTACCAGAACCAGTTGGAGAAAGTAGTAATGTTCGTTCGTCATTAATTGCTTTTTGTATAGCATCAATCTGATAATCACGAGTTTCGATTTTACTTGGAAGATCTAGATCAAGAACATATTTTTCAATTTGTTCGTGTGTGATATTATTGTTTGGTTGAAAATCCGTTTTCCATGTAAGTAAGTAATCATTACGTTCACAGAATTGTTCAACATATTGAATTAGACCAATGTATAATGTTTTTCTTACTTGATCATATAAACGAACTTTACCATCCCACAATCTTGCACGATATTGTGGTGTAAATCTTGCTCCTGGATATTCATATGTAAAAAAATCAGCTAGCTCTTGCTCAATGCTAGGATCACTAAAGATACGAATATAAACATCATCTAACTTTTCAATTGTAACCATTACATTCCTGCTAAAAATTTCTTCCATTCAACTGCGGTTTTAATTTGCCAGTCTCTTGCTTTAATCTGTTGCAGAACTGATTCAAGAAAATAAATCATTGTTTCAAGATAATCAATCTTCATTTTAATATTCACTAAATCTATATCACCACTTAAAAATTCGTCCATTTCATTTTTCAGTGGTTTAATTCCTTGCCACTGTTCCCATCCAAGATCTTTTAATTCATCACGAGATAGTTCACCACGATATAAACGAAATTTATTTTTACGAAGAAGCAAATAATCAGATTGGAGTTTTGTATGCTTGAGTTTAATTTGAACAAGTATTTTTACATACTTGGCATGTAGCTTAGGTGTTGTTGTGGAATTTTCACCGAGATAATTATCATCAATTTCACAGTCTTTGTCCCACATTTCTTGCAATTGTTCTATATTCATAATAACCTCAAAAATGTTATGGGGTAAGTATACCCCATCTATTACAAAAAATCAAATTTGTCTTACAAGAACTTGTAGTAACCGTAACGAAAAGTTGCGTTTCCAATTAGATATTGAACATCATTATTAGTTCCTGCGAATTGTAATGAATCTAAAGACACAGGAAACATATCATAAAATTGCACAATTTTAACTGTTAGATTATCAGCACCTAGTATTTGTAATGTTCCATCAGAATAATTTTTTGCTAGTTCACTATAATTATTTGTATCGTTTGATACAAATGTTACATACTGTTGATATGATTCTGGAAAACCAAGAGCAACGATCCAGTTATATATGGATTGATAATTAGCCATTTGTTCATCAACTAAAAATTGAACAGATAGTTGATCATATGTTAATGTCTCACCTGGAATTGGAGCAACATTAAATGGATTACCAAACTCTGGTGCACCAAGTGTAATACCTGGAAGATTAACGCTCTGACAAAAGAATGACAGATTAGGTAATTTTAAAATGTTAAACAGGAATCCATTAGGTGATAATGGATTAATGTTAGATGGAATGGGACATGAAAGTATATTAGCCATAAGATTATTTATTCAAAATAAAATGGGGGAGATTTTCATCTCCCCCAAAACACTGCTTCTTATCGTCAGTTTCTTATTGAAACCAACCTAATAATTACATTAGGTTAGTAACTTTAACACGACGATAGTAGTAGTTTACATCAGCAGTTAGGTTGTCCTGACCAGCTGTGCCATCGTCAAGATTGACGAATGGGTTAGCAACTAGACCGTAACGAGTCTTGAAGCCAATCTTTGGCTGGAAGCTGTTTGGATCAACTGCACGAACCATTTGTAGAGGAACGTATGGGCAGTAGAACAAGCCAGCATCAAATGCAGAACTACCTTTGTAACCAACTACGAAGAATTGTGTTGCAGATACGTTTGCAGTATATGGATCAACATAAACTTTGTACTTGCCATTTAGAACACCAGCAAAAGTAGTGCTTGTGTCATCAATGTTCAAGCTGCTGTTACCCTGGAGAGCAGGAGTGTAGTCAAGAACGCCAGCCATCGCTAATGCAGAAGCAACGTCTGCAGAAGTGATGATGAAGTTACCACGACCACGACGAGTCTGCTGACCAATCGCATTTGCTTCACGCTCGATTTGGAACATTAGACCCTTAAACTTCTCAACAGACCAACGACCATTAGAATCAGTATCTAAGTCGAAAGTACCAGCAGCAGTAGTACCAACTGCAGCACCTGGCTTAGCAGTCTTGTAGATTGTGCGGATAACTTCACGATTGATCTCAGCAAGAATCTCAGTTGAGAGAATATTGCTTAGTTCGCCTTCAGCATCAAGACCATGAACAGATTTCATATCTTGTGCTAATTCGATTGAGTACTCAGCTTTTAGAGCACGAGTCTTAGCAGTAACGGAAGTCTTTTCGATGCTAAATGCCATCTGATTGAAAGAACCATCACCAGAACCACCTTGACCAAGACGCTCAGCTGCGGAAGTTGCTAGACCAGCACCAGTAGTCTCAGAACCACCGAAGTCATAAACGCCACTGTGAGTGCCAGTACCAGAGAAGTCAGTATCAGCTTCGTTAAAGAGAGCCTCAGTACCACCTTGTGAAGTGTAACGAGACTTCATTGCGAAGATTAAACCAGTTGGCTGTGTCATTGGCTGAACACCAGCAACATCATAAGCAATGAGTTGTGGCATTGCACGACGGACTAAGCTGATAAGAACTGGATCGAACTTAGCGAAACCACCAGTGTCAGCATAAGAACCAACAGCGTTTGCTGGAGCAGCTTCGAAAAGTGCTTCACGCTGTTTTTGCATTTCACGCTCTTGGTTTTCCAAGAGAACTGCAGTCACTTCTTTACGATAAGTGTCCTTGATTGGAGCAGCACCCTCATGCTCGAGGATTGGTGCCCATTTTTTAACTAGATCTTGACGAGTTGTCATTTTCTTTTTCCTTTTATTTAAGTTTGTTAAGTGCTGTTAAATATGCTGACATCTGAGGATCGATTTGCTCTTTCTTCTCTTCAGTTAATTGCTCAACTGGAGTGTCAGTAACAACAGATTTAACTTCTGCGGTTGATTTATTTGTGAAATAATTTTCACGGATAGTCTTCACTTTAGTCTCAAAAGATTCTGCGTCTTCGTATGTTAACTCTTCAACTAATGCATTAAACTTTTCAGTTTCTGTATCAGTCAAACCTTCGCTAACTGTTTTAACAATTTCTGAACGCTTTTGCTCAGCGATTGTTTTAGACATCTCGATATTATTAGCAACTTGCTCATTGAGTTTTGCTTCTAATTCTTCGATTTTAGATTCCATTTCTCCAAGCACATCATAACGCTCTTCTGGAACGTCAATATAATGCTCTTCAAATAGATCTTTCATACCAGCTACGAAACTCTCAAGAATTTCAGACTTCATACCACGCTCAAGGGCAATTTCATTCTGTGTCATCCACTGCTCGGCTACGTAGCCGAGGTATCCATCAACCTGCTCAACAAGTCCCTCTATATTCTTTGCAACTTGCTCAGCAAGTTTGCTTTCGAATTCTTCTTCCAAACGAGCAACTTCAGCTTTGACACGAGTCATAACAGCTGCTTCAAAAATAGTAGTTGCCTTTTGTTTAAATTCTTCTGAAAGATCTTCGCCATTTAGAAGTGCATCAACATCTTCCTTGACACCTTTTAGATGACTTGGTTCTGCTGCAACTGCACCTTTAGTAGCTGCGTTTTCTTTCTTAGAAGTGCCACCTTCTGCTTCTTTTTCATCCTGAACATTGTTTTTAGCATTGTCTGGATTTGGAGTTTCAGCAGCAGGTTTAACAGCTTCCTCTTCAACTTGTTCTTCTTTGATCTCTTCAGCAGTATCAGCAACCTGATCTTCAAGTTTAGCTGCTTTAGATTCTGCTAAGATTTCAGCGATTTTTTGTTCGATTGACATCGTTTTCTCCTGTAACTGGATAGTTCTATTAAATTATTTATTATTTATCTGATTTTACTCAGAAAATCTTGGAAAGCGCGAATCTGTGCTTCCCCTAGATTTCGTGAGGAAGTTTTACGAATTGTGTGTTTGACTTCCTCGATATGTTTTTCCACAAACTTTCCATCAACAAAAACCCACTCTTTATTCTCCATAATACCACGCACATAAGCGTCTGGAGCAGATGGGTCAGCAACGATGTCTGCTGCTGTAGACAGCATAAAATCGTCTTGAACAATCGATACACCTTCGTTATTTGTAACGAGTGAACCAAGTGCTCTACTAGAAACTCCGAGATTTGCACCTCCGTCTAAAAGACCTTTTGCAATTTGTCCCATTGGTGTTTCTAAAATTTTTGCTTTACCAATATAATTAGTTCCCTCTTTACGTAGAGAGACGATAAGGTGTGATACACGATCAAGATTAATCTGTGGATTATCTGGATGACCCAATTCACCATATGCACGATTATTTTCAACCTGTTCTTTCATGTAACGAGCAACCTCTTTATCCATAACTTCTTCTGGATACATACGCTTGTTACGATTTTGAATAGCAGATTGAAGAAAGATTCCTTCAATGAAATATTCTTTACCTTTGCCAAGTTTAGATTCTGTTACTAACTTGACTGACTCTGTGACTTCTTTAATAAGTTTCATTTTTATACCTTATCTGGTGAACCACTTAGTGTTGTAGAAGCACCAACACGAGTACGATCGTCATATGCGCCATATACAGCTTCTTCAACTTTAGTAGCATAACCACCAATTTTGCGTAATGTTAGATATAATTGTGCTTCTGCGCCAGCAATAGTAACAACGATGTCACTCGTGTTTTCAATTGTATCAGAAAATCCCATACCTGCAGCAAACTCAACATCATCATGTCCTTCAGATGAAACTGTAGTAATGTTAACAGAGTTTCTTGCAATAGTAATAGTTGAAGATGGCATACCTGTAAATTGAAAACCTACGATATTAACTGTTTGTGTTGCACCATCTAATGCTTGAGTAGATGCTAAACAGTCAGTCTGTAGATCAATAGTTGAAGATGCTGCAGTACCAGCAATCTTAACGATTGTTTCGTTATTTGTATTCTTAAGAATAGTCTTAGTGACTGGCATTTTATTCCTCTAATTTTTCTACTACATACATAAACTGATCTTTATTTTCACGCATGTATTTAATAATATCTGATTGATTCTGTAACAAATTATTTAGTTGCTCTTGAGTCTCTTCATCAATTGCTACAATTGATTCATCTTCAAGAACATAATGTATTTTACCTTCTACGATATTATCCAGCTTATTTAATTTACGAATTTCTTGTACAACTGGATCAACACTAAAAATACGAGAGGAAGCGAGCTGTATATAATTTTCTATAAGAGTATCTGTAACTTTAACATCGTGATGTTCTTTAATAATACTAGCCACTTTATTCTCAGAAATATCTTCGTATAATTCAGTAGAAATTTGTTCTTCTAATTTTTTAGCAATATATTCTTGTTTGACGTATTGTCTCGCTTCCTCAATACTTGTATGTTCTGTTTCAATACCATTTATTAAAATTTTATTATTTTCTGTTTTTTCAATTAAATGAGTATAAGATCTAATGCTTTCTACTACATTAGGTCTTTTAAAAGATTTAATAAAACTAGAATAATACATTATTCAACAGTTTCAGTTGAACTTTCATTGTTAGAAATGTCAGTAGTTGTTTCTGCAGAAACAGTTTCTTCTTCTTGTTGAACAGCAAACATACTTTGTGCAACTTCTTGACGACGTGTATCTAACATTGGTGCTAGTTTTTCTGCCATTGCAGTTGCAAATGCTTTTTCTGTTTCTAATGCATTACCTTGAACGATTGCTTGGATTAAATTTTCTACTGATTCTTTCATGTGTGTCTCCTATTAATTTGGCCAAGTACCAGTTTTTAGTTTGGTAACTTTTGCTGGCTGTTCTTCATTTGTCTGTTCAGCATTTACTTCTGATTGATCTTCTGCTGGTTGTTCTTGTTGCATAGAATTTTGTGCAACGTAATTATTCATAGCAGTATTCTGTACACCTGTTAACATTCCTTCTTTTTCAGCCTGAGCCATTTGCAATTCTGCTTCTTGCTCGATTTCTTTTTCAATCTGTTCGACTTGATCTTCATCAAGTCGAAGAATGTTTTTCTTGACCCATGTTTGGCTATAATATTTACCAACATATGGATCAATAGTTTGCAAGGCTTGTAATCTCTGAGTCAATATTTCTGCATCTTTTAACTCAGAGAAGTGATTGTCTTCAATGTAATCGTATTTGAAGAATGGACGAATATCTTCCCACTCATCAGCACGAATAATACCTTTTGCAATTAGTTGAACTCTAAGTGCCTCAGAGAACAACACTGAAAACTTTTTACGAAGTCTAACAATAAATTTATTAAACTTAACTTCGTCACGAGAAATTTCTTGTGAACGTCCAATGCTAAATCCCTGTTGTGGTTGTAAACGAGAGATTGGAACATTCAATGCATGATAAAGTTTGTTCTGGAAATACTCGATATCTTGAATCTCGCCAAGGTTTTGACCACCTGGAAGCGTAGTAATCTCAGTTCCCTTACCACCTTCACGACGAGGCATCCAGAAATCTTCCATCATTGACAAGTGGCGACGATCGTCACGAGTTTCACCAGTAGTTGCATCATAAACAATTTTGTTTCTAAACTTGTTCATAATGTCAGAGACATATTGCTCTGCTTTTAACTTTGGTAAATTACCAACATCAATGTAAAATATTCTGCGCTCAGGTGCTCGACTAATACGATAGATGACCAAAGAATCTTCAATCATCTTTAATTGATTAACTGGCTTAATGGCTTTATGTAAATAAGATAATGCCATCCCAGTGTTTTGGTCTACATATCCTGATGGACAATACACAACAGAATCTATTGCTAATTTAACACCTTGTGTAGTCTGCTCTGTAATACCTTTATCGTTATAAAGATAATATTCTTCAATTTGTTTTACTACATCAACACCTTGTGGTGTTCTTTCTTTTTTAATATTTTTAATGCGACGAATTTTACGAGGATCAATATAACGAAGTTCTACAATACCTTCTTTAATTCGTTCTTCATCTATAAGAATTTGATAATATAATCTTCCATCAATATACCAAGTGCGGAAGATTTCATGTGCTCTTTCATCAAATTTTAAGAGTCTTTGTACATTATCAAATTCTTCTTTTATTTTTGTTTTAATAGAAGAAGATAGTTTTAACTCATCTAAGTTTAATTCAACTGGTCTCTTTTGTTCATCAGCGATAATTGCTTCATTTATAATATCTTCAATCGCATTATCACAATCTGAATATTGAGAAACCTCACGATATCTACGTAGAAGGTCGTTTTCATTTTTAACAACACCTTCTAAATCCATGACCATACCGTAATAACCACCAGCATTAACACCAGTGTTTATTACGGTTGCGCCTGTATCAACTGCACTAGGAGTTACAACAGATTGCAACTCCTGTTCTTTTTTACGCTTTATCTCAAAGCCAAAAATTTGCATAATGTAAAAATCCTTTAGTTATATTATAGAGGGAACGAACCAACTGGTGTATCAATAGAAACATTGACACCAAATCCAGCAGCAGCCCCAGTATTTGATGTGAAGAAGTTATATGTAAACTCTACATCAAATTGTTCAATAGCATTTTGTTGTTCGTAATCTAGTCCTACAGCAGAAACATTAGTTGGGAAAGCATCAACAAACTTGTAACTTTTAATAATTGCACCATTACGATCTAATTGATGAACACTCATGTCAACTTGATAATCAGTAGGATTAGTTCTTCCAAGAGTTGTGTTATAGTTTTGAATACCAGATTGCCACTGCTCTAAAGCATTACGAATACCAAATGTTGTATCATTGTAAATCGTAACAGTCCATGGAGCAAAAGTTCTTTCTCCTGCAAACTGCACAGGACGCCCACGATATAAAACAGGAATTGTCTCAATAGTAGAAGCAGGTAGTTGTGCTGCTTTACATAAGAATTGAGCACGCTGTCCTGCTACCACACCCAATGTTACATAAGACGGGAATGTTAACTCGACACGAAACTGATTAGGGCGAGCACCGCCACCAATCATTTGTGCTTTAAAATCAGCAATATTTGCCATTTAAATCTCCTTTTGTTCTTTCTTATTTATCCCTGATTAAGCACCAATTTCTGAGAAGTTAATCGCAGAACGAGCAGCAACAAATGTCAGAGTAATAAAGTTGATTGAACGATTTGGCTTAATAAAGATATCAGCAACGAATTCGTTACGATCGATAACTTCACCAGTATTGTTAGATTCATCGCACTTAACTACGAAATCTGTAATACCACGACGACCCTGAACATCACGGAGGAATGGCTCTACTAGATTCTTAAACTGAGCACGTGTGAAACTATCATTAAATTCAAACAACTGGAATTTAGCAGCAGTTGCAATTGCTTTTTCAAGAACGATAAACAGACGACGCACGTTAATACGATCGAATGCACTTGGTTTTGCAAGTAGAGTTTTATCTCCAAACAGAACAGTACCTTCACCTGGGAATGTAACCACAGGGTTAACACCATTTTTGTAAAGATTATCACGCATTGTTTTATTAGGTTGTACAGCAAGACGTACAACATTTTTGATCTGTCCACGATTTAGACCACCTGGAGAGAACCATGGATCGTTTGTATAGTCAGTGCGTGCGCAAAGACCAGCTACATCACCATTTAATGGAATATAACGATACTTATCATTGTAACGATCATACTGATATTTGTAGCCAGAATCAAGAACAGCGTATGATGTGCTTGACAATGCATTTCTATATGCATTAATCTGCGTAACTTCATTATCAGTAGATCCAATAATAATATCATGTGTTGATACATTTTGTGGAGAGATAAATGCTACGCAGTCTAGTCTTGTTTCACAGACATTGTTAATAACAGATTGTGCGACAGATGCTTTTGCTTTGCCAAGAAGAACTAAACTAATATCATATACTTCTGCATTAGCAAATAAAGTATATGCAGATTGTTGTTCGCCATCTGTTAATGCATAATCATCAGTGCCACCAGAAAGAGAACGCTTAACAGCAGCTGATAAGTTTTTAAATGATGCACCTTGTGCTGGTTGACCCCAGTTAGTTCCTAATCCAGTGATTGCAGCTGGTGGATCCATCCACCAAACGTATTCTGAACGAGAATTTAATACATCTTTATAATAATTATTAGTACCATCTGATTTTTTAGCATCAGAGGCTTTTGAAACGAAAGCAAATTTTTCTAAAACAGTTCCTTTTGTTCCAGTAATTAAACCATCTTCATCAAATACTAAAATATGTAGCTCATCATTAGTTCCATTAACTGATGCGGCATAGTCAGATGTTCCTGGTGCACCTTCAAATTCTGCAGCGCAGTTAATAGTTACACCATTTAATACAGTAGTCCAACCAGAGTATGTATTTGCATCAGCCATTGTTACATGAAGAGAGTTACCTAATGTACCTGGATATTTTGCAGCAAATTCACCAACAATAGCAGCACCAGTAGAATATGACTGAAGATAATGCTCTCCATTCATAATCTTTACACCTAAGTTTTGACTAATAGTAGCAGTAGCTGTTGCAACTGTACCAGTTGGTGGTGCACCGATAGTTACTGAAGGAGGATTGTCATATCCAGAACCAGCATTCGTAATTGTAATTCCTGTTATTGAAGAAGTAGAAAGTGTTACAGTTGTTGTTACACCACCACCATCTCCAGTAACATTAACTACTGGCAACAGTTTGTAGCCTTCGCCTGGATTTGTAATAGTAATACTAGTGATAACACCACCTGAGATATTGGCAGTGGCAGTAGCACCTGTTCCAGTATCACCCGTAGCAGGAGTAATAGTAACAGTAGCAGTTGTGTAACCAGTGTTACCCTCACCACTAACAGTAATTGCAGAAACACCACCACCAGAAAGAGTAGCAGTAGCAGTAGCTTGAGTACCACCGACAGCATCTGGGGCACCAATAGTTACAGTTGGAGGAGAAGCAGTAGAAACATAGCCGCTTCCAGCACTGTTTACTGCAATACCAGTTAAACTACCTGTTAAAATAGCAACAGCATTTAAGTGTCCTGCATCTGCACGATTTAATAATAAATTGTTAGTGTATGATAAAAAGTTAGCTGCTGTGAAGAAAGAATTTGCATTACTATCATTAGGTTTACCAAAACGACGAACTAACTCGTTTTCTGAGGTAACTGTGACAGGTTCCATAACTGGACCCCATGCAAACGCACCAGCAAAAGCACCAATAGAGCTAGAAACTGCTGGAACGATAGAAGTGAAATCTTTTTCTACGACTGCAACGCCTGGAGATAATTGAAACGGCATTGTAATTCTCCTTGTTAATAAGTTTACCTTTAGACAACTTTATGTCTACATTTTATTTAGTTTTTGCACGATTTCTAGAAGTTTAGCGGAGGTTTTTCTGGACCACCATCGTCATAAAAACCAAACGGAGTTAATTCTTCCTCAATCGCCTGCATTTGTTTTTTATACATAACTTCTCTTAGATTTACATTATTTAGGTCTTTAAAATAAGAGTTGGTAGTTAGCCAACCGAACAAAACCAAAGGCATGACTAAGTCGTCGTGATAGCCTTCGTCTGCTTCATAAGACCCCTTCTTTTCAATAAAAGTAGAGATCTCAGAAATTGTATCCGCATCGTTTATAAGAAGTTTATTTTCTTCAACGAGTGCTTTAAAATTATGACATCCTATTCGTTTAATTTTTTTATCGGTATTGACTCCAAGTTGAGTTTTACCACCTCCAAAACCACCCGAAACAGTCTGCCCTAGTGTATGACGAGTTACAAATAGTATATTTTCATATTCCATTTCCGAATAAAGGATATGGGCTACTTGTTCAGAAATGTTAATTTCTAATAAAACCCAAGCATTATTATAGTCTTTACCTACTTTGTAAATAATATTTGGATATAATAGGGGACTGATCTCATTATTTCTATATTTTGCTACAAGTTTGTAAGGAGTTTCTGTGATATCAATTACTTGGAATGCGGAGTAATCTCCACCAACTCCTTTTGCTACATCGGCTACTAAACAATATGTATGACCCACTTGTGGTTCAACATAAACGTCTAGACCATCTTTTGTGAAAACTCTATTTGCAACAGACATTTTTGCTATCACATCAGAGTTAATTAGAGTTAAACTAGAACCTAAGAAGTTACAAAGAACCTCTTGATTATATTTTAACTCACCGAGCATAGCCTTTTGTTCAAGTGCCCATGCTTCATCACGACCAGGAATTTCCCAGTACGGTATGAATAACGGAACAAATCCATTACGACCATTTTCAGCATCATTCCAAAACTTCCAGAAATGATTATAACCTAATGGTGTAGATGAAAGTAGAATCTTAGTTGTTTGACCAGCAGAAATAGTTGGATAGACAGAAGTAAAAAACTCTTCAGCAATATTATTTGGAATAATTGCTGCCTCATCAACATATAATAAGTTTACAGATCGTCCACGAATACCAGATTTTCCTGTTGCTGCAGTAAATACTTTTGAACCATTTTCTAGTTCGATGTCACCCTTATTCCAACCTATAACACCTTGTTGCATCCATTTAGGCAATAACTCATACATTGTTTGTAAACGATCTAGAACCTCACGAGCAGAAGTTGCTTTATTAGCTAAAATCGCTACAGTTTTATTTGGCTGAAATAAAGTATACCAAAGAATATATGCAGCAGATGTAGTAGTCTTACCTTGCTGACGACCTTCCATAAGAATCACACGACGATTACTATGGATCACATCAATCTTTTTCTTTTGACAATCATACAATTTAAACAACTGTAAACCATTGTCTAGAGTTACAATATGGCAATAGTTTTCAATGAAATAAATTGGATCTTGCGAGCATTTAATATATTCCTGGATGTTATCAGGAGTAAACTCTACTGTGACGCCAGCTGCTTTTAAATTCGCATTAGCATTATAAATTTCTGCCATATTTAAAAATTGTCTTCCCAACTTTCAGAACTAACTGTAGAAGTAGTTAAATCTCCCTCAGCAGTATAAATTCTGTTTGGATTAGTAAAATCTTCATTTTGTCCAACATTAGCATAAACTTCTTGAATAACTTTCTTATTAGATATAGCACCAAATAGATTTGTTTTCATTGTAAAATTTAATGTATGTGTTACAAATCTACGAGTTTGAAAATCTCCATCATATTCATCAGAAGCAGCAACACTATTTAATATGATAGGAACATCTAATTTAACATTCATATCTGGTATTGCATTAATAGTTAAAGTATAATCTGGAGTAAATGTTGGTAGTATTTGTTCAATTATTTGTAATGCATCTTCTTGTGTTTTGGTTAAAACATATAATGCTATGTCGATATTATATGGAACTGGAGTATACATTGTCCCCATTGTATTTTCACCCTCACCACATTTAATTTGTTGCATACGATTTAGTTTGCGTGAGGAATCATAATTATATCCAACAATCTCAAACGACATTCTTGGTAAAGAAACATAGGTATTGTTTGCTAAATCTGGATCTTGTTCAATTCGAACTAACCATTTTTCTTTTGGTGCATAAGCCAATGGTATTTGTAATCTTTGTACAGTTGTGCCTGTTACAGAATCACCCTGTTTACGATCAATATAGATATCACTGAATAATCTTCCAAAAGCAACAATACTTTTACGAATAATGCCGTGATAAAAAATATTATTATTAAGCATTATTCACCAACCTCTCCAAACGGATTACTTTCACTAAAAAGAATATCAGTAGCTTCAGATTTAAAAGAATTATTATCTCCGTATGAATCAACTTTATCTATATCGATTTCTAATGTAGCTACAGCTGTAGCCCCATTTCCACCTCCACCATTAAATTGCACTACAGGAGGTGCTTGATATTGTTGTCCATCTTCAGTTACATTGATAGCAACAACCTTCCCTGCACTAATTCCAGTACCAAGAACTGCTGTTGCAGCAGCACCAAATCCTGTAGAACTTACAAATGTTACAGATGGTGGTGAAGTATAACCTGATCCCTGATTTGTAACTGTAACCTTTAAAACACGTGATGTTGGATTTCTTGTTGAGTTAGTACTAAATGTTTTAAGAGATTCAAACGCATCAACTTCTTTAATTCCTGTATCAATTCTCTCAGAAGCATACTGGAATAGTTCAACTTGAAGTTTATAAACATACAATTTACCAAGTTGATAAAATGGATCTTGATGTGTTACAAATTTAATTTCAAACAATCCTTTAGACAATGGAAAATAAATCAAATCGCCTTCATTTGGACGTGTAGGAATTGTTGTTTGTCCATATCTACCGACTAACTGTTCCCATCTACGTCTTGCAACAACTAAAGTTGCAGATTGTTCCACCATTAAACCAAACTTTTGAATAAACGCACCTTGTCCTGCAAATGAATCTACATTTTCAAAATACATTTCGATTGGAAATGAGGACTTAAACTCTGATAAACGATCTTCACCCAGAATATTATCTTTAGAAACTAATGTTCTTGGAATGTAGAAAAATTCCTGACCATAGATCTTAAGAGATTCTATGATTAGGTCTTCGACAAGGTACTGTTCATTTCTAGTACCATGTGAAAAATAAACATTAGTTGGCATATTAACCTATAAAAAAATCTAATGGAGCAGATTTATTTTGAAGAGAATCTTCTAACTCTTTAAGTTCAGTAGTTGCTTCATCATATAGTTTATCTCCATCAAGAGTAACGCCACCTGGAAGTTGGATACCAGAAAACTTTTTAATATTTGTAGCCCATTGTTTTTTAAACAATGCAGTAACGTAATGTTTTAACCATGCTTCATTCCAGACTTTTGTAAATTCGTTTGGATCAAGAGCACGATATCCTTGAACGATAACATAATCTCCAAGAGGAATATCTGTTTCCCAGTTAATATCTAGATAAACACGATTTGTTCTACGATTAAAACGGAAAGATGTGTGTCCATTTAACTCTAGATCTAACAGAGCTAAATGACTCATTACTGTTTTGTAGTAAATTAATGATGTAGATGTTAGATCATATAAGTCGTTTAGACGTAATTGATATTGAAGATCAAAAATATTTTTTGAAGAAGATGCTTGTCCAATACTTAGTACTTTTGTAACACCATAAACTAAATCACTAACTTCAATATATTTGTTGTCATATTCTCTTTTAGTAATAGATGATGTTGTAGCGACTTGTCCAGAAATAGAACCAGTAACCACTTCACCAACTGTAAATGTTCCTACAATATTTTTTACGAGCAATAAAGTTCCAGCAGAAGAACGATTAGTTTCTCGTACTACTGTTGCTTTTGCGCCAGATGTTGCACCAGTAATAGTTTCAGAAAGTTGATAATTAGCTGCAACTGAAGTTGTTAGAACGATTTCTGAAGCACGAATTGCTGCTTTCATATAAATCTGCTCGATACCATCGTAATGGTATTTTCTCCAATGTTCTAATGCTTCATCGATACGATCTTCTAGCTGATCATCATCTACGTTAATTTCAACTACAGGTGCACCTAAAGCACGTAGGCAATATTGTTTTAATTGTTCTCTAGTTGCAACAGCCATTTAAAAATCCTTTTATTTTATTATTTATTATACATTGCCAGTGTTTGTTGATGGGAATGCTCTATTAGTACCCCAAATAATACGTACTCCACCTTTTCCACCAACTCCACTTGCACCGCCAGTATCGCCAGCCCCACCACCACCGCCACCATATACACCACCTGCACCACCAGCACCAGCAGCAAAAATTCCTGGAGAACCTGCAGTACCTCCAGAACCACCGCCACCACCAGAAGTTGTTGTAGAGTCAGCAGTACCTCCAGTTCCGTTTGAACCTGCTCCCAGCAATCCAACACCGCCACCGCCACCACCAGAGTTATTAATACCACCGCCACCGCCACCGCCACCGCCACCAGTGCTTGCTATACCTACAGCTGCAGCAGTTCCACCAGCACCACCAGCTGCACTATATCCACCTGCGCCACCGCCACCACCAGAAGATCCGCCAGCGTTTTCATTGCCACCTTGACCACCAGCAAACCCAGTGCCAACACCAACAGTTCCACCAGCTCGGTTACCATTACCTGATTGACCACCATTAGCAGAGCATAATACTGTGCCACCTCTAGATAAACTTGATAATCCTCCAGCTCCGTTAGCTGATCCGCCAGCACCGACTACAACAGTTAATGATTCTCCAGCTGTAACTGGAATATTATTTACATAAGAAAGTGCTCCACCGCCACCGCCAGGAGAGTTTCTTCCACTTTTTCCAGAACCGCCACCGCCAACACATACAACTGAGATAAATGAAACTTGATCTGGTACAACAAAAGTTGTTGTGCCAACAGTATCATATAACTGTTGACCTGCTGGAAAACTAAGCATATAAAATAATTGATGTAATGCCATGTTAAGTTAATCCAGCTCCTGCTATAACATATTCGTTAGATGCTACACAAAGAAGAGTAGCTATTCCTCTTTGTGCAAGTGTTCTATTCCCAGTAGTTGCAGTTCCTGCTAATCTTAGTGTAACAGCAGTGGCAGTTATTGTAATATTAGCCGCAGAATCATTGTATATTGTAACAACATCTCCAGCAACAAAATTGGTTGAAGCATTAATAGTAACACCCGCAGATACATCTAAGAACTTTCCTTTATCTCCTGAAACTACAGTAGTATTTGTACTAACTGGTATATTAGTTTGCGCTGGACCAGTTGGTCCAGTTGGTCCAGTCGGTCCAGCTGCTCCTGTTGGTATAGTGAAATTAAGAATTGCTTCTCCAGTTGTACCAGCATTAACTACTGCCGCATTACTTCCAGCTGCTCCTGTTGTAACTGTACCTACAGAAACAGTAGCAGTTGGTCCTCTTTCACCTCTAACAGTAGAGGCTGCTAAAATATCACTTAATAATGCCATTATAGTTCATCTCCTATAGCAAGAGCAGCAGCAAGAGGATCTTCACCACCACTAGCAAAAGCGAATACACACCATGTGCTACCGCTATAAACAAAATCTACCTTAACTCCTGCAATATTTAAAATTAAATCTTCTGATAATCCCTTAATTGTTGAACCATTTCGTGCAACTGTTAAGTTATTAGTTTGCCAATTATTACCATCTGCAATAACAACAGAATTACCAGCTGATGGAGTTGCTGGTAGAGTGATTGTGAATGAACCACCAGATGTATTTGCTAATAACTGATCTCCGCTAGCAGCAGTATAGTTAGATGTTTTAACACTCCATGATCCGCCACCACCACCAGTAGAAGCAATTGTAATAGTATTAGCGTCTGTTCTAGTAATAGTTATATTACTTCCAGCTGCTAGAGTTACGTTGTCTGTAGAAGCATCTGAACCAGTAAGTCTTAAATTAGCACCACCAGCAACAGTTTCAGCAGAAATACTATATGTAGTATTTGTATCAGTATCAGTCCAAGGTATATTAACAAGCATTTGACCAAATGCATTTAACTGAACTGCATATGATCTAGATGCTGTTGAGGTTACTGCATTTGCTGCCACAGTTTGTACAGTATCAGAACCAAGTTCTACTAAACCTGGAACAGTGCTAGTTGCAAGAGAATAAGTTGTATCTGTCCAAGGTACGTTAATAACACCTTGACCAGCAGCATTTACTTGTAATCCATAAGTTCGACTTGCTGTAGATGTAACAGAGTTAGCAGCTACAGATTGTTGCGTGTCAGAGAATAATTCGATAAGTCCTAATGTAGTGCTAGTTGCAGCAGAATAAGTTGTATCTGTCCAAGGTACGTTAATAACACCTTGACCACTAGCATTAATCTGAAGACCATATGTTCTTGAAGCAGTAGCACTTACTGCATTAGCAGCTACAGATTGTTGCGTGTCAGAGAATAATTCTATTAAACCTAGTGTAGTTGATGTTGCTGCAGAATAAGTTGTATTCGTATCTGTAGATGAGATCGTAATTCTTTGATTACCCTCATCCCAAGAAACAGTAGTAGCACCAGATCCTATTACGTTTATAGTGTCCGTTCCTGAACCAGAACCACCAGCTACTAATTCAATGTTAACAGAATTTGTTGTTCCAGAACCATCTAATGTATAAGTTGTGTTAGTATCTGTTACTGTTTCTGTATTAGTTGTGATTCCTGTTACGTGACCAAATGTATCAAATGTTAAACCAGAAACATAAGTTCTTGAACTTGCAGTTAAAGATGCAACAGAAGATGTATCCGTATGACTAAACTCTGTTCCATTTAATGTTAAACCACTCCCAGCGGTATAAGTGCCAGCACCAGAAAACTGTACAAAATTTACAGCTGTTGTACCAACAGTTGTAACAGGATCAGACATCACCCAGCCAGTATCGTTATATAATGTACCTTGCTGTACAAAAGTAAAATCACCACCAGCCATCTCTGTTGGTGTGTCAAAATCTGTTGCACGTGTTAATGTTGTTGAATTTGTATAGGTATAGATACCATTGTTTGCTGCGGCTGCTTCGTTTTTAACAAGAATACGAGTTCCAACAGTTGCAATATTAACACCATCAATAGTTCCAAAGGTTCCACCTGAAACTGTTAATGTCGCTCCGACACCAGCAGTACCATTAGAATAAGTTATCGTGCCACCAGTAATTGATGTTAGAGTTGCTGTTGTTGCAGCAGCACAAGGAGCATGTGTATGTAAACCTTGTGCAACATTATCAACATACTGTTTAGTTGCTGCATGAAGTGAACTGCTTGGATCAGCATGAAGAGTTAAGAACCCTGTCATGGTATCACCAGAAGTATTTACATAACGACTATCAAGATCTGTAGTTATTACAGAAGCAGCAGTTACGTGGCCAAATCCATCAAATGTAAATGATATGTCTTGTAGTACAATACCATTTGAATTATCTGAACTTAAATTGCTAACAGAAGATGTGTCAGCATGAGCAATCGTAGCAGAGGTGTTCTCTCCTGCTACAGCACTTATTGTAAGACCAGATGTACCAGTTTGTGCTCCTGGTGAACCATCTGCAATAGATCCTACATAATTTCCAGTAGTATCTGTACCAAGAGCTACAGAATTTGCAGCAATTGTAGCAGTTAATGTACCACTAGTTAAATCTGTTAGAGTTACAGAACCAGTCAAATCACCAGCTAAAGTAATAACTGGATCAGGTTTATTTTGTATCTCAGACCAGTCAACAGAAGTATCATCGGCAGAAATTGTAATAGTATTAGCGTCTGTTCTAGTAACTGTTACATTTGTTCCACCAGCAATTTTAACATTATCTGTTGTAGAATCTGATCCTGTAAGTCTTAAATCAGCACCACCAGTAGTTGTTTCTGCAGAAATACTATATGTAGTATTTGTGTCTGCAGGTATATCACTAGTTAATGCAATTGTTCCAGATGCATTAGGAATAGTTAATGTTCTGGTTGTGGCAGTAGCAATACCAGATAATTGAAACTGTAATTTTTTAGAGTTATCTGTTTCGTCTTGGAATAGTGTAGTACTGTCAGTAAATGTTTTGTTTGTTAAAGTACTAGTACTACTAATAGTTGGAACAGCAACACCACCAACAGTTAAAGAACCTGCTGCTATATCTGTAGAAGTATTTTGTATTCTTCTATTTCTTAAAGTAAAACTATTTTCAGTATAACCAGAATCAATAGTTGTAACTTCACCTTCAGAACCAAATAGTGTAACTGTATTATAGTAAGATGATGCTCTGTTAACTACAATTAAATCTACAGTTGCCATTTGGATTCCAGTAGTTAATCCTTTAATGGCAAATATAAATCCAGCTGTAGTAGTTTGTTTAGTCCATAAAACTGGATTTACAAATGGGGTTGACATACCATTTAAATCTTCATCATAATAAACTTCCCAAGCTAAACTTGGTAAAGTATTAGATCTTAAATTACATTGAATGTCAATAATCTGCGTAAGATCACCAGTTTGAATATAAATTTTTCCATAAATGGAATAATTATTTGAACTACTAGCTGGGATTACTTGGAATATTTTTTGATACTCATTTGTATTTAAATATTGTGTATTTGCAGCAAACGAGTAATGTCTATTAATTCTTTGCGTAAAAGAATTTGAATAACGTATTTCATCTAGTGTAGTTACGCCAGATAATGTTGGTGAGGAAAGAGTTTTATTTGTTAAGGTTTGAGTAGAATCTGTACCAACTACTGTTGTGCTAACATCTGGGAATGTGAATGTTCTATCTGCAGTTAAAGTTCCTGGAGTTAAAATAACTTCCCAATTTCCTGTTCCACCAGCACGACCACGAATTTCAATACCGTCTTGGGTTGCTGCTGTTCTTGCTAAGACACCAGATGCACCAATTGTTGTTAACGATGTACCAGTTGCCGCACCAATATTTGGTGTTACAAGAGTTGGACTAGTTGCAAATACTAAAGAACCTGAACCAGTTTCGTCTGTAACTGCTGCAGCGATTTGCGCAGAAGTTGCTACCAGAGTGTTACTAGTTAGATTAATGGTTTTATTAGTTAATGTTTGTGTACCAGTTAAAGTAGCAACTGTAGAATCAATAGCAATAGTACCAGAACTAGTAATTGTTCCACCAGTAAGTCCTGTACCAGCAGTAATAGAAGTTACAGTTCCTGTACCAGAAACAGAAATCCATTGAACTCCTGTTCCAGTAGAAGAAAGAACTTGTCCGTTTGTGCCTGTTCCACCACCAGCAGTTAAAGTACCAGTCAGCGTTAGATTATTCGCTGTAGCACTATTAATAGTAGGAGATGTTAAGGTTTTATTGGAAAGAGTTTGTGTGCCAGTTAAAGTTACTACAGAACTGTCTTCTGTAAAACTTTTAATGGTATTTGATGATGTTTTATAATAAAGTTTACCATCGGCATAGTTTAAAGCAAGTTCACCATAATCTAGCGCAGATGTTGAGGGAATTCCTCCCGCTCCTGATGTCGCTGATCGTTTTAATAAAACTTTATTTGCCATTACTATACCTTAATAAAGGAAGGGTGATGCGCTGTAAAAACAGCCCCAAGAAGAGGAGATAAAAATCTCCTCTAAGTTATTTAGTACGTTCCACCATCAATAGTAAATCCATCTAATGTAGACGTTGCTGCGCCAGCACCATAAATGTTACCACCAACTCCAATACCGCCAGACACAACTAATGCTCCAGTAGTAGAACTGCTAGAAGCAGTTGTTGCAGTGAATGTTACAGCACCATTTGCAGCTAGAGTTGTAAACGCACCACTTGATCTAGTTGTAGCACCAATTGAAGCATTATCAATTGTACCACCAGAAATAGTTGGTGATGTTAGAGTTTTGTTGGTAAATGTTTCAGTACCAGCTAAAGTTGCAAGAGTTCCAGTAGTTGGTAGTGTAACGCTAGTATTTGCAGTAGTAGTTAGCGTTAAAGTATGTGCACCACTATGTGTAAAATTACCACCTAGAGTGATAGTCTTAGAACCATTATTAACACCAGTACCACCATAAGTTGGTCCAATTACAGTACCCTGCCAAGTACCAGTAGCGATCGTACCAAGAGTTGTGATAGAAGTTTGACCAACATATGTTGATGCAATATCAACGCTATCTGGATTTACTGTAATTCTATTTGCAGTACCACCAACATTAAATGTTGTTCCAGAAAGAGTTAAACCATCGCCAGCTGTAAATGTACCAGAACCAGAAAACTGTTGCCAGATAACAGTATCTGTACCAACAGTCAATACTTCAAAGGTTTGAACCCAACCAGTTGATGCATATGTAGTACCTTGTTCAACGAAAGTAAAGTCACCACCACCAATCTCAACAGCAGTATCAAAATCAGAAGCACGAGTAAGAACAGTAGAACTGGTACGAACATACATACCATTATGTGCTTGATTACTTTCATTCTTAACAAGAATACGATCGCCGTTTGCTAATGTTACACCATCAATCGCAGTCAATCCAGCAGAAAGAGTAAGTGTTGCACCAACACCTGATGTTCCGTTATTATATGTTACTGTACCACCAGAAAGTGTAGCAAGTGTATCAGTAGTTGCTACTCTTGCAGCCTCGTGAACATGCAATCCTTCAGCAACAGTATCAACATAGTTTTTAGTCGCTGCATCAGTTGCATTTACAGGTTCATTTAATCCTGTTATAATAGAACCAGAAACATCAACTTTACCAGTCCCATTTGGACTAATAACAATATCACCATTAGCATTCGTAGAGGAAATCGTATTACCATTGAAATTTAAATTATCAACAGTAAGTTCAGTAACACCAGCGATTGATGTAGAAGTAGCACCAAGAGCAACAGTTGTAGAACCAAAAGTTACAGAACTGTTAGTTAGTGCATTATTTGGAATATTTGTTAATGTATTAGTAGAACCACTGATAGATTTATTTGTAAGAGTATCAGTAGTTGCACGACCAACCAGTTGATCTGTTGCAGAAGGTAAAGTTAATACACCAGAAGCAGTTGCCTGTGCTATTACCTGAGTAGTTCCAGAAGTAGAACCTCCAAAATACATACCTGTACCAGTAGTGTATAGGTTTGTAATAGTTGGAGAAGATGATAAAACAACATTTGCGCCAGAACCAACATAAGAGGTAATCTGATTAGCATTAATTCTAAAGACATTACCAGTACCAGCTGTGTCAAATGTTTTATTTGTAAGAGTATCTGTAGTTGCACGACCAACTAGAGTATCTGTAGATGTTGGTAGTGTTAAAGTTCCAGTATTTACAATTGTAGCAATAACTGGAGAAGTTAAAGTCTTATTTGTAAGAGTTTGTGTGCCAGTTAGTGTAACAACTGTGCTATCAATAGCAATTGTAGATGTGTTACCAACATCACTATTTGTAACAGTAATACCAGTACCACCAGTAACTGCGCCACCGACTGTATCGTAGATATACTCAGCAAGAGTATCTGCGCCAACATATGGATTTGTTAAAACAACCTTACCAGTACCATTTGGTGTGATATTGATATCACCATTGGTATTTGTAGAAGAAATAGTATTACCAGTAATTCCAATATTACCAAGATTAAATCCTGTACCAGTAATATTTGCTGCAGTAACATTTCCACCAACAAATAAAGCACCACCAATTCCAACGCCACCCGCAACAGTTAATGCGCCTGTGGTAGTGCTAGTTGATGTAGTTGTTGCAGCAATATTAACATTTGTTAATTTTGATTCAAATTGAGCAGAATCAGTATCTAATTGTAATGCTAATGTTCCATTGGTATATGCACGAATTGTGTCATCAGAGTCACCTGGATTTAATTCTGCAGAAATGTATGTTAAACCATCAACAGATTTAACACCACCTAATGAACCCCATTGAGTTCCAGAATATCCTTCAAATGCAGAAGTATCCGTATTATAACGAATTGTGCCTTGTACTGTTGGTCCACGTTGTGCAGTAGTACCAACTGGGATAACAACACCATTTGTACCAACAATTGAAACGTAACCAGTACCATTTGGATCTAATACAATGTTACCATTAGTATCAGTAGAAGAAATTGTATTACCATTTAAATCAAGATTATCAACTTTAAGATTATCTAATTTACTATTAGCATCTGCGATTAGAACAGAAGATGCTGTCAATGTACCATGTACATGGTCCATCATATCGGTGAAATATTTACCACCGATTACAAAGTGATTGGCTGCATCACCTGCGGTTTCTGTACCAAAACCAATATATAAACGATCACCACCATTCGCTTGTGTACCTGTTTGTGCAGAATATGCTAATTCACCAGCACCTAATACTGATGGATTACCAGCTGTACCAGAGCGTTTAATTCTAATTATTGATGCCATCTTTTATTCTCCGATTAATATTGACCACCAGTTACATCTTGCGCATCCAAGATGGTCGTTGAAGTCCATTTATTTGTTGTTGTTCTATAGACCAGAACAGAACCATTTATTTTTCCATTAGTTATTGTATCAACATCTGCAACAGAATCTAAAGATTCTACTACTGCTGGTGTAGATAGATTTGTTGATGCTAATGTTATGACACCTTCTGATACTGCCACATTTAACGACTCATCTGGCTGAACGACTACTACTGTATCTGTCATTTTATATCTGCGTAATTTGTGGGTTTACTGTTACTATACCCTCAACAACTCTAGTTTTTGAGCCAGATGGAGATGTAATTTCAACATCATAAAGCCATCTTCCAGAAGGAATTGATTCTGATTGACCTGGAGAAAGTTGAAGGCGAATTTTTCCTAGTGCAGCATCATAAACTGAAGCATTAAAATTAAACGCTTGGCTAGAACTGTAAGATTTTCTTATTTGAGAAGCAACAGTATAACCAGTCAAGTTAAGTGCTTGACCATTAGTTGCACTTACAGTTATTATATTGCTGTAAGTAGCCCCAGCGTCTACATAAAGATTACTGATGGTTGCCATTATGGAATTCCTAATTTACATTTCTTATTTATAATATACGAGAATGCAAATAAAAAATCCCTCCGAAGAGGGATTTTCTTTTATTTCACCAAAACTTACTCTGCTGGCGTTTCAGCAGGAACTGTCCACACTCGTGTTAGATCATTTGGATCAGTAAATACACCTTCTGCATATTCCCAACCAATACCAACTGGACTATCAGTAATATTTACTAATTCATATCCACCAACATAATCTTGAGAAGATGGAACTGTATCCCAAGCACAAGTATTTTCTACAACACCATTTTTAATATGAGCAATATTATACACTTTATTCTCCTTACTATTAACTTAATCCATAGATTTCTTCTACGATAACACAACCTGCAGATCCTGCAGCATTTCGACCACCACCTGATCCTAGAATTCCTTTAGCATTGGTTCCTGTATTACCACCACCTAGTCCTCCACCACGATTAGATTGGGAATCACTATAACCCTCTCCACCTCCATATCCATAATAAATTGTTCCCTGAGACATTGAATCTCCTGGAGCACCACCTTGACCACCCAAAATAATTACACCAGTTCCAGAAGCAGTTCCACCCTGACCAGGTGCATTTCCAGAACCTGCTGCACCGCCAGTTGCACTAATATAAGTTCCAAAAGAAGTTGTACCACCAGCTGCGCCAGCTGCACCACCTGCTCCAACTGTTGCTGTTACGTTAGTAGTTAATGAAGAAACTTCTAAAACTACACTACCAACTCCACCTGCTCCTCCACCACCACCAGATCCGCTAGTAGAACCACCACCACCTCCACCGTAAGCAGTTACTCTAACACGTCTTAAATCTGTTTTACCAGTTTGTGTCCAAGTATTAGCACCAACAGTAGTAAAAACTTCCATTCTAGTCCATCCACGTGGACGATCTTCTCTGCCAGAAGGATAACCACCAGCTAGTGTACCATCATGAACAACAGTTACATTTTTGTCTGTATCTACTGTAACCTCTCCTAATGCACCAGTAAAAGTTGCGTGTTGAGCAGTAGTACCTCGTCTAAATCTTACTTGTTTTGACATTTATATCACTCCTATTAAACCATGCCATAAATTTCTTCAACTATAACACACCCAGCAACTCCTGCTGCAGTTCCGCCACCACCGCCACCAAAAATTCCATTGGCTGCTTGTCCGTATCTTCCACCACCTGGACCACCACCAGCAGCTGTATAGTTATTTCCATGGCCACCAGCCCATCCAGATCCATTCATAGCATTACCACCACCTTGACCACCTAAAATAAGCACATTAGTTCCAGAGGCAGTTCCGCCAGCTCCACCAGATCGACCAGAACCTGTTGCACCACCAGTTGCACTAATATAAGTTCCAAAAGAAGTTGTACCACCTGCGACACCTACTCCACCACCTGAACCAATTGTTACGGATACGTTAGTAGTTAATGAAGATGTTTCAAGCATAACCATTCCAATACCACCTGCTCCACCACCACCGCTATTACCACTAGCACCACCAGCACCACCTCCATAGGCAGTTACTCTAACACGTTTTAAGTCTGTTTTACCAGTTTGTGTCCAAGTACCGCTAGCCGTGAAAATTTCTCTTCTTGTAAAACCACGTGGACGATCTTCTCTTTGTAAAGGAATGCCACCTGCTGTACTTCCATTATGCACTACAGGAACAACTTTAGTAGTATCTACAGTAACTTCACCTGCAATTCCTGTAAAAGTAGCGTGTTCCGCTGTAGTACCTCGTCTAAATCTTACTTGTTTTGACATATTAGCTATCCTTTATATTATACAAATCCATATATTTCTTGCACAATAATGGAACCTGTTGACCCAGCGGCATTTCCAGAAGCACCACTACCAAAAATTCCCTTTCCAGCAATTGCAGTGCTACCACCGCCACCACCTAGTCCACCACCTTGACCACCATTGTTAGATGAACCAGATGATATAGCACCCTGAGACCCAAGATTTATAACGCCTGTACCGCTTGGTGTTCCAGGTGCGCCAGGAGTGCCAGATGAAGATGCTGCAGCACCAGTTGCACTAATATAAGTTCCAAAAGAAGTTGTACCACCAGCTGCACCAGCTGCACCACCTGAACCAATTGTTACAGCTACAGTTGTAGTGATAGCTGAAGTTTCTAAAACCACAGTGCCAACTCCACCTTGTGAACCACCAGTTAATCCGTTTGTAGAACCACCAGCACCACCTCCGTGAGCGGTAACAATTATTCTTTTTATATCTGTTTTACCAGTTTGTGTCCAAGTACCATTGGCTGTAAAAATTTCAGTTCTAGTCCATCCACGTGGACGATCTGCACGAGCAATTGGTATACCACCAGCAGTTACACCATTATGAACTACTAAAACATCTTTATCTGTATCTACTGTAATTTCTCCAGCTGGACCAGTAAAAGTAGAATGCTGTGCAGTAGTACCTCTTCTAAATCTTACTTGTTTTGACATATTATTTCCTTATTTCCAAATAATTATTTTCCAAGATACTCTAAAGTCATTTGAGTCATATTTGGATGGTTGTAATCATTACCATAAACAATTCTAGTGCTTAACGTACCGATACCATCTGACATAGCATACAATCTTAGTGCTTCGTATTTTTGCAAATAAACAACACGAGTAACAGAAACCCAGTTTTCTGGAGCAGTAACTGTATTATTATCTAGAGCAGATAAAGAACCACCAAGCATAAAGTAAACATCGCCATCGGTCCAAGCAGAAAATGCTACTTTATACCAACCTTCATAATTAGTAGTGTAATAACCTGCACTAAAAGAACCTAATCTAGTATCAAGAATTCTTGCAGAAGTAAATGGTATAGGAGTTGGAGTACCTAGCGGTATAGTTGTATTATCATTTTTAATAAGATGAACTACACCTTGCTGGGTTGCAGTCATATTATCAAAATCAATGTTATTTTTATGTGCAGCTAAATGTTTAACACCAGCACGTGTAACACCATCATAAACTGTAAAAGTAAACCAAGTTGGATCGATATAAATATCACCCTGTGTTCCTTTATTTACTAAAGAAAGTTGAAAATTATCTGCAGTGGAAGTTGGAGTTGTAGTAATTAAATCCCAATCTTCAGAGCTAGTAACAGCATTAGTAATTAATAGATAATCTTCAGTCTCTAATACTTCTACACCAAGAGTATTAATTTGGAAATTTGGATCTTGAGCAGTAGATAAAACAACCCATGTAGAACCATTAGAATAATACACTTTAGAAGTATCTGCGACATATACAACACGTCCTGTAGAATCGGCTGCAGCAGGTAAACTAGAGTATAAAGCATAAGTAGTTAAAACACCGCTGTCAAGTGCTTCTAATGCTTTAGCGAGATAGATAACTTCTTTACTATCACTCCCCGCTGTTAAAGCGTTCATTTTTGATTGGATAATTGTTTCCAATGCTGAGATATTAACAGTCATTTTTATTGTTCTCCGTTTATAAACCTATAATTGCTAAAGCCAAGGCATCGTCGCCACCAACTGCGCCCCAACCAGTACCATTTCCAGCTAGACCATATCCTTCAATAGTTCCTGTATCTGTATTGAAACGAATATGCCCCTGCTGATCTGGGGATGGTCTTTGTGCTGTTGTGCCTACTGGGAGTTTTAAAGCACCTGTGCCAGTTAGCTCTAGACTAACTAAAGTGCCATTTCTACTGTCGTCTATGACAGTTGTATTTTGAATTTTGATTGCCATCTTCGCTCCCTTTAGAACTCGGCGTTTACTTCTTTATTTATAATTTATTTAGATTCTAATTCTTGCACTCTGGAGTCTAATTCCTTAACTGCATTAATTAAAAAGGCAACTAAGCCGAGATAGTTTACAGATTTTACACCATCCTGTGTTACAACTAATTCAGGAAGAACTTCTTCTAATTTCTGCGCTATAACACCATAAGATGGTTTTTCAGTTTTAATCCATTCAAAGTATACACCCTCTAATTGTTTTAGAGTATCTGTAGCATTTTCAATTGGTTTAATATTTCTTTTTAAATTCTGATCAGATGATGAATTAAAGTTTGCTGCAGTTATGTCTCCAGAAAACACATTTGTAGCAGCATTTAATCTTGGGATATTAGAACCAATGGTTATACTAGTATTACCAGATACGCCATCAGCATTACTAATAAGAATTTCATTAACGGAACCAGTAAATGTTCTAGTAGATGCAGTTCCTGCACCAGTTCTAACAATATATCCTGTTGTAGTTAATCCTGCCAAAGCACCCAAGTCAGCATCGTATGCTTGTACGTTAGTTCCTATAGCTAATCCAAGATTTGTTCTAGCAGTAGAAGCATTGGAAAGATCACTTAAATTTGCAGTTCGTTCTAGTTTGGTAGAATCTAATTGTAAAAAATTGTTGTCTATTTCAGTGTTAGAAAGTGGAGAATTTTTTAAAGTTACACCTGGAGTAACAATTCCATATGTTTCACTAGTAACATTAACTGCAGCATTAGCAGTTAATGTTAAAGATGTCGCACTTGTTATGCTAGAAACAATTCCTATCGTTACTCCTGCAGTAGTTTTTAAAATAAACCCAGGAGATGTTTGAGTTGTAAACTGAGTGCCAGAGCCAGTAACAGTCGCACTAGATGTAGTTGCGGTTATAGTGCCAGTGCCTGTTATCGCTTCTATAGCTCTCGTAGTAATAGCAGCCATTTATTATCCTATCTTATGGGTGTAATTTTTTCAAACTATCTAAAGTATTAATTTTATCAACAAGAGAAGTTATATTTCTTAATCTATCTCTTTCTTTTACCGCATTTTCAATTTTAACTTTATCATTAGAAAGCATAGCGTCTCTTAATTCTATATCATTTTTTTCAAATAAAGCAATTCTTTCTCTTCTCAATCTTTCTTTAGTTAGGTCTTTTGCTTTGTTTATATCAATTCTAACATTTGGTTTTTCAATGTTACCAAAATCTGCAGTAAGTGCTCCAAAAAAATCTGCTAAAATTTCTTTTGCAGGAAGATCTTCTGGATTGATAACTAAATGAGATAAACCAACTGGAACTGCAGAAATTGCAGCTTCTTCTGTTACAGCTGAAATTAAAGCAACATTACCGTCATGTTTTAAATACAAAACTTTTTTCATACGTATCCTTATGCGAACATAATGACTCTTACGTCACCTTGTGTAGTTTGTGATACATTATTGCTGCTTCCGTTATCAACAGTATTAATAACTAAATTAGTAGAAGTAGATGATACATAAACTACATTATGGTCATCATCAGAAGCCATTCCTGCTGCAACAAAGTTGCCATTCGCAAAAACTCCTGGAGTTATGTTAATCGAATATCTACCTTCTGACTGTAACACAACACTCTGGATATTTTTCTGCGCTTTAATTGTTAAGTCCGAACCATCAAAAACAATCCACGCTTTTGCACTATCAGTAAAGGCACTAACTGCATCAGCTATTTCAGTATCAACATATGAACGAAGAGAAGTATCTAAGTTATCTGTAGCAGTTTTAACAAATGCCGTAGTTGCAATCTGTGTGGTGTTTGTTCCAAAAGTTGCAGTAGGAGCAGTAGGAGTCCCAGATAATGCTGGACTAGAAACCAATGAAATAGTAGGATTTCCAGAAATAGCATTACCATTAGAAATACTAATATTTGAACCAGCGGTTAAAGATCTAGATATTAATGTAGTGCCATCACTCTTAACTACGATACCAGTTGTAGATAAAGCAGATAAAGAAGTTAATATTGGAGCAAATCCTTGTACGTCTTGTCCTATAACTAGACCAAGATTAACTCTTGCTAAATTATCAGAATTCGCTCCAGTCCCTCCATTAGAAATAGAGAGTGGTGTAATTCCTGTTATTGTTCCACCTGTAATACTAACATTTGTAGATGGTTGTAATCCCATCGTATTTAAACCGATGAGTGTTCGTATACCTTCAACAGTAGTAGTTCCTGTGCCACCATTTGATAAACCAAGAATAGTGCTTAAACCTGTTGCATTTCCAGTAACATTTCCAGTAACATTTCCTGTTAAGTTTCCAGTAACATTTCCAACTAGATTTGATGTAATAGTATTTGCTATAAAATTACCATCAGAATTTCTAGTTACAACTGAACTTTTATTTGCTCCTACAGGTAATACTGTAGAATGTGGTGATAATCCATGTAGATACTGTGAATCTAAACCAGAAGTAGAACCATCTACAGTTAACAACCTTGTTAATATCTCAGCAGCTGTATAATCGCTGCTATCTAATTTAAGGGCTAACTGTTCTTCTACGTATTGGAAGTTACCGTCTGCCTCGGCTATTGTTAGAGGTCTCCCCTGAACAACTCTGTATACGATAGGCATTATTTATCCTTGTTTATTAAATGTTGCAGCATTGTTTTTATATCACCAATGTCATCTTTAATATTATTTATTTCTTCTTGCATAGAAGAAATAGTCTGCTGCGCTTGTTCTTTTTCTAACATATTTCTTTTAACTAGATTTTTTGACATCAAATAATTTTGATATGCGTTATGATCTACATTAATGATGCCTTTATTTGTTTTATCTTTTCTTAGGTTGCTATAACCTTGTATTTTAATTAAATTGTTCATGAATAAGCAATAAGTCTAAGATTCTTAATTAAAGGAACTTTAGATGGATCAGAAGATCTCATAACAAGTTTAACTTGAACATTTTTAAATGGAGAAGAACTACTAATATCTATTGTTCTTTCTGTATAAACTCCCTCACTATTGTAAAGAGGATTTACATATTCAGAATCATTCCAAGGCAATTTCTTAAGATCTACTTCACCTTCCCATACTCTATAATATACTTTAACATCAGTTAAAGATACGATAGATGCATCAAATATTAATTTAATATTATCTGCTGGATCCACTAAAGATAAAGTTCTTGTCATGTAGTTTGCAGCATTAGTGCTTCCTACAGGAGCAAAATCTTCAACATATTTATCATGTTGTACAATAGAGAAATCTGGATCAGTAATCATATCAATACTTGCGGATCCAGTAAATTGTGGATAAACATAAATGTTAACAGCGTCAGATTCTGCATTACCTGCAAAGGTTACTGTATCACTGATTACTTTTACATCTCTAACAACATATGTTCCATTTACATTTGAGTGAGCATTACTAATAGTAATATATTTACCGATAGTAGCATTGGTAAGAGCATTATCAGCAGTATCAATATTTGTTGCTATTAAGCCCAATCCTCCTGAATTAGAGAATGATAGTGTTGGTGCAGCGGAAATGGTATAACTAGCATTAGATGCAATAGTTATTGCAGCATTTGCGGTAAGAGTAATCTGAGTATCACTATCAATAGTTAATACTGTACCAATAGTTGCACCATCAGATAATCTTTTTAATATATTACCAACTTTAACTTTTCCTTGAGTTTGGAATAGAGTGCTAGTTCCATTAACTACTGCAGAAGCAGTAGAACATGTAATCTGTCCTGTGCCTGAAATAGTTACATCTCCAGAAATGATATCTCCACCACCTAGTAATTCTCTAGAATCAATTTCTGTAACATTAATTTCATTTTGAGTATAATCGTCTACTAAATTTGCGATCACATATGACGCTAGTTGTTGTAGATCGATCGCAGGTGATACATTAGGATTATCACTTCTCATTCTTGCCTGGAATCTTAATGAAGATTTTTTCACACCACTAATTTCTGTTTGATTTTCATATGCTTTAACTTGTTTTCTTGTTGGAAAGAAATAGTTAGCATTTGAAACCATTGGCATAAAACCACTAAATGTACCTGTTAAATCCTGAGAATCAACATAGTAATTTAATGATGTATCTTGGAAAGATAAATCACTAGTTTTTAAATATACAGCATCTGCAAATGCTCCACGAGTACAAGTGATTCCAGAACCTCCATATTCACCCTTAACAAAATCAGCAGTAGTGCCAGAAAGAATACTATTGTTAGAATCATCAGTAATATCAATATCAATAACAAAAGAATCTTTATCTAATCCATCTGTTAATATAGTATGCTCTCCATTTAACATCATAGCATCAAATCCATAAGACTGCGTAGCTCCACCATAACGATACCCCATAATAAATCCATCTAATACTACTATGTCGCCAGCTACATGGCCATGATTTGGAGCATATACACGAACTTTTGTAGTATTTGGTGTAATTTCAATTGGATCATTTGGTAATTTAAATCTTACTGGCGGAGTAGTTCTCAAGTTAACTTGAGAAGTTACACTAGTATCAAATACAGCTTTTCTTAAAGTAAATTTTATATCAAGAAGAGGATTAATTTGAAACTCTTGACTATTCTGTGAGAGATATAAAGAACCTGTTAATGGTTGTGTAGCGATAATATTATTAGTTAATATATCTGTTTGTCCTAGTTCTGAGCAGAATACCTGACATCCTGGTTCATCTGTTTTTACAACTAGAGCATATGTTTCACCATCTTGTAAATAAAGTGGAGAATCAAATGTAAATGTTGTTGCAATAGAACCATTTGTTGATGTTTTAATATCAACTGGATTTTTAATCACAGTTGAGAATGGTAATATCTTCGAAGAAGGAACGCCATTGCTAGTATTTCTCACTTCTACAATAACTGGACGAGTTCCTTGTTCTGAGAAAAATAAATCTACTGAAGTAACAAAACATCCACCTTTAGATACAACTGTAAATGTTTGTGCTAATGGATCATGCCCACCACCTCCATCGCCACCACCATCACCACCTCCTCCAGACCAAACTGGAGTATTATCGATAGTATAAAGAAGACGAGTAGAAACAGACTCTCTACGAACAGGAATTTCTTGGAATAAACGATCCTGAGCAAATTCTGCTTCACGACTACTAACAATAGTTTTTTCCATTGTTAGAGAAATACCTTGAGAATTAAAGTTTGTTTTTCCAATAGAATCAAATGCGGCATCAGTATTTGATATATTATCAATTAACTTAAATTCACGCTCACCAGTTCTAAAGCGAAGAGTATCATTATTAGGAAGATAAAATACTCCAACAGCAGTTCCAGTATCATCTGTTCTAATAGTGCCGCCCATTTTCTTTCTTGCAGCTGCCACATTAGCTGCAGTTGTAACGCCATTGATAGCATTTACAGTAGCACGATTATAACTGCCTGTAGAAATTTGTGTTCTGCCAACAATAACATCATTTAAAGCAAATGCATGTTTCATATTAACAATATGAATATCTTGCGTTACTGGTTTATTTGATGTTGTTTCACGATTACCATACTCTGTTCCTGCATAAACAACCACACCTGACGCTCTTAAACGATATAGTCGTCCAAGACGTGTTGGTGTCTCTGCAATATAACGAGTTGTATCATATGCTTCAAAAGCAGGAATAATAGAATCATCTCTGCGTTTTAGTGTTAAAACATTGCCAGATTTAGCAGAAACTTCAAACACTTCCATATTTAAACTTTGTGAAGTATTTCCACCAGGAGTAATATTACCTTGTGGCATTGGAATCTGATAATCTACACGATCTTCAAAGTGAGTATGTGTTCTAAAATTTGCTAAGTTGTAAATGATAACATGGTGACCAGGTTCAATTCCAGTAGAGTTAGCAACAGTTAAGTTAAACGAATATCCTGGTGCAGTTAAATGACTAATAGCTGTAATATTTACTGGTCCAGCATGTGCAGCATTTTGAACAACATCCCCAATTTGAAATGCTGCTTCTGCAACTCCATTCCATGTAGTTCTAAATGGATCATCAAAAAGAACTTTATCTTGTAGATCACCTGTTTCAAACTCTAAAAATGTATTTGGTGAAGAGGCAGTTACCTGTAAAACTTGTGCTGGCATTACATATTCAGCAACATCAGTAGTGTCAAAGAAAGGATAAAAAATTGTATTTGGTTTTAGATTTTTAGCAATAAATGTTATTGCTCTCTCTCTCATATATGGAGCATAGGCAACATCAACAACTCTATCACCATAATCTTGACTATTGACACTAGATTGTAATGTAGTTTGAGTTCCTGACTGTGAGGAAGTTCCAGTAGTTACTGTAGTAGTTGTTTGGAATCCTTGTGTGACAAATCCAGATGTAGTCTCAAAATTAACGCTTGTAGAAGAAGAGCCAGTCCAGTTGGTTTGCCATTCGTTCCATTTAGTTCCAGTAACTCCTAATTCTTCCGCCATAAATGCAATAGCATCATAATTGTCATCGTCAATAACATTTAAATCTGGACGACGCTCAACATCTTTCCAACTATCATTTTCTGGAAGAAGATAAACTTGTCCTCTAAATGCACCAATTTTATATGGATTTACATCTATCATTCTAGATGCATTTGGGTTAAATACTAAAATGTCTTCTGTGTATGGTAATGTCAGCACATCACCAGTTTTTTGATAGTTTGCAGAAGAACGTGCTACGCCAGATGCTAAATCTTCTACAATATCGACAGATGTTGTAAAATGCATTGGACGTAAAATTCTCTGTTCACTATCAGTTGCGCATTTATAATCTGGATTTTTTACATCGCCAACACCATGTCCAGTAAATTGATCTACTACGAAACCATTTTTAAACTTATCAAGCCCAGTTACACTATCTTTAATTTGTAATGTTTCTGTATCTTTTTCAAGTAAGTTTAGAGATGTGTAGTATTCTAAGTTAGAAATTCTTCTATCTAATTTACCAATATCTTTCATTGTATATCTACGATTGTCACGTTGATATACTTTTATATCTTTAACATTTTTTGTATATGGTGGAATAAAGAGAGTAGCAATAACTAATCCTTCTTTTGGATCTTCTGGTTCCTGTGGAACTCTAGCTGGAACCCCACCAATTACATTAAAACGACCTACAGAGTCTAAAACTATTTTATCTCGTCTTCCTACATAATATGCCATTGGAGCATTTGCATCATTACCACGTGATGGCATCTCTGGATACCAAGTATTTGTTCCAGCAATAATTGGACGGAAATCTAATACATTAGTAAGAGATATTTCAGTTTTATTTTTTGTAACTGGATCTGTTACAAAATAACTTGGAATATCTTCATATGGAATAGTTGAATATGAATCAACGGAGAAATAATTTCCCGATCCAGAAACTTGAAAATAGTCATAAACAACTTTAATAGCACCAGAAGGAACTTGAAATCCTGGCTTCAAGATTATCTTAGCATTTGTATAATGTGTTGATCTTTGACCATCGTCTAATGTATAACGCTCTGTAATATCAACTTGATTTCCTGCATTAAATGCAGTGTAATCACCTGGAGTCATATAGACATTCTTAATTCTCAATGCATCTGCTTTAGTTAACTCAATGATATTTGCTGTCACAGATTTTTTAGTAGTGATAATATCACCAACATAATTTGTAACGAGAGTCTTAGTTTTTTCAGATGCTGCAGTTTCTATTTGTAAAACAGAAGCAATTAGTGTATATGATCTACTTGCAACTAAACCACTAATATTAACTGTTTTTCTTGGAGTATCATCTGTTAGATCTCCAACTATGTTAAATGTAATATTGCTAGCACTAATGTTTACTGGCAATTTTGTGACATTGTCAAATACAGTATAATTATCTAAATCATTTGGTAAGAAAAATTCTTTTAGATTAGTTAATTGTACAGAAAGAAGTCCTGCGCCATCTGCTGCTGCTGTAAATATACGTTTAACAGTAACTTGGCTACTTTTAATACTATCTGTTGCTGTTCCAGAGTCATATCCTCTTAAAGTTTTAACAAATTGCGCACCAACTGGAAATACTAGTGAATCAAATTCTGGTTCATAAACTTGTGCATGAAATTGCGAGATACTTCCACCAGCAACTGTTGCTGCAGCATTAGCAGCTAATGTTAATGAAAGATTATTAGTTGGAGTTGTATTCACTCTTCCAATAAATACGCCATTAATATAGATAACATCACCTGCTTTTAATACCTCAGAAAAGTTTGTACCAACACCAGTAATAGTAGTAGAACCAGTAGATGAAGTAGCAGTCCCTTGTAACTGATATAGACTAGGTCTAATATCACAAGAGAAATTATTAGTTGCTCCTGTGCCTACTATTTGTTTCACATCATGTGTGAAAGAATAACCTGGAGACATATTAATGTCAAATAATCCAAGTTTATACACAGTGCTAGTTCCTCCACTATAATCGGAAGAATGCAACTCAATATATTTTATTCTTGCTGTACCAACAATAGTATTTGATGCAGGAGCATTTCCTGCAGTAACTGTTAATCTATTAACAAGATATACTTGGTCAAATGTAGTTACTCCTGGAACATTATAAACATTTGTTACTAATGCATAATTTCCCATTTGAAGACCAATCGGTTGGTCTTCAAGGCGAACAATATGTCCACCCTCATCTGTAACATTGTTAACTATAATTTCTCTGGCTTTGTTAATCCCAAGATATTGTGTAGCTGTTGAATCTACTTCATATCCACTAATATATGCTCTACCTGGATCGATTACTAATGCAAATTTATCTTCATCACCATAAATGGTATTTGCGCTAGTAACTGGACCAGTAATTGGAACTGGTGGATATACACCAAAGTTACTACCATTGTTTAAATGTTCTCTTACAGAAAGTCTAAACTTGTTAACTTCGTAGTTACCAGATTCATCAAGAGTTCTACGTGCTAATGTTTTTTCTAATTCAGCATATGATGATTTATTAATTTTAAATTGAACAACACCATCAATTACACGCAACAGTTCAACAAATCGAATTGAATCTGTAGATTGTAATGGTAATTTTACTAATTCTAAAGAAATTTTATAGCGATCTGCTCCAGGAGCAGCATAGTTTAAAGAACCCTGAGCATTGTCTAATAAAGTTTCATCATCGTCTGATGTAACAATACTTTCAGTTACTTTAAATCCAACTCTTGCCGAAGGATAACTCTGAAATCTGCCTACATACAGGTGCAGCTCTGGATTTCTAACAAAAAAGCCATCAATGTAATATATACCTTCCTTAACATCAACTTGGAAAGCATATCCCATAACGTCTGATGATGCGTTTTCTGTATATCTTGTCGGAGATTGTCCAGCGTCACCTAAACTTTTAATTGTAGCGTAAATATCACCTTGCTGATTTACAGAAAGAAGAGGATTTGTACTTGTTTGATTATCTGCCTCATACGCTACAATATTTTCTCCAGGAATAAATCTGGCTGTTGAACCATCTGCAGCAGTTTTTTCAAATTTGCAATATAAAGTTTGTATTTCAATTTGTTCTGCTACGCATCCGCACTGCGATGTATCAATAACACGATATTTAACTCCGCTGGTAACTCCAGTAATAATTTTATTTCTAAACTGAGTTAGATATGATTGAACGCTTAAATCATTATATGTAGATTCTAATTTGATAAAATGAACACGATGATCGTAATTTACCGCTCCTGGAACAACTACTGAACCATTTTTAAATACATGATCTCCAAATCTAGTAACTTGTTGTTGTAGAATAGTTTGAAGTTGTGTTAATTCTCTCGCCTGAACTGCATATCCTGGACGGAAAAGAACTCTATAAAAATCATTATCCGCAGAATAATCGTCATTATATGGTTCAGTGTTAAAGTTAATTGCCATTTTCTATTTTACCCTTAAAATTTAATAACTGTTCTAAGAATAACAGTTTCGTCTTCTGATGGTGTAAACCCTTGTTTATTATCAATGTACATTAATTGTCCAGAATATTTATCCACTGTTGGTAGACCTATAGTTTTAGGTTTAAAATTTTCATTATCAGAATTTAAGAAAGTATCATTAATAGTTGGAATGTCATTATCTAATGATTGAATTAATGCAGAAGTAGATGTTAGTGTAACAATTCTATATCTTCTAATTGAAGATCCGATATATTGTAAAACAGCTGTTCCGTTTGTTGCATTTCCTAGTGTATGACTTGGTGGTGTAGATCCAGTGGTTCCTGCTAAAGTGACTGAATATAATCTAGAAGAGGTGTAAATTTGTTGCCCTAATGTATATGCAGTATTTGGTGCCCAAACAATTCCTCTAGTGATATAGATATCCATATCTTTTTCAAATTGATTTAAATCTATATCTGCCTCAACAATATAACAACCAGAACCAATAGTTCCTTCAAATAACCTAGTGCTATTAAATGATCTTGGATTTTTAATTATACCAAACTGTCTATAATCATTATTTACTGATAATCCTTGATTTAAATCTGAAGAAAGATTAGTATAAAACATTAAAGTTCTAGCAAATAATTCATCTGGAGCATTTTTTCCGTGTCCACCATATGGAGAAATAATCGCTCTTGCAGTTGCTCCTGTTCCATTACCATAAATGACAACATAAGCAAATGTATAATTTTGTCCTCTATTTGTTATATTTATCTTAGAAACTTTGCCTGTAGCTAAATCAATTACTGCTTCTGCAGTTGCTCCTGTTCCATCTCCAACAATAGAAACAGTTGCCGAACCATAACTATAGCCCCCACTCACTATTTTAATTGCATCAATAGTTCCTGGTACAGTCAAAATTTCATTATTGGCTTGAAGAGATTGTATATTGCCTAAAGTTAAATTAGGTAATAACTGAGCTCCATTTCCAGTACTCGATATAACTTGTGTAGAGGCAGTAGTATACCCAATGCCTGGGTCTGGTATTGCTAGTCCAATGATCTGTTCATTTTCTATAATTGGTAATACGATTGCTTCTGATGGGTTAGTTAATACTGAGAATTCAGCACCACTACCAGTAGTATCTGTAATTGTTATTGTTGGAGCAGCAGAGTATCCAGCACCATATCTTCTTATAACTTCACCAGTAGCAGGAGCACCAGCATATGTTAATGTTACATCTCCATTGGTAGCAGAACCACTCTGGTGCGATGGCGCAGTAGTTCCTAATACAGATTTTTGAGGAATTTGATATTGATAAACAGTATCTTGACCAGTACCAACTGTATAGAGATAGTTATTACCTGGTTGTAAATAAACACCAGATGGAAGAGATTCTGCTACAGTTAATTCAAATGTGTTAGAGTAGCTAGCTGTTGCAATAGAATAAGCTGTACTTAAATTATATTGAAATACTGCATCACTACCAGAATCAATAATTAACATATGCTTTCCATCACTACTAAAACTAATATCTGTTGGTACAGTAGTTTGTGTAGCTACGCTAAACGATGTCCCATAAACAGCACTAGTGATATCCCATGCGCTACTTAGATTGTATTCATAAACACTATTATTAGTATCTCCAACAATATACATTTTTGTACCATTGTCATTAAAAGCAATACCATTTGGAGCACTATCTTGTCCTGATAAAGAAAATGTAGTTGGTGTTGGTAATGTTGCTGGCAGAGTCCAAGCAGTAGTTAAATTATATTGATAAACACTGTCATTTAATGTTCCAGTAACATAGAGTTTTGTTCCATCTGAACTAAAGAAAAGACCTCTAGTATTTGTTTCTGCAGAAGTTCCAGACTCATTAACAAAAGTAGCAGTGCTAATATCCCATGCAATAGACAATGCATAAGCAATAATATTATTTCCAGTATCTCCAGCTACAAATAGTTTTGTTCCATCTGGTGAAAAGAATAATCCATTAGGTGCAGTATCTCTTGCGCTAATATCAAGAGATTTATTTGTATAATAAGCACTTTCAACACGAAGAGGTTGAGAAACACTAGTTACAGTATAAAGTCTACTAGATGAATAAATTTGATCATTTAATTTAACATTACCAGAAGAAGTCCATGCTGTTCCAAATGTTACAGATGGATCAGATGTATATCCACTGCCAGAATTTGTTACGGTAGCATAAAGAACTGAATCGTTATTCATTTTAACAACAGCTTCGGCTCCTGTGCCACCACCACCAGATATAATAATATTTGGTGGTGAAATATATCCAGAACCAGGATTTGTGATCGTTATTTCTCTAACTGCACCTATAAGATTAATAGATGTTATTTCATTTGAAAGATTTTTACTAACAGTTCCTGTTGCGGTGGTTCCAATATATTTTAATGATGCTGTTCCTCTTGTTACTGCAGAAACATATGCAAGAGTCGCTGTTCCATTTGCAGCTGTTCCTGTTGTATGAACTGGTGGGCTTGCACCTAATGTTCCTGCCACAGTTACATTATAAAGTCTTTCAGAGACATAAATCTTTTGATTTAATGATACGACTAAATTTGCTTCCCAAGAGACTCCAACATTAATACTATTGTTTTGTACAACTCCAAATTTATGCGTTGGTTCAACACCACCCAATGTTCCAGGAACGACTACTTCATAAAAATCTCTATTTGTATTTCTAATTCTTTGTCCAAGATAAACTTGTCCACCAGATAAGAATGGAGACGATGTAGAAAATGGATCTGAAAACGTAACAGTTGGAGCATTATAATTGCTACCACCCTGACTAACTACAACGCTTTGAATAAAAGAAGGATCTGACTCTCGGAATCCATCACCAGAAACTACAATGTTTGCTGATTTATATCCAGAACCCTTGCTAATAATAGTAATATTTTCTAAAGCACCACTATTATAAAACTGATTGGTTAGAGCAGAAATAACTGGTATTTGATCCCCAGTTAAAAATTTATTTCTTAAACCAATAGGAACATTATACATGTATTTCCAAATATATCCATCTATAAGTTTTAATGGTTCAACTTGTGTTCCTGTTGGTTTACTTGTGGAAGGAGAATTGTTATTATTATCAAGACATTTGTAAACATTGAAGTCATCTGTCATTACATAAAAATTACAATCTTCTAATCTATTAAATCCAGATGGAGCAGTATTTAACACTGCAGTTAATATTCCACCAGATCCACCCCCACCAGTAATAGTTACTGTTGGAACACTTGTATAACCACTTCCTTTTGAAACTAAATCAGTTCCAATTATTTTACCTTGTTCAATGTCTATAATGGCTGTAAATTGTGCACCAGATCCACCACCACCAGTAACAGTAATAGTTGGTATAGAAGTATAACCACTACCACCATTGACTAAATCAAGACCAAGTATTTCATTCGAATATTCATCATCATACATATCATATACTTGTCCGCTAGTCCAATCAATTCTTCTAACAACTAATGAAACGTCAGAAGATTTAATTTCTTTCATTGTAATAATGTCAGAACGAACTAGACGTTCATATGCATAACTGTCTATTGGATATGGTGGATTGTCATCAACATTCCATTTTAAAGTTTTACCTAAAAAATAGTAATATGATGAGTTCCCATTAACTATATCTTTATAAACCCCTTCAGCTAATGCTTTATGGAGTTTAGATTTAATTAAATAAGAGTGCTCTGTTGTATGAGGCATTCTATGCCCTCTTTAAATATTAACTTACTGTAACAACCCAAGTGATAGTAATAGTATCACCAGATCCTTTATTTACAACTGGAAATGTTGTGCGGCAAAGCATAGTTCCAGCAGTCGATGCATTAAAAATACCTGCTTCCTGGATAGCACCATCACCTTGGCCAGCTGCGAATGTAGCGGTATATGTGATAGAATTACTAGCAACAGCAGAGCCAGTTAGAGCCTGTCTAGTAGTTTGAGCACCTAAAGCAGTATCTCCAATAGCTGGTGTTGCATTTCCAGTACCAATACCCATGTGAGTCATAGAAACTGGGCTGTTAGTTGTTGCTACCATTTTAGAAGCAATATAGTTTTTTCCTGTGGTAACTACTAAGTTTTTAACATTACGCTCATCAGTAATCACACCATGTTCATTAGTTTTTACTATATGAACCATGCCTGTGGCTTTGATTCCTTCAGAAATAGATTGTAAATCCATATAATTCTCCTTTTTTATTTAACTACTAAAAGTAGCATCTCTTGCATTGGCATATACTTCTGAAAAGTATCCACCTTCTTCGTATCCATTTAGTACAACATAACCTTCTTCATTTTGAAAGATTGGTATATCAGTAATCATTGGATATTTAGCATTGCCTGCGTCAAGCATAATATATCCGTCATAAACTAACTGTGAATCAGTAAATGATTTACCAATATTTCTAGAAACAACCTCTGTTAGAGAAGCTGCATCTGGGTTAACTATAACCCCTTGTGCTGCAAGTAAAGCATCTAATATTTCAACAGTCTCAGTAAATGTTTTAAATATATTTTTGGCAGGGTCATCTGCTATACTTACAGGTTCTGTTAAAGACTTTCCTATAACACTTGTTATTCTACTAACTGGTATTTGTATGTTATTATGATTATTAGTGATTGGCTCTGTCATTGTAACAGTATCTGGACTGTTATAAGTAACATTTTTGAAAAAATGCCAATAACTATAATCTGAAAATTCTATTGGTAATTCTTCAAATGAAAGAGCTAATGATTTAACTAATGATTCAATTTCAAGTGTTAAATCGAAATAATCTGTTATCTCATATTCACCAAAAAGTTCCATTCCAGCAGGATGCAACATTGTTTTAACTGCAGACTTATATTTATCTAATCTTTCACTAATTTTAGTTACATAAGAAAATGCTTGATAATATCTGCTGTCCTGAATAAAAATAGAATCTGATAAAAATCCATCATTTGTCTCATAATAACCTGGATATCTTGCTATAGCATCTAAAGAAATTTCTATAATTGCTGGACTTTGTGTGGATGTAGCAGCATCTTTTGCTTGTGTAGAAAACTCTCTTAAAATAGTGCCAGCCCAAGAAGGATCCACCCATTCTGCTACAACATAATCTGCAGTAGAAATAAATCCATGTTCATCTAAAACAACCTTTGGATCTATAATATTTGAGAAATAATTTTCATTCCCACCACCCAAATCAGTAACAGAAACATTATACGTAGATGAGGTGCTAGCTGTAGTGCTAATAGCCGTTATTGCACTAGTTGGTAGCAACGAGGTAGTAAAATTTGCTAAGTAACCTACTCCAAATTTAATAACCTGAATATGTTTTAAGCCACCATTTTCATCTACACGAATAACTTTAATTAAAGTTCCAGTTCCTGTAGTGTTTCTTATTTCAAATACTTGTCCTACTCTAAATCCTGCTCCTGGTTTAGAAACTTTTACTACAGATGTTATTGGCAATATTGTTGCTTGAAAAGTATTTCCTAATTTTAATGTATTTCCTGGAAATATTCTACCATAAAATTTTCTATCAATAAAAAATTCATATACATTATTTCCAACATTAACTATACGTTCTACTTCACCTGTTATTTCTTGTTTTTTATCTACTTGAACTCGAAGTATTTTATTAAAAGATTGAATTTCAACTATCTTACCAACAACATCTTCTGGATTACCAAAAATAACTTTTGCAAAAATTGAAGTTTCTTGATTCCATCTTCCGTCAGATGCACGAAGCATCTGTTTACCTGGATATGTTAATTCTACCTCTTTATTGAATAAAAGTTTAAATAAAAGTTTAAATGATGCTTCACTACCTTTTGCTAGATATTGATCTTTTATTTTTGATAGAAAAAATCTTTCATCTTCAACAATATAAGGTATATTATATGCTAATTCTTTTTTAATTTCATCAATAAATTTATCTAAAGTTAGATCAACATCTTTAATCTCATTATATGTAACACCTTGACTTTGTAAAAATTCATAATATGCCTCAATAAATGCTACAAATTTTGAATGATCTTCTCTTACAAATTCAGGTATTTGTCTTGATACTACAGAAAATAATTTAGTTCTAGACATTATGATCTAATTGAAGTAAACTTGTAATTAAATCCTGCCTCTAAATCGCCACTAGCTGTTTTATCAGCAACAACATTAACAATTAAATTTTCTCTTGCTATTAGAGCAATTTGGTTTAGAGCGGAAACTACGTCGTAAGAATCTGGTGTAAAAGTAAATTCTAATAAAGAATCTGCTAATGCAGCAATATTTAAATTTTTAATATTAAGAGTCCCAGCGGAATAATTAATAGTTCCAATAGTTGGATTAACTATAACTTTTTCGAAATTATTGTCCAAATAATAAAGTCTTATATTTCCTGCAGCGTCGTCATCTAAGTAATGAATATTTGTGCTAGTTGGGAGGTAAAATCCAGTTGTCTTAAACACATCTCCCAATTTATTACCTGCTTGACTAATTGGATTGATAATGTTTATATCGTATTGAGCATTTATATTGAATTTAGGTTCAACTGTTTTAGTTATAGTTAGTTTACTAATATTATTACTAATAGAAGGATCTGCAGAATCTATAATTGATGATAGTTTAGAAAATCTTAATATTCCGTCAAATCTTTGTAATTCTGTTTCATCATAGTCAAATATTGCATCTTTAACTAATGTTTGTATTTGCGACAGCGACTTAGAAGTTAATCTATCATTATAATATACTGTAGTTTCTAGATTAATATTTAAATACTCTGGGTCTACAATCTCTGGTGTTATCGATACTACATTTTTCTTTTGTAGTGCAGAAACAACAAATTCTTTTTGAGTATTAGTTAATTGTAATGTAGATGAAGGTTTAATACAAATAAAAATTTTACCATAAATTTTTGGTGTATTATCTTCGCCACCCCAAACCATAATAGTTTCTGCGTCTGGAAAAATATTTTTAACTAATACTCTATAATCTTCTGCAGTAACTGCTCTATTTTGAGCAGCATACATTCTTGGAGCATTAAATTTTATAGATGATATGTCTTCTGGTTCAGTACCACCGCCAGCTATTTCTTTAGTAGTTACAGACAAGTTACTACCTAATAAAGAAACACCACCATAATTAAAAGCAAATGCTCCATTTGGTGCATTTAAACTAGAAACAAAATATTCTAAAGTTACTACATTTCCAACATCTAATCTATTCCCAATTATATTATTACCAAAATAAATTTCATATTGATTATCTTCAATCTCTTTAATAAAAAATATTTTAGTGGTTTCTGTTGCAATAACTAAATCTTCAATTCTTGTGTAAATATCAAATTTGTCAGCAGTTGAATTTTCTTGAACTTTAACAACTAAAGTACTCAAATCTGCATTAGAATTTGGAATAATAAATCTTTGTCCCTCAGATACCGTATATCTGTAAGTTAATGGACTACCTTCAACGAGTTCAATATCTGTAAATGTATAATTACCTTGTGTATTTAATGAAACAGTTTGAGCAGAACGATTATAAAATGTATATGTTTTACCATCAACAGTAGTAGTAAATGGTTGATTAGCAGGAAGAGTAACAACTGCAGGTTGTGTAGTTGGAGAAATAATAGTTAAATCAACTATTGCTCTTGCTGAAACAGCAGAATTAGGGGTATATCCCAAAGACTTAGCTAGTGATACTACGTTAACTCTTTTACTTGCTGAATCTAAAAATATCTCGTTAACTGCTAAGTTTGTATAGATATTATTATAGTGCGTATTATATGCAAGTAGATCTAAGAGTATTGACATAGCTGAACCTTCAAAATCGTAATCTTGAAATTCAGATTGTCCAGCTAAAAATGTTTTTAAATTACTTTTAATCGCATCAAAATCTAACTCTGATACTGATATTCTTTTATTATTTGCCATTTATCTGGTTCTCTCTAGTGCAAATTCTACTGATATTGGTCTTTCTGTATTAATAATTTTAAATTCTATTGTCACATAAACTGCATTCGCATCAGAGTAATCATTGACTAAAACATCTATAACTTCTACTCTAGGTTCAAAATTATTAATAACATCAATAATAGATCGTTTCATCATTACAGAAAACATTGGTCCAACAGATTCAAATAATAGAGTTCTAATAGGAGAACCTATCTCACTGTGGAAAGGTCTTTCAAAATTTCGAGTTAATAATAAATTTTTAAGAGACTGTTTTATCGCATTTTCATCATATTTACGTGAGACATCTTTAGTCACTGGGTGAGCAGTGAAATTAAAGTCTAAATCTGAAAAAATTCTAGTATTTCTGGCCATATTGATTATTTAGGTTTATTCTATAAACGTATTGTAAGAACCTTCTGCACAAGCATCCCCACAAGCGATCGGATCCCCTATTCTGGCAGCTAATATTCCCTCAATATATGTTTTAGCAGCTCCGCTACTAGGAAATCTATTAGAGGTAGGATGGCAGGTTGGACCACAACAATGTGTTACATATTTTGATCCTCCGCCAGTTATACAGCCTGGTTTTATTTTATTAACAAAAGTCTTTTGAACATGAGTCTCTACTAAGTTTGTAGGAGGAAAACATCCATGTCCAGTTGACATATCTCCAAGTCTAATTACTGCAGGCATTATCTTGTATATCCTACATATTCTATTAAAGTTAGTCTTCCTGTATCCCAATCATTTACTACAGTTTTTATATAATTTTTAGTAGATACAACTATATTTCCATTTTTTGCTACAGCAGTATATGAATATATTTTATATTCTTGAACACTTGGTCGAAAAGAAATAATCTGAGAAAGTTCAGCTTTATTAATTTGCGAAAATTTAGAAACTGTTTTAAAATTATTATCTGTTGTTCTAAATGAAACTGTCCCACTAAAAGAATCTGTATATTTACCAGATATAATATTAGAAGAAACAACTACTGATGAATTAACATCATTTGGCGTAATAGTTACTGATAATGGATTTAGTGTTAATTCATCTACGTAAGTAATCTCATGAGAAAAATTTATATTTTCTTGTATAGAACCAAGTTCTTCTAATTCTGGAGTCCACATATTTATTTGCTCGGTCTTGGAATCTCATTTAACAATTTAAATCCATTAATACCCTCAAACTTGTGATTTACCATAGTAAATGCTTGTTTTCTTCTAGTTTTTAAATCATATCCAACATGTACCCACACCACATTAGCATATTGATATTCTAAAATAAGTTGATCATACGGTATTACAGGTTCTGCTTTACGTATAAAATCATAATGATCTTGTGGTTTATTTTGTCCAATAATTGCTAAATCAAATGCTAGACCTTTACAGTGACTAGAGACAGGAGATTCATTAGGGGTTATTCCTTTCAATCTATATCCAGAAGTAATAGTCCATAATCTCTTATATCCACCTATGCCACCTGGGAATACTTCTAAAAGTGGTTCAAGTATATTCTGCGTGGTAGTTGCTAGATTACATAATATTTCTTGAACAGTATACAATCTTGGTGCTGAGTTTTTAGAAACACTTAACATCTGGTCAACAAGTCTATGTTTTCCGTTAACACCACCTGATATTAACATTCCAAGTGTAAAGTTTTTAGACATTCTATAGTCATCGCTATATGATTTAGTTGCATATATTTCTTGACAGTTTACAGGAACTTTAATATCTTTTCCGCCAGTAGTTGGAGCAGATTCTACTACTACAGGTGGAGTTGGAACAACTGCAGTATCACCATCTTTTTTAATTTGTTCATTTTTATGTAGTCTTCCTTCTGGTGTGTCAGAGTCTTCTGGTGTTTCAGCGACTGCTTTATCTTCAACAGATCTTTCAGGAGGAATCAAAAATGGAACTACAGGGTTAATTGGTTGCCCCTTTTCAGGAGCAGTTAGTTGTATGTCTTCTACAGAGGCAGATGTTGCGCCACTACCAAAATAACCAGCAGAATAATCAACCTGTAAAACTCCGCCACTCTTCAAATCCATAGTATTTGAAGATGTAATTTTAGTTGCATCTCCAACTAAAAGATTAAAGTTTTGTAGCGTTTGGATGTTAATATTTTGTGCTTGTAAATTAAAATCACCAACTGCTTTGTAGTTGATATTTCTTCCAGCTACAACATCAATATCATTAAACACTCTCATTTCAACATTGTTGCCCACCTCAATGCTTGCATTATTAGAAACTTGTATATTAGCATCAGATCTAGCAAATATATTAGTATTACCCTCAACTGTTATATTACATTCTCCGTTGACACTAATGCAACCATTTCTTTCCATTATAACAAAATTATCACCAACAATATAATTAACTTGAGTTCCTTGTGGATCTATTTCTGTAAATGTTCCAGAGCGATGATATGTATGAATTCTCTCTTGTCCAGGAGTGTCATCAAATTCTTGTATATGACCAGACTCTGTTTCATAAACACGATTAAGTGGGTATTTTGCACCATATGTAGAAAGCGGTTGATCCCACTTTCCATTTCTAATTGCTTTTGGTATAGTTAATTTTCGACTAGCATCTTTCTTTTTAATAATAGTGCCTTCAATTATACCACGTGCTAAACGATTTGTATCTGGCTCATTTAAATATTCATTTAAAGGATACTTGTTATTTGGATCTCTAAATCCAATTGTATTGGATCCAGTAGTTTTACTCTTTTCAGATGGACCAGGTTTTGCAGCAGCAGCAGGATCTCGTGGTGGTTCTGGTAATGGAGCACCAGCATCTTTTTCTACTGAACCAGATGCTTTATAACCATAAAAATATTCATAATATGATAACTTTCTAGCTGCTATATCTGGAGAGTTTACTCCAACTGCATTTTTTGCAGCATAAAAGTAATCTGGATTTGATTTTGGATTAACACCAGCTGGAGTTCTGTCCTTAATATAAAGAGCAGCTACTAATGCAGATACATTAATATCGTTATCTAATGAATCTGGATTATTAACGATATCAAGAGATAACCCTGTAGCATTAGCAAGATTTTGATAACGCTGATAGTTAGCCTTACCTGTTAATTGAATAAATCCACGACCAAAATATTTTCCACCATCTGCATCTGTTTGGTTACCTAAGAAATTTTTACCACGTTTAGTTGGTCCATATGCCCAAGAGAAAAACTCTTCTCTTGTCATACCTTTTTTTGCAGCATTTGAATATTTTTGAATATCTGCTTCTGTCGCAAAAGAATATATTTGTTTTAATCTTTGGGGAGAATAGTTATAAGATTCTAACTGTGGGATCCATCCAGTTTCTCCACCTGCAATACCCAATAATGCACATTTTTGTTCTTTAGTTGTTAATCCAACTTTATCACAAGCAGCAATTAATGCTTTTATACCAGCAGATGCTTTTGATGGATTTGACGTAGATTTTGGAGGAGGTATAGTTGGAATAGAATCATTTACAACTGTAGATTGAACTGGAGTTGGCGATGCGCTTCCCGTAGTTACTGGCTGACCACTACCAGATAACACAGGATTACCAGAACCATCAACCAATACTCCCTGTAACTTGCTTTGTGTTACAGCATTTAAATTAGATGGTGGATCTCCAAATGTGAGTATATTTTCGCCAAAGGCATTTACTGGCTTACTAATTGTAATTTTATCTCTTCCATTTATGGAAACAATAGTGGCACCATCTGGAATACCAAATCCATAAACGTACATATTAGGTCTTAAATTACCAGTAAAATTTGTTACCTCGCCATCTGGATCATAAAACGTGATAACAGTTCCATTAACTGGTCCAGGAATAGTTCTTAATTTAATATCACTAGTTTTTACAGAAGGTAATATTCCTGCATCATCATCAACATCTATAGATCCAGGTGTAGTAGAAATACCACCAACAGTTCCAAGAATAATTGGTTGTTGTTGATCTTCATCTGCAAATATAATGATAACAGAAGTTCCTTCAACTGGTCCAACTGGAGAAAATCCAATCCCGTTCATTGCTGCAGAAACTACTGGTTGTATAGGAACAGACCATGGTAATTCTTCTGTTGGAAGTTGAGATTTATCATGCGTGTGCAGACCAACTATCCTTACTTGACATCTACCAAGTTTTAAAGGATCTTGTCTATTTTCTACGATACCATAATAAAAATTCATTATTTTCCTTTGTTCATATCCATCTGCGAAGATTCTTTTATAACTTCCATAATACATTCATGTTTTTCTCTATCAATGTAATGATTAACAGCAGAAATTAAATAAAATCCAGAAAACATTTTATCTGTAGTATTTTTATCTCTTGGAGTTATTGGTTCCATTTTATTTAAAACTATAGCTACCTTTTGTCCTACTGTATAATCAGTTCTTCCAGGAACAGTTATTTGTAATTTATTTGCCTCTGCTAATTTAATTAGTGAGAGTCTTTCTTGAATAGTTTTTTGATTTGTTACATCACCAAATGCATTAAAATTACCATAATATTTTGGATATCTTATATGAAAAGAATTAGAACGAAAAACAGCTCTATCTGAATTTACAGGAAATTTATTTAAATGTTTTTGTTCATTAAATCTTTGAAACATATTATAGTTTCTAGTTGTATATTTTTTAGTTGTAACATCGTATGAGATAATTTTAGAAGATAACATACCTGAAGAAATTCTATCCATATAGTCAAATCCTACAGGAATGCTTATTTCTTTAATTCTTTTATAATCTTCTGGTATGTTTCTAGCATCGCCACCTTGTGGTAATTTATCTCTAGTATATTTGTCATATGTAAATTCTTGGTAAGGATTTGCTCCATATAAACTGTCTAAACTTATAAAATAAAATCCATCTCTATTTTCAAAAAATACATAATTTGGAGTTTTATTTAAATTGGAAGCAGAAGCAACTAAATGCATAATATTTTTAACAGGAGACCAAAAATTTGAAATATATTTTGTATTATTAATTGTTGGTTCTATAAAAACCTGTTTATCGCTTTCTAATCCTATTGTTTTATCTTTTAGAAATGGTTCTACTAATTCAGAAACTTTATTACCAAAAACTCTACTAATTTTTTTATTTAAATCTACAATGGCTTCTTTTGACACAAAATGTAGTTGATAAACTACGGAACGATCTCCAACTATTTCACGATTAGATAATTTGTAAATATAAAATGTCCCTTTTATATTTTTAGTCTTTTTTAGAGTTGGCGTAGATATATCTAATTCTACAAATTCTTCACCAATAAATGGAAATAAATTAACTAAATCTAAAGCATCTTTAATGATTAAACTTCCACTCATAAATGGTGAGAATAAATCTTCATATATTTGAATATTAATAACCTGAGCAGCGATATCTTGTGTGAATCCCTTTAAGGTTACTATTTTAACCTTATCAATGCTGACATCACCAGCAAATCTTAATTTAGAAACAGCCTTCATTATAACAATTCTTCAAAATTCTTAATAATAGCATTAATTATCTGTGGAGATACTATCTTTATTCTTCTTTTCTTTTCATTTAAATCTCGTTCATAAGATGCATTAGTTATAGGCACTGCACCTGGATAATTTGAATTAACTATAAATCCTCTTTCATCTACATAATGTTTAATGTTATTTGCAGTAGTTCCATATTTTGTTTCAATATGTTTAACAAGAGCATATTCCTCTAATGGAAAATCTGTAAGATAATCATATTTGTCGTTGCAAAGCATAATTATCCAATGATATTCTGCATTTCCATAGATCTTTTCTGCTATAATTTCTGGTGTTTCCCCATCAATTATATCATATTCATCATACAATGTTATATTTGATAAAATTTCTTTACGAAAACGAACATTTCTTGTAATATCTTTAACAATAGAAGTTTTTAACTTAGTTCCATATCTAAAGTCGTAAAGAAAATCAGGAAATTCTTTAAAATACATTATAGACCATCCTTCACTTTATCTTTTGTTAGAAGAGCAAGTTCACGGAAATTCATTGTTACATTAATTTGAGTTGGCATTCCATCTTCAAATGTAGTAAATGTTCCGTTTGGTGTATAGTTTACATTTAGCTCTGTTAAAACACATGAGGTGTGTCTATGTAGTTTTAAATTTTCCACACCATTATTATAATAAAGAATATCGAATTCAGAAGGATACATATATACAAAATTATACTCATCCTTAAATTCTGGATGCATATGATATTTAAATTGCTGTATAATGTTTAATACATTTTTTGCTTCTTGAGAACTTCTTGGAAAAAATTGATAGTCGAATTGAAATGTTCTAAAATCTACACCTTTAAAAACTTGTTCCTTTTTAGGATTTGCTGCCAATCCCAGAGCAGCAGAAGCACCAGGTGTTTTGCCTAAAGTTAAATTAGCAATAATAGCTGCACCAACACCCTTAACATCACTGTCTTTACCTTTACTGTCAAGTGCTTTCATAACTTCATCTATACCTTCAGCAGCTATCGATAATGATGTAGTATCTTCTTCTGACCATTGCATTCCGTAACGAATTTGTAATTGATTTGGGACATGCATAGCGATTGCAGTTTTTAAGCGTTTTTGAGATCTTGTCGCATCTGGGGCGAGAGTAGCAGTCACCGCAAGACCTACTGTTGGTATATTTGCTATAGCGGTTCCCTTGAGTGCACCAGCTACATTACCAAAAGCAATACTTCCTCCGACTATGCCAGTTATTGTGTTAACAGTTCCCTGAGCCGCAACTAGTCTATCTTTAGAAAGGTTCTGTGCAATTAGATCTCCACGATCTCTAGGAGTTAAATCATTGACAAACTCGTTTTCAGGTAAGGATTTTGCTAGTTTAGAATCGGTTCCGACGTTAATGTAAAATACTACATAGTTTCCACCATACGTTCCTTTCGCAGAAAATAAATCATCTGGATAAGAAAATGATTCAACATTATAGCCATCAGATCCCCCACTTCTAAATGTGCTTGGACCACCTCTTGGGGTATAGAGATTGGCTTTTTGTTCCTGTCTTTGTTCAAATTTACGAAGGTCTGCTTGTTCTGCCATTTGATGCCTTTAGAATAAATAAAGGTGAATATTACCTCTAATTAGTTATTTATGTTCCATAAAAGAAAGTTTACTCCATTATTTCCTGAAAAATACACAGGAGATCACACAAATATTATTATGAGAAGTTCATGGGAAACCATGTTCGCCAATTGGTGTGATAAAAACCCATCTATTATAAAATGGAGTTCTGAAGAAACGATTATTCCTTATCGCTGTCCCACAGATAATTTAATACATCGCTATTTTGTTGATTTTAAAATTATAATTAATAACGGTAAAACTTATCTTGTAGAAGTAAAACCCAAATCCCAAACAATTCCTCCAGAATATCCTGGAAAAAGAACAAAAAGATACTTAACTGAATCTTTAATCTTTATTAAAAATCAGGCTAAATGGGAAGCAGCTAAAATGTATTGTAAAGATCGAGGTTGGGAATTTAAAATTATTACTGAACAGGAGTTAGGGTTAACACCTAAATAATATTTATGGCTAAAAAACCAACTATGATCGACGTATTCGAGAGAAACAAGTATGACCTTTTAACCTCGGTTAGAAAAAGTCGTGCTTGGTTTGAACAACAAGTCCTTTTGATGACTAGGCAGCAACTCACTCCACAAAGAGTGTTAAATGGTAATCCAGAACAGTTAGTTACTAGAATTATGCCTGGACATTTGTATATGTTTGGTTATGATCCTAAAACTAAAGAAGATCTTCCATACTATGACAGGTTTCCTCTAGTATTTCCTTTTCGTAAATCTTCAGATGGATTTTATGGATTAAATATGCACTATTTACCATACCCATTAAGAATTGGGTTATTAGATAGTTTATTAACATTTGCTAGCAACACAAGATATGATGAAACTACTAGAATTAAATATTCATGGCAACTAATTAATGGCATATCAAAATATCAAGCAGCAAAACCATGTGTAAAACAATATCTTACCAGTCATGTTAGAACGCAATTTAGACAAGTACATTCAAATGACTGGGCAACTGCAATGTTATTACCTGTTGAACGATTTGTAGGTGCGTCAAAACAAGAGGTTTGGGCAGATTCTAAAAAAATTATAAGAAAGAACTAAAATGGCATTAAATTTACCATTCTTAACACAAAACTCTTCTAGAGGTGGAAGTGCTAAACCTGGAAGCATAGGAGATTTCGTTGCTCAAGTAAAAAGTGGAGCATTATCAAGACAAAATCGTTTTGCTGTATTATTCACTCCTCCTGCTGGTGTAAATCCACAAGCACTGCGAAAAGTTTTATTATTTTGCGATACTATCCAACTTCCTGGAACTAATTTCTCAACTATTCAAAATAGAACATATGGCGAATTTCGTGAAGTTCCATATGAAAAACTCTATGATGCGGTAAATATGACCTTTTATGTAGATTTGGATCTAAAAGTAAAAGAGTTATTCGATAGATGGGTTGACACAGTACAAAATCCAGTAACAAGAAACTGGAATTATTACAATAATTATATAACAAATATGGTTATTGAAGTTCAAGATATTAATGATAATACTCGTTATGAAATGACTTTATGGGAGTGTTATCCAAAATCAATAGGTGCAATAAATCTTGATCATTCATCAAAAGAAGTTATGAAACTACCTATAACTATGCAGTACAAATATTGGACAGCTGAACCAAAATCTCCATTGAGTAATGGTCAAAAAGTTCCTTTAACTTTATATGAAAAAATGATGAAAAATTTTTCTGGTTTTCAAGAGACACTAAACAATACTCTAGGAACTACAGCAGGTAATTTTATAACTGGATCTGCTTTAACATATGGTGTTACCAAAATCCCTGGACTATTAAAATTCTAATGTCAGAAATTATAGCATTCTTTACAGTTAAAACTACGCTATCACTATTATTAGCGTTATTAATATTAATGGTCATTATGACTATGGTTGCGATGCATCGCAACCCAAAAGATTCGTTTGACATTAAAGATTTAGTAAGTAGTGACGGAAAACTAGATGAGAAAAAATTTACTAGATTTGGGGCATGGGTGATTAGTACATGGGGGTTTATATATCTGATCATTAGTAACCCTACAACATTTCCAGAGTGGTATTTTATTGGGTATATGGGAGCATGGGTAGCAAATGCTATATTTGACAAATATGTAAATAGTAAAAAGGAATAGTATGAAAGTTGATGAAACATTATCCGCTGAATTTGGTATACAACCAATCAGCAAAACTGAAGTGATATCTAAAAATGGTGATCTTATAAAACCATCTGATAATAAAATTGATGACGACTATGAAGTCTCTCGCAATAATATGCGTGTATTGCTTCAACAAGGACAAGAAGCATTAACTAGTGCTCTTGAGGTAGCTAGACAATCAGAACATCCTCGTGCATTTGAAGTTGTTGGAAATTTAATAAAACAATTAGCTGACATTAATCAGCAACTATTAGATTTACATTCACAAAAACAAAAATTAGACGAACCATCTAAGTCTGATAAGACTAAACAGGTTACAAATAATGCTATCTTTGTAGGTAGCACAACTGAGTTGAATAAGTTAATTAAGAATATGACCAAAGGAGATGCATAATGGCTTTACCAGTAAATAGTACACCAACGTACAATCTAGTTGTTCCTTCTACTAAAGAAACTATCAAATTTAGACCATTTCTAGTAAAAGAGCAAAAAGCACTTTTAATCGCTCAACAGAGTGAGAATGTTATGGTAATGATGGATACTCTAAAGAGTATTATTAAATCTTCTGTAACTTCTACAATTGATATCGAATCTTTATCTTTATTTGATATGGAATATATTTTTCTTCAGCTTAGAGCAAAATCTGTTGGGGAGGAAATTGAGTTAGTTTTGAAATGTCCAGAAGAACATGGTTCCGAAGAGGCAAATAAAAAAGCAACAGTAAATGTAAAAATTAATATTGATGACATTAAAGTAGAACAATCCAAAGAACATACAAATAAAATTCCTTTATTTAATGATGTTGGGGTTGTTATGAAATATCCATCACTAGAAACTCTAACAAAGTTTCAAAATGTTAAAAATAATGACGCTAGTTTAGTCTTTGATATAATTGCAGAATCTATGGATTACATCTATGATAATGACGAAATATATCCTATTAAAGATCAGACCAAAGCGGAAGTTAAAGAGTTTATTGATAATCTAACCGCAGAACAATTTGAAAAACTGCAGAAGTTTTTTGAAACTATGCCCAAATTATCTCACAAACTACATTTTAATTGTCCAGTCTGTAGTAAATATAACGAGGTTAAACTGGAGGGTCTAGATAGTTTTTTTTGATAGCTCTCTCTCATGATACTTTATCTAATTATTATGAATTAAACTTTTCATTGATGCAATACCATAAATATACACTAGAAGATATTGAAAATATGATACCATTTGAGAGAGAGATCTATATCTACCTACTAATTAGACATTTAGAAGAAGAAAAGAAAAGAATGGAACGCTAATATGGCGCAAATGGCAGCACTTTTACAAGCACAAAGGTCGATGATAGCAGCGAATGATGCTAGACTCACCCCAGCAAATGTAACACCCCCAACTTCATCTAAAGAAAATGATTTAGAGAATCAAAGACGTCAAGACAAGATGATCGAACTTCTTGTAAAAATTGAAAAGAATACAGCTGGAGCTATAGGTGGTGCTGCAAAAAGTGCAAAACCTGCTGGTGGTGATTTTGGCATTGGCGCACTTGGCACTATGTTAGCAGTGGCTTTAGGTGCAATTGTTGGTTATATTAAAGGATATGTAACTCTTCTGGGTAAACTTGCTAAAGTATTATTGCCAGAAAAGTGGATCGCCGCAATTAAAACTGGCTTTGATGCTATTGTCGATTTCTTTGGTAAAATAGGAGATCTTATTGCTAAAGGATTTGCCAAGATTAAAAGTCTTTTTGTTTTTGATGAGGGTTCTACAATCGGTAAAATGATAACCTCTTTAAAAGATGGTATATCAAAATTCTTCGCACCAATTGCAAAGGGAGCAGATCTAATAAAAGATGGTTCTGCTGCAGTAGGAAGAGGTATCGATTTTGTTATGGATATGGTAGGAAAGGTTAAATCATTTTTCTCCACAGTTGCTGCATGGGGTGATGAGTTTATGAAAATATTCGGAGGTGCTGTTAAAATATTTTCAAAATTAGCAATTCCATTTACAGTTATCATGACTTTATGGGATACGGTAAAAGGATTTATAGCTGGATTTGAAGATGGTGGAATTATTGGTGGTGTTATGGGTGCAGTTAAAGGTTTCTTTAATTCATTAATTTTTGCACCATTAGACATGTTAAAAAATGCTATTGCTTGGGTGCTTGGAGTATTTGGGTTTGATAAGGCAGAAGAAGCATTAAAATCATTCTCCTTTGAGACAATGTTTAGTAACATGATTGATAATCTAGCAAAACCATTTATTTGGATACGTGACAAAGCGATAGAACTATGGGAATCTTTCAATTGGGATGAACTGTGGGGAAAGATAACAACATTTATTACAGAATCTATTGGAAGTGTAGTAACTGGTTTTGGTAAATTAAAAGATGGTATTATTGAATGGTGGAATGGTTGGTCTATTAGTGATGTTATTACTAGTATTTCAAATCAAGTCACAGAAATTTCTTCTGCTATTTCTAAATGGTTTAAAGATAAACTTGATAAAGTTAAATCTTTCTTTGGATTTGGCGATGATAAGAAAGAAGAAACAGCTCCAGTTAAACCTGCCCAACGCCAAGAACCACGAGTTGTTGATTACAGTGGTGTAGTTTCTCCAGAAGAATCGCCTTCTGCTGCTGTCGTACAGGAACCACCAAAAACTGGTTCTACAATGAGTAAATTAAAAGGTTTCTTTGGTTTCAAAGAAAAACCTGCTCCAGCTGTAGAAGCTGCTCCTGCGCCAGCGACAGCTGCTCCAACTACATCGCCAGTAGTAGCTGTTCCAGCAGTAGCAAAACCAGTTGAACCACCAAGAACAGCCACACAAGTTTCTTCTGCATCAGCTGCTTCAGAAGAAGCAAAGATTAGAGCAATGACACCACAAGTTAGATCTTCTAACAATGCTGTAGTTAATGCTCCTGTAAATAACAATCAAAACAATTATATTAAAGCAAATATAAGAAATCAAGAATCATCATTAGAAAGATACGAAAGAGATCGAAATAGATTCGCTTTCTAAAAAACAAAAGGGGATCTTTCGATCCCCTTTCTTATGTAGCGAAGTGTAGATTAATCTTCTTTCGCAATTTTCTCAAAATAAGACATCACATCATCATCGTCTTCATCTACAGATTTTGGAGACGGAGCAGGTTTAGATGCAATTTTTGGTGCTGGCGCAGATGGACGTTCATCTTCATCTGCAATTTCTGCAGCAGATTTACTTACATAAGTGTCGCCAGAAAGAACCTCATTCAACTTGCGTTTTAGTTCATCATAAGACTTGAAGTTTTTACGATCTGTAAATTCAGCAAGTTTATGTTGAGCAGAAACAATCTTCAATAACTCTTGTTCATCATCAGATACTGCAACAGGATCTGTAAATACAGATTCGTCATAATTCGCATAGCCATCTTTCTTGCGCATGCGAAGTTTAAAGTTAGCACCTTCCCAAAGATCAAAGACATTGACTGGCTTTTCGTCTTCAAAAGTCGGACGAGCCTTGTCCATAATCTTATCAAAGATTTTCTTACCAAATTTAAATAAGAAAACCTTACCCTCATTCTCAGGATGTTTAGGATCGCTGACAACAAGAATATTAGCAATAAAAGAGAGTTTACGCTTTTGCTTACGTGCAATCTCTTTGTTTGCTTCAGAACCACTATTCCACAGCTGAGTGTTTAGTTCACCAACTGGATCGTTTTCACCAAGAGTGGTCAAAGAGTTTTCAATATACCATTTCCCAGTTGGACCTTGGAATCCATGAGAAAAGATACGTACCCATGGGAGTTCATCACCTTCAACTCGTGGCAGGAATCGAATTGTGGCTGTACCATTACCTGCCTTGTCGCCTTCCAATCGCCAAAAGCGATCATCGGCATAAGACTTAGTTTCGGTTTGGGGATTAGCAATCTTATCGAATGCTTGAGAGATTTGACCGAAGTCAGAGGAACGCATTTTGCGTAGAGTTTGAATATCCATTGTATTTCCTTTCGTATTTACGGAGTATCGTTAGTATTTTTAGTATGTTCAATTGTTACATCATCTTGAATTTCAATCTCATCATCAAATGGATCGTTATCAAAATCATAATCTTCTTCAACATAACTATTTAGCGTTTTCATACCTCCACTCTTTTTGTTATTAGAGTGTTTGGCATGTTTACCAGATCGCCCACTGGATTGCTCATCGTCAAACAGACGAGCATTTTTCTTATAAGTCTTGCCCATTTTAATTCACAACTTCTTCTGAGAAGTGGTTAAAGATTTTTTCAAGTTTAATTCTATCGTATTTAACAAAACCAGTCAACTTTGTAATTCGTCGCATCTCGTTTTCCCAAATGTACTTCACAGATATGTTTTGTTTCCACTTTTCTAAAATATCTGTAAAATCATCAATAATTCTCATAGTCTCAATAGCAAGTTTACCACCTATAAACATATTTAATGCAATAGGATACTCATTATCAGTGAAATCAAATATTGCAGTGTTTTTTAATCTGTTTATCTCAACATGAGTGATAATCTTAGCCAAGTCATCTATAAAAACTTTTGTAATACTTTGTTTTCTTCTATTCCACTCGAGATAGTTGTCTTCTGCTAGCTGTCCATCATATATTGCATTATCACTATTGTATGCAAAATTTGAAACGAAAAATTGAATTATATCTTTATCATCTTGGTACTTTTGAGCCAATTTCTCAAAGATATATCTATCATTCCTAGCGTTAAATGCTTCACGTGTACCACGAACATTACCTCTGTTCTCAAAGACATTAAATTTATCAGTGGTGAAGTGAAGTTTAATAGCCAGATAATATCTGTATGCTTTAAAGCCGTCCACGGTAAAATCTCATAACTAAAATTATATCTAACTTAGATATCAAGTTGTGCTTGTTTTGGGAGATAATTCAACTCACGAAAATTCATTTCAATTTTATCTTTTAAAGACTTATTAATCAATGATGCAATATCTTCAGGTTCGAGATAATTTTCTCGACAATACTCTAATACTGCATCCATATATGAAAACTTTTTTGAGGCAACTAATTGTTCAATATGAAGAGAAAACTCATTGGCAGTTTTAAACATTAGTCTTCCTCATCAAGTTTGACATCCTTCTTTTTCATCCAATACTCAAGTGCCTTGATTTCCTTACTCACTTCTTCATATTCATTTAGTTTGGCTTTATATAATTTCCAAATAGGAGTCTCTGCATTATCTGGATCCATCTTGTCTCCATAAGTATCCAGAAACATTGTGAAAAACTTATCTAGTCGCATTTTGATTGCGATAAGTTCGTTATATCTGTTAATAGAAGATCTTTTGCCCATTACGTTAAGTCCTTGTGTTTTGTTTTAGATTCAACAGTCCATTATATTGCATTGTTTATTTATCACCTTCTCATCTTTGCAATATCAACTGCTTCCTCATCTGTGAAGATAGGTATAGCGTTAGACTTATGCAAAGTACCAATACCTTTCATAGCAGTTCCAGTATAGACATGAGATTCTTTCTTTGCACAAACACCTGCTGTAAATGGTAAACTTGGGATGTTAGGCGTCTCCCGACGAGCAGGTTTCCCAAGAGAATATGCCCAGTCACCCGATTGATGTTTGATCGGTTTCTTCGGAGCATATTTTTGAAGAAGGTTTTCCCAGTCTGCTTGCAACTCTCGCTGCTTTGCATTAGGTTTTCTTTTCTTAGATTTTCCAAGACTTGCGTATACAATCATGATATAATTATACTCCAGTAAAAATTGCAAGACAAGTTAAATAACAAAGCCAGTGGTGTCTTTCTTAGCCTTACCTTTGGCTTTCAAACCAACAATCACACCCTTTGAATCCAAGAAACGAAGATCAGTTTCGTCACCATTGATGACTGGACGACCAAGATATGTTTCGGGTACTTTGTGAAATACAGCTGCAACATTCATACCATTTGACAATGCAATGCGAACATCCATGTCGTTGCCATCTGCTTTAGAGAAAGTCAGGTGGTAGTTAGGGATATGTTTCACTTTACGATTGTTCACTTTGGTATAGTCATAGAACTGCACATTAGGAAACATCTGAAAGATGTTCTTATTGTCTTGCACTTCATACTTCTCCCATGAGAGATCAGAAGTGCCATTAAGACGAAAGACAGGAATCAATCCTTGTTTCTCTGCTTTCTTGATAGTCTTACGAATTTCAACAAACAACTCAAGAAGAAATGCTTGACGATTTTCGAAGAATGCTTTAGTCTTGCGAATACGTGCTTGCTGAATCACATTCGTTGTCTCACCTTTCTTGAAGATGCCACCACGACCAGCAGTGTTCAAACAAGCAGCAGTGCAACCAACTGTTCTCTTAGGGCACACTTCTTTACCTGACAAGTTTGCAGGTGCGAGGTGCAGTACTGAAGACAGATAACCTTTCTTCTGACCCTTCAACAACTTTGGGTTTCCAACTGTAAGCAGACTCATAATTTAAGACTCCATTTCAACGATAACAGAGTTATTATACATCAATCCTGAATAAAAGACAACCCCCTAGAATCCCTGTATCCTAGAGGGGATTTAAGTTAGTATTCACTTACTTTTTACTGGAGTCGCTGGGTGAGATGCGCCATACGCTATACATACAACATCTCGTTCATTTGCATAAGCACAACGAACAGCTACAGGATCGATTCCTTTAACAATTGCTGACTCTACATTTTTTTCAACAGACTTCAATTCACTATATTGATAAAAAGTGACTGAAATAATAAATGTCACTACTGCGATTAAAACTGAAATAGTAAAAACTTTATCATTCATTATAAACTCCTTTAATTTACCAAGCACCATCATCTACAACTCCACGAACCCATACTGGTCCAAATGAAATCATAAAACCATAATTTCTTGGATTCATATCATCAGGTTTAATATTAACTGCTTTAAATTCCCAATGATAAGGATTTAAAATAAATCCCATCCATAATCCAGAATATTTAAGATAATTCTTTAATTGCATCGCATAGCCCCATATCTTTTGCCTCTTGAGGACTTAACCATATGTCTTGAGGTGGGAGAAGAACATCTCTAATTCTTTTCTCATTAAGACCAGTACACTTTTTATAGTGTGTAATCATTTTCTTTGTGGTTAAATCGAACTCTTTGACAGTTGCGAATAATTCGTGTTCTTTACCAAAAGCACCCCAAGAATACTGGTGACTTAGAATTGATGTGTTTGGTGTTAGAATACGACTTCCCTTTTCTCCAGCAATAAAAACCATAAGACCTGCAGAAGCAATCTGTCCCAATCCAATTGTTCTAATTGGAACAGCAGAACCTCTCATCGCATCAATCATAGCAAATGCTGCGTTAAGATCACCACCTGGAGATGTGATTATAAGATTAAGCAAGTCTGGTCTTTCTTCTTGAAAGTTCGTTTCAAAAATCCATTCAACAACTTGCTTAGCAGAAGTTAATGATATTTCTTCCATCAACAAAAAGAAGGAATGCTGTGCATCTGGCGATTCTTTAAGTTGAATGTTCAATTTGTTTAACATTATAACTTTTCTTTCTCTTTATAAAAAATATGTCTACCTATTACAGCGGTTTTTTCTAAACCTCTCCAATTCGGACGAACATAATCAGCATGATAAAACAATGCTCCATTTGTGAAGTCTTTTATTTTTTCATAATTTGCATAAACATATAATGCAACTTCTTTAGATTTTTCATATGCAATTTTTTCTCTGTTAGTGATTTTATTTTCGCACCACCATGTGAATTGACATGTATAGTTTACCTTTTGTTTCACTACAGAGCAAATATCTTTTGGGTATCGTGGATCTTGCACTCTATTCAATGTTACAAGAGCAACTGCAATCTTACCCTTCTCAGGTTCATATCCTGCTTCATGATAGATATTATCAGCCAAGCAAATAACTTGTTGCTTAGCGTCTTTGGTTAATTGTGACAGTTCTATATTAAGAACTTTTGTTGTCTCGTTAAAAAACAAATATGAATATAATATAATTGAAAAACTTATTGAAAATAATATTAATATTGAATAGATTCTTATTCGCATATTGATCTCCTTATTTCAGTTAGAGGCAGAGGAATGCAATATCCCTCTGCCCGATCCCTATCAGGTGGACTTTTTGCTAGTCTTTTCTAATGTATTAGTGGGAATATTTGAAACAAAACCATTTAGCACTTGTGCTTTAGCAATGATTTCTGTTTCTGATGGATATGGTGGGAATCCTGGATGTTCAGGCATCGCACCCCCATTGAGTCTAGCAGATTCAATTTTCATCTGCCACTCGTTGCTGATTACTTCACGCTTACCATAATAGTCATCGTTAAGCATATCTTTCGCCATTTTTAATAGTTCTAGGCGAATCTCGAACGGGGTCAAGTTACTCATGTTTACTCCTTGTGTGTTATGAGTTGTGTGTAATGAAGGTTTTTAACGTGGTTGCCTCCAACCACGATCCATCTCTGGATATATTATTTAGGAATTACTTCTTTGCTTCTTCCTTTTTGGCTGGTGCTTTTGGTGTTGGTTTATCACCTTTTGGTAGTGGAGGACACTTACCATCTTTATCTTTCTTTACGCAATTAGTGTTTTCCACTGGTTTTGCATCTGATTTCTTTGCTGGCTCTGCTGCAAATCCAGTAATTGCAACTGCCATAATTAATGAACCGAGTAGTAACTTCATTTAGTTTCTCCTATAAAATTAAACTTAACATTAGAGTGTTTAGCAATAAGATCATACCATCTAGCACGCCAAACACTTACATTCTTACTCATATCTATTGATCTACTATCAATCCACTGATGAGTGTAACTATCAGTATTGTTTGTAAACCAAGAATCACATCCATATATATCTATTTCAGTCGAACCTAGCTCTAATAATTTTCTACAAGCAGCGTGACCTGCAGAATCATAGTCAGGTACAGTTTCAAATAATCCTATTACACATCCAACTATTTTATCTTTTATTTTATTTGGACATTCAATCCACGCTTTTCTACTGATATAGCATTTCCATAAAGTATCAAACTTTTCTAATACATTCACATCCATTATAACAGTAGCATCAACTGTAGTCCAGGGAATATTACACCCGATAACATAGTCATATTTGTTAGGATTAGGTTCATAAAGAATCCTACTATTTCCATTTCCAAGTAATGCTGTTCTCATCTGTCTTTGAACATATTAATTTCATAGTTATCTAAAATGGCTTTTCCATTGCCTTTACCATATACATACATTAAGGTTTTAATATTTGCATAAGGCAATGTTTGCTCTACCCACCATTTTAAATCTTTTAGTGTTACATGTGCATTTCTACCATCTGGCAGAAACGAATTTGCTGGTATATTACATATACCAAGATAAACGAATTTGTTTGCCTTAGAATATATTTCTTTTATAATACTACCAACATGTTGTTCTTCAATATGTTCTAGAACATCTGTGCATATAACAGCATCAAAAGTTCCTTCGGGTAATACTGAATATTGTTCAACTGCTGGGTCATAAAGAGATGGCATTATACCAAAGAAATGTGTTTCGTGAGTTTTTTCTTTATAATATTGTATCGCTTTACCACATCCATAATCTAAAATACTTTCACAACCAATTAAATACTGACGAATATTATCTTTGTGTATATTTAAAGATGATCCTTCATAAAGATTTTCATCTTTATGCATTTCTTTATATTGCTTTATTAAATCCATAAAGATGAAAATATTAGTGGGGCGAACCCCACTAATAATCAATTACTTTTTCTCTGCTGGCTTCTTGTCATCTTTCTTAACTTCTGCCTTTGGAGCATCTTTCTTAACTTCTGCTTTAGGAGCATCTTTTTTAGGTGCTTCTTTTTTAGCATCGGCTGCAAAAGAAATTGATGCAAATGTCATCATAACTGCTGTAATTAATGCTTTCATTTATTTTTTCCTTTTAATGAAATTGTTAAACATCTATTATCAGCTCGTCACTATCATTACAGTACAAGATACCATTGGGTATCGGTTGCTGTCGTGTAGCAAAGACTCACTAACATTATCTGGCACCTAAAAATTTTATTTTATCAGTAACATCTCCATCTATAATCATATCAAATGGGTGTTTCTTTCCATAAAACTCATTAGCGTACCAATATCTCTCTTGTTTATCGTAACTTAACCAAGGAGATAATCCTATCACCATATTTGCTCTGTCAAGACTAGTTTTCTTATGACAATAAACTCTATGGGGTAATTCTGTTTGCCAAGTATATGCTCTTCCTTCTTCTAAAACATATGGTAATCTACCTTGAAATTGAAAAGCAAAACATTCATTTGCAATAATAGGAATATTCAATCTACATAATTCAAACACTTCTGAATCTATATGATATCTATTTTCATCTGAGACTTCAGATCCTTTAACTATTCCTAATCTGCTTCTTGTGATTGTAATTCTACTGTTTATATCTTCTAATAATTTTCCCATGTAGCCAATCTTTGCTGCTGGAGTAAACTCTGTGAATGACATGCCATCAAGATAACTATTTTTTAAATACGTGTGATTTACTGACGATCCTGCATAGAAATCACTTGGTGCGTTTAATTTAGTACCAAGTGTGTGTTGATGAATATCCTGGTCATCATATTGTAGATTTGGATTATAAGTTATAGAATATCCACCATAATTCTTTTCATCACCTACTGATGTTCTCCATCCAAAAAAACCATAAGTACTTAATGCATCACTCACAGATTTTTTTAATCCATCCAGATCACCTGTGAATTCAAATACCATGTCCATATATTTTGCAGATGGTGATGAAGCAATGACATCATTAGTTGCTTCTCTCCATTTTATTTTACTTTTAATCCAATCTGCTACTGGTAATTCTTTTGGACAATCATCTACATAAAATTTTTCCATTGTGTCTCCATAAGTGGTGGGTTATTCTGTTGCCAAGAAACCCACCGAAACTCCTGCTTACCTTTTAATTAGGCAGCTAGTGCGTAAACCTCATCATTTGCGTTTACTTTATTTGCTTCATTTACGACGATCGCCTGTCGTGCTGTCCACTTTGTTACTACTTGCCCTGTCGAAACCTAGTCACCCCCATCAGAAGCATACTTAAATCCGTGGCTCGGAAGGAACTATACCCACGATGGCTTACGCCAGTCCTAGTATGCTTCTGGTGGAGGTGGAGGGAATCGAACCCTCGTCCAGAACACCTTTCTCATCGCTTCATACAGCAATTCCTCTATTATACATTATACTTATGCTTGTAGTCAAGTCTAAGTTTTTTAAATCCTGCAACCCAGTTATCTCGTTTCTCGATAAACCAACGTGGATCATCATTTTCAACAGCCATGATAATTACCATACGTCCTACAGGAATTCCTGTTCGTTCCTCAAAGGCGACTGCATATGCTGATGTTTGCATAAAATAATTGTGAATGTCATCTCTACTTTTAGGACGAGAAGAAGTCTTAAAATCTATAACACTAAGTTTACCTTGGAACTCTGCAATACAGTCAACTGTTCCAGCGACTTGTAGATGGTCAGAATAGAGTGGATCTTCCAAGCAGTGAATGTTGTCGATTTGGTCGAGTAGTGGTCGAATTGAATCGAACATTTCTTTATGAAAGATATCTGGTTCATTAAGTTTTCCACGGAGATAGTCTTCACAGAGTTGGTGAACTTTCGTTCCTCTGCTTGATGCTCTTGATGATACTCGGTTTGCTTCTTCTTCTCCGACTCTTTTTCGCCACTCAAAAATTGCTTTCTTGTTAAGCAATCCTGTAATCGTTGTGACGCTTGGATAGGACAAACCCGATGGCGTTTTGTATAAACGAGTTCCATCGGGTTTTGTATCACGTTCAAGTTTGGGTAAATCATGATGTATAAATGTTTTCATTATCCGTGTAGCAAATGTATTGCCTCATTGTAGTGTTTAATTCTATCTTCAAGACCAATAAAACCACCATTGATTTTACGAGTCATCGTTTTTATATCGCCAGCATCTGCTTCACGATTTAATTTATTTTTATTCCAGAACCAGATAGCAGACATAAGAGCAAACTCACGATCTGCATTTACCCAATCAGGATTATTAAAAAGATTTTCCCAATCTTCAAACATTTCTTTTGCAAATGCACGATAGTTATCTTTTCCAGTCAACTGGATTGGTCCACGACCACGATATAACCATCCGTCGCCAGATTCCTCTGGACCATTGCCCATACGATTTGCATAAACACGATTGGCAATTTTCATAGGCTGTCGTGCATAAGCATTCGCTAGATCTTCTGTTGGGAAATACTTTCTAAAAATACCCATCAATCCCTTTGCTGAATAGTTTAAATTTTCTTCAAATACTGTCCAACCACCAGATTCATGTCCGCATTGTGCCAGGAATGCAGCAATACGATTGGGTGTATTAATTTCGTATGTTGGGAATACATTATTCATTGAATTGACCCACCCTTGTGGATCTTGTGCTCTTGGAAATAGATGAGCAAATTGTTCAGCTGTTAGCATTTGGTTTTCCTTCTATGATATCTTCGTATTTTAATTTAGCCAAGATGTAATCTTTAACTAAACTGCTTCTCACGATATCGTCTGGGGTAAACTCAATTCTCGTAAATGCGCCCATATGCTGAGCAATATCAAAAAATTTCAACAAACCAGACTTGTCATTATTTTTCCTTAAATCGGTCTGACGATAATCGCCACACCAAATGATTTTTGAACGATAACCAACACGTGTCATAACAGTGTCAATCTCTTCAAAATTCATATTTTGCATTTCATCTACAATAATAATAGCGTCGTCAAAAGACATACCCCTAATAAACGACGTTGAAATAAATTCAATATGATGTTGCTCCTCTAAACGATCCCATGCATCTTTACGACCAAACAGTGTTTCGCAAATCTGACGATATGGTTGCTGATAAATTTCCATCTTCTCCCCAACATCTCCTGGAAGATGACCGATCTCTCTCGACTGTACTGCAGAACGAACAACAATTATTTTATTAAATGGATTGCTTTTATCCATGACTTCTTCTATTGCTTTATACAAAGCAATAAATGTTTTACCTGTTCCTGCTACTCCATGTAATGCTACGAAATAATCTCCTCTTTTATAAGCATCAAAAAACTTTTTCTGATTATCAGTTAGTGGTTCAAAAGTTTTTAAATCATCTAATCTTAACTTCAGTTGATTGTTAACTTTTCTAGGCTCACGAGATTCATTATTTTCAACAACTGCTAGTGCAGCGTTTGTTTTACGAGCCATGAGGACTCCTTAATTATAGTTGTGATGATGATTTGTTTAGTTGGCTTCCTGGAGTTTTTTCGTGTATTCTCTGTAGCACCTCCTTAAATCCTGTGTCGTATTTCTTGACACCATCTATGTGATCGCCAGTAAACGCTGGCGCAGCAGTGTGAATCTGCTCTAAGTGTGGATTTTGTTGTAAATATTCTTCTCTACCTGAAAAAGATAGAAATCTCTCAAATACAACACCTGTTTGTTTATCTCGAAATGAATATGTAGGCATAAATGTATTTATAATGAAACCATTCTAAATCGAACTTTATTGTTCTTTTTATCTATTTGGGCTGTGGGTTTATGATTCTGTGTTTTCCATGCTTCGACATACCATTCTGGAATAGGTCGATTAGTCCATACTGCAAATGATTGCTTAGCACCGATATAATAGTTATGATATGCCTGAATAGAATCTCCAGGAACTTTGTAATGATCTGGCATGCACTGTGGCATAGGATCTGCAATAGCTACAGGAATGTTTGATGGTGCGAACGAGAGATACGGAATCAATTTTTCAGCAACATGATGTTTTCCATAACGAAATGTGTATTCTTTCATTAGATCACGCCAAAGATTATACAACCACCAGTAATTATCTTGTGATTGACGACACCAGATACCTGATGGATGTTTCATATGTGATGCCATGTAGATATTTGACTCACGATCGTCTGATAACAACCAACGAGTTGCTTTACGAGTACCTTTTACAGTACGACCTTCATATTCTGTTCCATCAAGAAGACGATGAGCAGTAGAAAGAAGTTGTGCATATTCTAGAATCATCTTGACAACGTGTTTATCAAGATGTTGTTTGGCACATTCTTTAGTATCATTATGTAGATAAAAGATGTTCACAATTTACCTGTTTTCATTCTATGTTTATATTCACGTTTAAGCCAATATTTGTACATATTCCAATATTGTTCCATTGTATATGGAAGTTCATGATAGTCTAAATGCTCTTGGGTGTTTTCAAACCAAATACGCTGAACCCAAAGTCTAAATTTAGAATTTTTCATTGTGTCTTTACACTCCAATTACCAGAAACAGATATCCTATATCCATCAGAATAGAATGGATGAACAGAATGTGACATTTCTGCAGGAAAAATTACTGCTAAATTTTTATATGATTTATCAGCAGGGATTGATACATTAATAAGTTCACCTATGGTATTAGTATAATGAAAATTAAAAGACCCAACTCGTGGTTCATTATGTTTAGTGTAATATTTTTGTTCTTCTTTAAATTCAAAAGGTATTTCTAACCAGATAACAAAACTTATATCACCAGAATGTCTATGTAAAGGATTGAATTCATTCTTATTTTGAAAGTTCACCCACAGTTGATTCAAAGAAGCATATACTGTGCTGTTTACTTGCATACCATTTTTCTTATGTATCTCATATGTCATAATAAATTCTGAGATAGAAGGAAACATAATTTCTTCGACATGTTTTAAACTATCTGATAAAAGATACTCATGATTTATATGTCCAGCTAATCCATAGTGATAAGGATCTGCAGTATCAAAATTAGATTTTATCTTATTAATTTCATTCACCAATGGTGAAAGTTCTTCGTCTGTAAACTTTACAGATGTAATTCCAATATTCGGTAAATGCGTGGATGCAATATTTGTATTTTCATTGTTTAAAAATTCCAATAAATTGATAAACATTATAGCATCCTTATCAAACCAAACATATCAATTGTAGTTAAGAGCAAATAATTAGCGAGCATACCAAAGGACTTGCGAGTATAAGCAGCCCAAGCATACATAGCACACCCAAGAATCCATATAGGATATAGAATAAGCAGTGGTGGAGTTGGAACTGTAAGAGCCATTGTGATGCTACATCCAATACTAATGCACCAAGCAATAAACTCGACCATAAAACGAAAAGGGTGAGAATGAAAGTCATCACGGATCCATTCAAATGTTGGCTTTAATAAATCTATCATCATGTTGTGTATGCTGTATACTCTCTCATTTTCTTAAAAACATTCTCTAATTCTTCAATAGAGTTCTTGGCAGACTTGTGCAAAATTCCCCAACCACCTTTTTCATTGAATGGATTGATACATCCTGGAGAATCGTCAATTAAAATTGACTCTTTATTAGCAAAATTTGCCTTTTCTGGTTTGCAACGAACAAAATTGACTGGATAAAACATATTGTACTTGTCTAACCATGCTCTTTTTTGTAATTTTGCGGCTAAACCACGCTCTTCATTGAATGTACCAACAGAAGTAAGAATTTCAATGTGAATATTTCTCAAACATTGACAATATTTCATCAATTCTTGAGCATCTGGAAGTGGTTTTAGATGAATAAAGATCTGGTGATCCAAAACAGCCGACTTAAAACGATCGTGATCAGGTAAATCTGGCGAAATTTCTGCAAATTTCGTGTCAAAATCACTCAAAACACCATCCATATCAATATAAAGTTTTTTCATAATGTCATTATACCACAAAAAATGTTACAAAGCAACATTTTTTTGCATTTTAAACAAATTTTGAGAAATTTGGTGGTTCCCAACCCCTTGGTTTCAAGATTTTTCCGTCTTCACGACGAAGTACACGTCCAGAAAGTTGATCAATCTTGTAAAGATTGCTCTTTGCACCCTCATCCCATGCTTTATCAATGTCCCAACCACGTGTTTTAGCATATGCAACAATGACCCAGATCATATCAAAACATGCATCAAGTTGTTCTACATCATTATTAGCGTCGCAAGCAGCTTGAAACTCAGCATACTCTTCCTCAATTAGTGATTTATACAAATCAGACAATGCAGATGGTTCAGAAGGAACATTTGGTGTGATGTGATCACATGCTCGCATAAACATTTGTACATCTGTAAATACTTTGCTCATTTATTTCTCTCCGTATCAAAATAATAATCTGAATGCTGAGTATATTCAGAATCCCACTCACCAAAAATCGTTGGAGCGATTTCTTTAGCCTTATCCATATGATAAGAAGATGGATAATGTCTCAAACATGCAGACGCACGTTGACGAATTTCTTTTGGCACTCTTGGCGTTTTTTGAGGATTTAATAGATCTTTTAAAAAGTCCTCTGTGCGTAAAACAGCAACTCTTCTTTCATTTGGTAGTGTCATATTTAATCATGCTCCGTCAAAGACCATCTTAATTGTTTATTTTCTTCTTTTAGTGATTGATTTTCTGATTCTAATTGTTTTACTCGCTTTAACAAATGTAAAACAGCTTCTTCAGTATCACTCAGAGGAATCTGTAGGTGTTCCATCGTCTTTCTTTCTAAGTGACCAACTTCCATTTTGCATATCCTCCCAAATTAATGTATCACCAAAATCCCATCCCACCTGATTTAGAAGATCAGGTGGTAGTGGCATGATTAAATCTCCAGTTTTTGGATCTTCTTCCAATTTAATTGTCCAATTATTCATAATTTATCTCCAACCAGTTTGTATCAGATGGAAGAATATCACACTTACCACCTGCTTTTGTAATTTTATCAATCAGATTGTTTAGTACACCATGCCCATACATGTTTGTCCCATAATAATCTTTATGACAATCATAAACAGAACCAGAACTACCCTCAAAAGAATAAACACACCCCCTGAGAGTTGCTTTGGTAATCCCACTGTTTAGTTTCCAAGAATCTGCACCAGCCCAACCACCATACCAACAAGCAAAAATTTTATGAATTGATGTAGAGTTTGGCATACTAATCTTGATAACAACCCACTTATCTGGATAATAATCACTCATACTTCTACTACCTTTAGTTTAAAATTATCAGCACGTGCTTCATATCCGTCATAACCACGAGGATTACAAACAACACGACAATCACCAATCATGTAGTCAAACTCTTCATGAGTATGCCCATGTGTCCAAAGTTTAATTCCTGGACGATCAAGCATAAAGTTAGATAGATCAGAAGAGTACGCACCATTGGTAATTACCTCATCTGCGTAGCGAGGATGTGTAGAAAGTTTGCTTGGTGCGTGATGACCAACCACAACAATCTTTATCCATGGAGGAGTTTCATTGTAGACTTTGTCAATTACATCAAGCATCTTCTTATGATCTTCTACTGTGTCTTCAGGACAGAATGTAGAGACACGTTCGGAGACATTCATACCAATCTCAATAAGTTTATCGTTCTCATAAACCAACTTACCTTCCTCATCGGTTTTATATTTTGGTGATTTGTAAGTGACCATACGATTGCTGTTTTTAATACAGCGAAAGTCATTCATGTAACCTTTAATTTGATAAAGAGTTAAAGCATCTTCTTTATTCATATCAGTCCATAGTGTACCACCGACGAATACTACTTCTTCATGTAGCATCCACGACTCTTTATCAAGAACCTGTAGATTGGGCAGATACTTGAGTTTACGTTTGAGATCCTTTAGCGTGTGCGCAAAGTCACCATGATAGTGCTCATGATTACCTGCCACATAGATTACAAAAGGAAACTTATTTGCACAGTTATAAAAGAACTCGTGCACCTTTTTAGACTTTTCAGATGGCATCGGATCATCGTGATCAAGTAGATCCCTAGCAACACAAATATCGCCTGAGAGAATGAGCACTTCCACACCCTCATTATTTTCGAGAGTGATTGGACCAAACTCAAGATGAATATCTGAACATACTGCTATTTTCATTGTAAAACTTTCTTTTCTTCTTTGTGTTGCGTGGCAAGTGCCATAATTGATTTAAGATCATCAAGAGAACCAGTCTCCATAGAGAGTCTCATCATACGAGCGATTAGGATTGAACAGAGAGATAATCCAGAGCAATGATACTTATTTGACAATCCAAGTAAAAGATCATCGATCTCGTAAGATAATTCCTCAAGTTGCATATTATTCATATCACTCATCTTTATAATAAAATAGATTAATACCAAATTGTTCATCCAATAGTTGTTTTAACTCAATCGGATTTAGTTTGCCTTGATAGTTCATTAAGAATGTAAATATGCATTCTTCAATAATATCGTTTATAATAGATTCTGCCTGTTCATATTCAACAGATATGTTATGCTTCTCGAATATCTCTAAAATCTTAGGCTTCATAATATTGTTTTGTGCACGATTGCAAACGTGTCAATTGGTGGTAAATCAATCTTTAGTTCTGCTGCTTTATTCCAAAGTTTCTTTAACTCTGCCCATGCTATCTCATCATCTTCGGCATCTACTGTCATTGCCACTTTTACTTGTAGATTATTAAATACATAACGCCACATAATTATCTCCTATTCTTCACTCCAAAGAGTTCGTTGTAATGTTTTCCATTGTTCCTCACTAATATACTCAAAACGTGGATCTGGATCAGAGAAACAAGTCGAATCACGATAGATCGCAAGTGGTCTATAATAACGATCAATATGAATTACAATCTTGTTACGACAACGAACTACTATCGGTCTCATTTATCCTCCGTAGTAAGCAATTAAGAGTTTTAATGCAGGAATATATTCTTCTGACTTCATTACATCTTCTGGATGCATCCAATGCCCATCTTCACGATGTGTACGTAATTCTTCTGTTAGATAATTTAGTTGATCTTTTAGGCAGAGTAAAGTAATACGATCTGCCGTTTCCCAATCAAGTTCAAGACCTTTCATTTCGATGTCCTTTCTGGATCTCTTGGAGTTGGCTTTACAATTATACAACGATCGTTAAGCCAGAGAGTACAAGGATTTCCTGAAAAATTATTTACAGAGTTATCGATATACAAATCTTTCATTTGCACACTATGTTTGTAGTGTGAACACCCTGTCAACAATAAACAAAGTAGCACAATCCTCATTCTTCACTCCGTTGTTTGATATCTTTCTTCTGTGCCTTACGTTCTTTCTTCCAGAAGACTCGCTTCCATTCACGTAGATGTTTCCACCACTGTGGTGGTCTTGTCGAGTTTCCTTGCTTTACGTTCGCCATAGGTATTCATCCATTCTAATACAATGTCTTTTGCTTCGTGTCGTTCCAGTCCAAATGCTCGCTGTAGCCATGGACCAGCACCAAACATATTAGTCTGTCCACTGTCTCTTAGGGCATCCAAAAAATTAAAATATTGTTCTTTCATATTAACTCCAAAATCCACTAATAAAAACAAAGATAGCAAATAGCAATAACGCTGGTTGAATTACACAAAATACCAAAAAAGTTTCGATGTGCTTCATTTATTTTCTCCGACTATGTTCCTGATATTTTCTTTGATTCTGTTTTACGGTTACCCATTCTAAATTAGATGGATGATAATTCTCTGGATCATGATCTATATGATTGACTTGATATAATTCATTAAGTCTAATCTTAACCGACTCTGGCGTATTATCCCATTCTTTCTTTGTGACTCCTTCGGGAATCGGAAATGAATGAAAAGTCTCACACACAATCTTATGTGCATATGTAGATGTTTTTATCGCACCATCACTATATGCTTCATATAGACTTACTCTAGGGTATCTGTTTCCGCCACCGATACATGTAGAAACACTACGATAATAATTATCCTTTAGTTTCCAAATATAGCCATCATTATCCACATAATAGTCTTTAAGAACTCTACCATGCAACATCGCTTTTTTCATAAAAACTCCATAACAAAGGTTAGACATCAAAAATTTTTCTCGGGAATTTTTTGCAAAAAATGGATTTCATATCATGCAACCCTATAGAGATTATACATCAAAATACAATTAAAGACAACGAAAACATTATTACTGCAAGAATACAAAGAATTGTAATTGTAATGGATATCGAACAAGCAAATGCAAGAAGTGCCCACCAATAGGATCCTGTAAAAAGAAAGAAAAATCCTAAGAACAGGAGTCCCGCAGAGATTAGAAATTGAATCATGACTTTGATATAAATGTGTGGTGGGGTTAAAGTCGGCTTAGGAGATGAGGTAGGAGTCCCTTGAAATACAGATAATGCCCCTATCCCTCTACAGATTACTCATCACCATAATAACCATAATCTTCGTCTGTACCGAAACCAGCAGATGCCATGGCAGAATCAAAATCCCCATCCATCTCACCAGGATCAGCATCGTAATTACCGTCCTCGTATGCTTCTATTATATCACGTACTTCTTCTGGTGATACACCCATTTTTGTAGCAATTAATGTAATGTCCATACCATCCTCATATGCCTCTATAATATCCACAGACAAATTACTAAAATAACCCATTATAACACTCCTTACAGTCTATCAATTTGCACATCGAAATATTGCTGTTGCATCTTGTGATTATATACTGCCACTCGACTTGCAATCCCTTGTTCCTTCTTCTTCAGTAGACCATACACAGCACGAATCGCTGAATTGACTGTAGTATCAGAGCCCACACCACTCTTTACTCTACTCTCTGTAGTATAGAAGGACACACCATTCACAATTACTCGCATCATAATCAATCTCCTTAGGCAGTCAACATGTAGGTAGCAAGGTCTTTCCAGTCTTTGTTACTGGCACGAATCTTCGTAACAGAGATCAGAGTACGGAGAGATATCTCTTTGCATTCGGTCTTCAGTTCACGAATCAGAGAGAGGGCATCACTCTTAGAGATGTCATCATACTCAGGCAGGAATTCATCACTCTTTGCAATAAACTCCATGCGATCGATCTTCTGGTCGAGAGTCATCGACAGATCAATCATCATCGAACGACTACGAATGGCTTGATCGATACGATCTTGATCCATGTTCGAGATAAAGATCACACGACCTTCGAAGTTAAAGGAGCGAGGGAGGTCTTCGTCACGCATATCGGCATTCCAGGAGATGATGCGTTTACCGTAAGAGTCGAGTGCACCCTTCAGAAGATTCAGTGCGACGGGATCTTTCAGAACAGCGTCACAGTCATCGAACACGATAATGGACTTGTTGTTTTCGAAGAGAGTCCGATACAGACCCTTGGCAGTCGAGAAACCCTTTACCATCGTAAAGCATTTCCGAGTATTGATAATCGAACCAACTTGAAAGTCAGCCAGATCAGAGATGTCTTTGTAGCCATGGGCTTCCAAAGTCTTGGTCACAGTGTAGGTCTTACCCAGACCACCTTCACCAGTAATGACAGCAGAGGGTTGAACACCAGTCGCAACCATCGTGACCAGTTTCTCAACAAACCCGAATCGCTCATTAATGCCGTAGCGATTCTGCTTTTCAGTGGCAACAGCGACTGCAGTCTCAATGTCGCCAACCATCGCTTTTACACGACGCTCGACGTATGCTTTCGAGTAAGACTTGATTTTCTTGGAACCGACCATAGCGAAATAGTTACCCGATTTAGCATCAAATTCAACAGCAGAGACTTTCATTCACATTCCTTCATAATCATTCAATAAGAGAGATTATTCTCTAATTGCGAATTTCCGACAACAGATTTCTGGAAAAACCCTCAGTCTTTGGGGGTTATTTCTAGCCCATAGATAGGGGTCTCATCGGAAGTAAGTAACCACTCTCTTACGGTCTCAGAGACAGTCTCAGCGTCTCCAAAGTAAGTAACTACTTCGTTTAGCTCGGTAGTGATTTTAAGTTCAAACATGTTTATTCCATATCAAAGGGTAACACCGAATTCTCGCTCAAAGTCAAATAAATGTCAAATCTTTTTTGCAATATTGCAATTAGGCTTCTTCCCAAATATCACCATCTTGAACAAATCGCCCACTACCGAGATCAATCGGTTTCATCGGTGGAATCGGATCAGGATCACCATTATTACGCTTAGAGATAAAGTTATGCTTGGCGACTTCAGCAGGTTCAGTGCCACTAGTCAGGTATGCTCGTTGTGCATCAGCGATTTTCTGTTTCGTTTCCTTCGTGTGCTTTCGTGTATTACCACAGCTACGAGAGCAGAACTCACCACGCTTATTATGCTTGGCTTGGCACTTTGGGCAGATTTTTTCTTTATACGCCATGCCTGTTCGCTTGTATTCGTTGCATTTCCGATTTTTCCTCGAGTCTGTCCACCATGCGAGAGCGACACCTAAATAAACGCTTTTCTTTCTCTCTGGCAAGTGCTTTCTTAGTCTTTGCTCTCGTGCATAACCAACAATTGCAATAGTACTTCATACATTTTCTTTTCTTACACTCGTGCAGGAATCATTCCAGAGTTCCATCGCTTGTTTACGATACTCTTCCAATGATGCATTTCTTTTTCTCTCGAATTCGATTCTCTCTGGATCATCGTGATCGACTGTCTTATCTTCATATGCTTCTGGAGATGGTAGACCACTGTATTCGTCCATTGGTAAGACTTCGAAATCATTATCTCTTGATTTTATTGTGTTGTTCATTTTTTCGACCCGAGGAAATAAGAATAGACTATAGAGTACGCCACTCGCAACGTACTGTGGCAGTGGATTCTGCTTGCTTTAGAGCACGTTCGACAAGTTTACGATGTTCTTCGCAGGATGCATTAGTCTTGTGATGTGTAGGAAAGTCTGCAGACTGTCCATTTAGAATGACTACAAGAATCCAGACGCTCATCTTTTTGGTGGTTTTGGTAGTTGTGGTAAAGTTTTCCAGTACTCGATCCAGTGACCATATGCATCTAGACGTTTCTCGAGTTCGTCCTCTTTTCTACGTAACTCATTTAACTGCGATCGATAATCTGCAAGTTTCTCACTCATTTTATCGATCTTTGAGTCCATATAGAGAGTTCGTTGATCGACCATATCAATACGAGACTTAAAGTAGTCAACATCGTTTCCACGAGATACTAGGAATGCATAGAGTATAATAATTGTAAATACTGAGACACCGAGCAATCCAAGTAAGACAGAAATTTTATCGTTATGCGATAATTCACTCCAGAATTTCATAGATCTCTACTCGGTTTCCACTCTTCCCAAGATTGCATCCATTTTTCTGCCTCTGCCGCAGTATCAAAGTAAGGACTTATTACTTTATTATCCTCGTTTACCCAGAAGTAGGTATAGGTATGCAGACCAGCGTCTCTATACTGTATAAGTTTCATTTCTTTATCATTTCCATTATATCGACCATTTTCTCTTTTTCGATCATGTTTATGATATCACTGGTTAGTTTAATTTCCATACGTAGCCAGTGCATTTTTTCTTCTAACTTACGTAATTCTTCTTGATAATAGGCTAACTCTCGTTCTTTTCTCGCTTTGGTATCGAGCAAATCTTTGATAATGATAATCTTTGCATCACTCATCGTTTAAATGATCTCCACAGTAGATTAAAAATCCTATAAATGCTGCAACAATAATTGCAATTATTATTTCTCCGACCACTTCTCTCTTACTCCATTTATGATATCCTCTACGATATATCCGACGAATACTGGAATTTTATAGAGTATGGCATAGGCAGCTAGTATTGCAATTGTAAAAGGAAAAAATACTACTGTTAATAGTCCGATGATCCAGCGTGCAAAATTACTCATAGTAGTTTCCTCAACAATCCAAAAAGAATACCGATCCCTGGAATTACTAACATTAGCAGTCCAAATGTAATCGCAACTCCTACAATAAAGTTAATTGTTTTCGACACTTTTCGATTTCGTCTTTTAATTTAAGTCGTTTCTTTTTTAATTTATGACACTCGACCGACTCATCCCAGTGACAATCCAACTCTGTGATTTCTTTATCCAACGCACGATGCTGTTCTTGAAGATGCGAGATATGATGCTCAAGTTTTTCTTTAGTGATCATTTTAATAACCAACTTCCATTTAGATTGTCTAGATACTCTTCGTATTCTTTACGTAACATCTCGTCAAATTCTTTCTTGTAGTCAACTCCATGCATTCTTTGCACAGATTTCATAAATTCATCATCTACAGGTGGTGCTACGCTTCCCTTCCACTCTTCAAATGTTAGTGCCTTCTCTGGCATCTTTTGATAATCTTTAATATCCATGGTCTGATTCTCTCCTCCCAATAATTTATACGATACGGACAGTCTCTACCCTGACGACAGTTATGATTGCAGCAATTCATATTAATCCTAAGAATCTATCCTCGTCGCATTCACCACGACATGTAGGTTTACCGCAGACGAAACATTTTAGAATGGGTGCTAACTCTATCTTTTTACCCCTCATCCACTTTTTGCTATCGATAATCCTTACACGTTTATCTTGCATTTTCGGCGAAGTAAGAGCAAACATATCCGTTGCAGACTCAATCCAAAGATCTTCATCCCACTCATAACATTCTACTCTTTTTCCACGTTGAAAGACAACTAATTCTACCAATCTTGTATCTTCGCCAACTGTATATGGTGTATATTGTTTTGCTTCTGTATTGAGAGGTACTATCGAACCAGTAATTGGATCGTATGCTTCCATTGCAATCTCAAATTAGTTCGTTTGGTTCACCCACCTCTGGGCACTCACCATTTTTTATCTGCAATGTGCGTGATTCTGATGCGACTTGCGTTTCTGTTCCATACTTTGTAAGTATTTCTTCGTACGGATCTCTACCTTCTGCAAGTGCTGTTTTGGCAGTCATTGCACAGCGAAATACGATACGCTGTGCAAATGCTTCGATATCAAAAATTTGGTCGTGCCATACTTTGGCACCATCTTCATGTTTATATGACTGATTGTATAACTGTTTAATCAAAGGATGCATAATATCTTCACCTGTTTTATTTTCTTGGTCGCTTTGTCTTTGGATAAACTACTTCAGCGGTTTTAGTATAGTAGTATTGATTTAATGAATTCATGTCTTGAGTCGGATTCATGCCAATATATTGATCAGATATACCATAATTGTATATGGCACCACTAACTGGATTTCTAGACTCAAGGAATACACGAACAGTATCCCATTCGTTAGCAGTCATAAGATCTCTTGGTGTTCTACCAAAAAAAGGATCACAACCTAATGGTGTGTCCCACCATCTAATTGCACTCTGCTCATCACCACCTACGTGCTCGAGTAGTCTTTGCCACAGTCCACTTTTTTTAAAGTTTTCGCTTAATGGATCGATTATCATATTAAATACCTACCAAATATCGAATTATAACGATTCCAGAACCACCTGCACCACCAACAAAATTACCAGAACCACCTGCGCCACCACCACCAGTGTTGGCTTGCCCAGCTGCTCCTGCACCTTGATTATTAGAATTTGGTGCGGATCCGCCACCACCTCTCCCACCAACTCCACCTAAAATTGGTGCAGAGGATGGTCCAGGTCCACAAGCACCACCACCACCTCCACCACCATAAAAAATTTCTGTTCCTGTAAAGAAATCATTTTCCCCACCACCACTATATGGTATAGGTAAAATTCCTACAATCCTATTTGATTTACCAATTCCACCATTTCCTGCGTTAGTTCCAGTTGCTACAACACCAGCCCCACCTGCGCCACCACCACCACCGCCAGCAGGAAATGCAGTCATTCCATTGCCACCTGCAAATCCACGACCATTTATACCTACTGCTCCTGCAGTAGAACCAGTTTGAGAACTACCTCCACCACCAGTCGCATTAGTAAGTGCTACACCAGTGTTCATTACTGTGATAGCAGTTCCGCCAGCACCACCACCAAAAGCAGTAAATCCAAATGCGATACTGTTTCCACCATTTGTGTTTACTCTTGCATCTCCAATATCATTTCCAGCAGCACCACCTGCTCCAACAACGATATTATATGGATTAGCAGTAATTACAGTAGAGCCAATAATTACTTGTCCGCCTCCACCACCACCTCCAGCATGTGAGGCAGATCCAGCACCTCCACCACCACCTCCACCGACGATGATGAATTCTATTCTACCACCACGTTCAACCCTAAAAGTTCCACTAGAAGTAAATGTATGGATAATATATGATGCATTTGTTTTGGGTTTGCTCTGATGAAAATTTAAAACTGATCTAGTTCCACCTGTGGCAATAATATGTCTATTTCTTAGGTCTTCGAATGCGTCCATACCTTCTCCAGTTACGAGACTTGTTGTATATTGTTCTGAGTTTTGTGCTACTGCATAGTAATCAACGTCATTATAAAACTGTCCAGAGACATTATCTACTAACCAATCTCTTACTGTCATCCACTCTGCAGCATTTAAAAAAGACTCTGGGGTTCTAAAATTAAAATCTTTGTGTGGAGTCTGAAGCCATCGTTCTGCTGCTTCTAATCCAGCACCTCCAACCAGAGCAATGATTCTACTCATTAACACTGATCTGTAAAAATTATTATCTTCTATCATTTATTCCTCTAGTTAAAAGTTTAATCTATCTAAGTTTCCTAGACCAGTTATTTGGTCTGGTAAAAGAGCTAGGTTTTTATTCTTTTCATACTCTTCTCTTCTTTTATCAGATTCGACTTTCATTTCTTCCGCATCTTTTTTAGCAGAATCAACATCAACAAAGTTAGAGGCTATAGTTGCTGTGACGAGAGCATGAATCTCATCTTTTGTTAAAGAGATAGTCTTAACCTCGTCATCCATAGGATTATAAAAATCAAATTGCATTCCTTCCTTCCCCCACCATTCAATAAATTCTAATGATGTAGAACTTCTACCAATTGATTCAATAAATCCGCTAGTTGTATTAAACCTTATATCTTTCATTTTTTCAAAATAGAGTTAAAAGGGCAAGTGCCAAAAGTTTTCTTTTTAAAAGAATAATTTTTATTAAACTTAAATCTGTAACTGGATATCTTATTCAAATTTTTATATTCCTCGCTACTAACTAAATGAGTTTTTATTTCAATATCTTTTTCACTTTGAGGAAACAATTGATAAAGCGGAGTACCAAATTCTAGTTTTATTCTATTATTTATCTTTGGGAAAAACATGTTAATGTTACCACTAACATTCATTTGGTACTGTACTGTTCCTGGTAAGATTTTACCTGGGAACTCTTTATTTAAAAGATTCCAAGTTGGTTCTACACAAACAAAATTAATCCCAGTTTTTTCTTGAAATAACCAAGGATAACAAATTTTTAGATGTATTTTATCCTGAAAAAAAAATCCATATTGTTTATCTGAATGAGAAACAATTGGTGGACTAGAATCATCTGCGTACTTATATTTGTAATCTCCGTTATCACTAGTCTCAATAATAAGATCAGACCATAAAGGTAACACAATACTATTCTTAAAATGATCAATAAAACCAGGACAACTAGCCATTGTATCAATATCATATTGTAAACCATATGGTGTTAAAGACTGAGTTTTTACTGGAATAGTTTTCCACCACTCAGGGAAATAACGAATTGCCTTTTCAGGTTTTGCATAATGAAATACGTTCACATTATCTGTGAACGTATCCAAAACTACTTTATTTCTTTTAAAAATAAACATAACAAAATCATGATAATTAAAGTTCAGAAATAGTTACAGTAACCTGTTTATTGTGCTTTGTTGCAAGTTCTTCAACAAAAGTTTTCCAACTCTGAGCAGAAGTTTGATTATTCCAAACTCTTTCTCCTATCGCATTTTGAGCAGAACCATCCTCATCATCACTTAACGCAGTTCCTATTACAGTATCTGTTTTTCCATCTTCAACTGCTTGTTTAAGCCACTCTGTTCTTTCTTCCATTAACTCTGGAATAGCTCTTTGCTCTTGAGCACTAACATTCCATTCTGTTACTGTTTTATGTGTAAATGCCATTACTTTCTCCTTGATTTATGATTGGAGCGGATAGGGAGATTCGAACTCCTCTCCGTCTGCTTGGAAGGCAGTCATGCTACCGTTAACACCATATCCGCATATATTTATCTATTATTTTAACTCGCAAAAAGTGCCATTATAATGATCCGAATTTAGGTTATATATGTATTCTGTTATTAAGTCGAACGCTAAAGTGATCCTTGTTTCTTCTTCGTTATTCTCTGAAGTCGAATGTGTCACATAAGATGGGAAAATATATACCTTTCCACTCTCATTGTTAATCGGAGCCCACATATTTACAAATGGACTTTTAAAATTAGTCACAGTATTTTTAGTACGAATGCAAACATTTCCAGAAAGATAAGAAAGTTCCAGAGGATTATTTCCGTCTAAAACATGTTCATGATTATGAGGGTGAATTTTTGTTCCAGTAGGACATTCATTTAACCATCCATGCGCATAAATTTTTTCTGGTGTAACATCATTATCTTCACAATACTCATGATAAGATTTTAATATGTGTTGTTTTAAATAAACAATTGATTCGTCTTGATTATCAAGAATATTGTATTGCCAACCTCTATTAGTTAACCAATGAGCAGGTGGAGGAGATGTTTTTCCAGGTGGTATTAAATTCTCATCAGTTTCTTTAAATATACTAGGAATTTTATTCAAACAAAATTGTAAAAGTTTTTCTAAATATTTTTCTTCTAATGTAGAAATGTAAACAGGTATTTCTATCTCAGGTAAAAATGGAGAAAAACTTTTGAATGCTAATATATTATTCATCAGATTTCATTTTAGTTAAGGGAACAAACTCAATACCTTTATCTTTATACACATCAGCTATTCTAGGTAAATGTGGTGTCACTCTAATATCGTCAGCCAATTCAGTTTCTTCAATAATAAATTCTGGATCTACGATCTCGTCATCAATAGTTCTAAGAGCATGGATACATCCAGCGATAGTATTATCCTCTAGTGCTGTTAATTTATGAGTATTGTTTTTCTTCACCATAATAAAACTTGGTGCAGTAAATTCTTTAGCTCCAACTAAATTGTTTTCCTTATCGAACATTTCTACCAGTAGTTTACCAGAAGACAACAATGTTCCGTGGTCGTAAGTATGATAATGCCCCAACTCAAAATCACCTTTTTTCTTAAAATGCATCAATCGAGTATATACGTTACTAACTGCTAAAATCTTTACTTCTGGGCGATTGGGTTCAGTCATCTGTTACCTCTTCAATATAATAATTGGTGTAAAAATCAAAATCTTCTATTGACACTAATCCTTCTAATTTACCTCTAGAATAGAAAACTCCGACGAAATCATCTCTGGTTTTTGCTTCCACATCATCGTATTTAGTCTCAAACAAATGCTCTGCTAATTCTATCTCTTCATTTCCCCACCAATTACTACACATATGTTTAGTCATTAAGTTTGTGTCATAGTATGATGGTGGTGGTTGAAACAGCATGGAATTTAAAATTCCAATCTTCAAACTAGGATTATTTTTTAATTTCTCATAGATATTGGATACCATGTAAATACCAGTTGTGTTACCGATAAAACTAGTATATGCTTTATGATCAAATTCTGTTATGTTTAAATGTTTTGAAAAATCTATATCATTTTTAAAATTTAGAAATTGTTTTTTAGTTTCTTCCATACACTCTACAAAGAAACTACAATTCGGTTTCGATATCATCAATGCATTTTCTACAGATCTGTCTTGTGGAACAGCAGAACCAATTAGATAAACATCAAAATCTTTTAGATGTTTATAAAAATTCTTATAGCAATAAATGTCTAAATCTGCATAGATACCTCCGTACTTATGCAGAATACAAAATCGAGCAAAATCAATTTTAAGAATGTGTCTTGGAAATGCATTGAACATTTCCAGATATTGTGGATAAGACTCCTCTATAATTTTATGTAATTCATCATCATACCAAATCTTGTACTCAAATTCATCGTCAAGAAACTGAACTTTCCAAGATGGATGACATCTTTTCCAGATTGGATGCCACTTTGATTTGTCTCGTGGCATTATCTGATGAATTATTTTTGGAATCATTATGCAACTTTTCTTTCTGCCATAATATGTTTTAATCTATCTGCACAATATGACGCAGCGAATGCTCTTGGTTTAACCATTGGCACAACATTACACATACCACGAATATAACCAACTGCCTCTTGTACTACACAAGAACTTCCATACTTCTCATCTGGATTAATATCCAAATGAACTTCAACATTGCGACTTTCTAGCACATCTTGCATCTTAAGATATAACTCTGCGATTTTGTAAACCTCATTCATCAAACGCATACGAGGACGATCTCTCTTTTGATCATAGTCACGTTCACGATGAACTTCTCCAAAGATTTTACATCCATGTTTACCATCGATATGAACAACGATGGCAAGTGTGTAGTCAGCATACCAATCTTTACCTATCAAGAATCGTTCTGAGTCTCCACCAATGTAGATCTTTGTCTCGGGACTCTGCGCCTCGATGAATGTTTTAACTTCATCGATATCGATAGGTTTCATGATAAATGCTCACTTTCTTTTTGTTAATTATTTGGAGCGGGTAACGAGACTCGAACTCGTGACATTTTGCTTGGCAAGCAAACATTCTACCAACTGAATTACACCCGCATTATTCGTTATCCCATATTTCATATTTTATGTATCTTGGATACACATCATCATGTATTTTTAGTAAGTCTGTCAATGCTTTCGCATCATCTGGTGGAAATCCTTTTCTTTTTCCATTTCTTGTATCAAGCATAAGATTCGTTATGTAATCTGGAAGATAACTAGATCCCCAGAATAATTTGATATTCTTTGCGACATGTGGGTATCTATTCTCTAATAGAATATATTGTTCAAGTGTTTCCATTTTATTTTCTGGCATCCCGAGAGGGACTTGAACCCCCACCTGCTGTTTTGGAGACAGATATGCTGCCATTACACTATCGAGATACTACTTTCTTTACTTCTTGAGTTTCTTCATTATATCTAGTGATTCTGTCTTCGATTTCAAAACAATCTTCTGTTGACAAAATATCTTGATACTCATTTTTTAACACACCTGTATTATCTATTTTCTTACCAAAAATAGCATCCCAGTTATTATCAAAAGTTTTTTGATCAACTGAAAATGGTCTTGGCTTGCTACCTTTACCACCATCACTCATTATCCACCTCTACCTGCTGCACGTTTAATAGGTTTGTTAGAAGAGATTCTATTTAAAGCAGCATTTACTTGTTTCGTTGCTTCCCTTCTGCCAAATCCTTGTGCTTGAAGATTTTTCTTCGCTTTCTTCTTAACACGTTTAAGTAGTTTCTTTTGTTCCCACTGTTCTTTAAATGTTAAAGGTGTATTGTCTGACATTTTAGTTTTCCTTATCATGGTGCTCCAGGAGAGATTCGAACTCCCGACTTACTGATTACTAATCAGTTACTCTACCAGCTGAGTTACTGGAGCAATTTTGGTCCGAGTAGTAGGATTCGAACCTACGACCCTCTGCTCCCAAAGCAGATGCGCTAACCAGACTGCGCTACACTCGGATAAAACTGGTGCCCCATGACAGAATTGAACTATCACCTGTCGCTTACAAGGCGACTGCACGACCTTCATGCTAATGGGGCAAATTTGGCTCCGAGAGTAGGGATCGAACCTACGACCAATTGATTAACAGTCAACTGCACTACCGCTGTGCTATCTCGGAATACTCTTTACTACTTATCTGGTGGTGATGGGTGGAATCGAGCCACCGACCGACTGCGTATGAAGCAGATGTTCTACCACTGAACTACATCACCATAATGAAATAGACTAAACGGGATAATATAGTATCCGCTCAGTCTGCCAACCGACTTGAGCATACTTCTCTGGCAGGAGTATGATGCTCTCGTTAATCTATTTCATTATGGTGCCCCAAGAGAGACTCGAACTCTCACGCCTAAGCACTGGCTTCTAAGACCAGCGTGTCTACCAATTCCACCATCAGGGCAAATGCTTCCTTGTGATCGTGGTAATTATAGCACATCAGTTTACTTCTGGATTGTGTACATCGCACCAGTTTCTCCATCACACATGCCTTCCACCCACTCGCCATCACAAGGACTCTCGTGTTGCCAACGCTGGTTAGGTCGACCCATGATTTTACTCATGCCCCATTCAAAGGGAGAACCATCCTGCAGTTGTCAATCTGCTTCTCGTCGTGCGGATCACACTAGCCAGTAACGCTGGCACGTTTGGTAGCGGAGGACGGAATCGAACCATCAACTAGAGCATATGAAACTCTCGAGATACCATTTCTCTACTCCGCAAACTGGCGATGCGTAGGGGACTCGAACCCCTGACCACTTGCGTGACAGGCAAGTATTCTAACCAACTGAACTAACGCACCTTAAATTCTGGTGGGTTGTCAGGGAATCGAACCCCGTATGCCATAAGGCGACAGATTTACAGTCTGCTGAAGTCACCAATGCTTCTCACAACCCATGGTACACGATAGGAGAATCGAACTCCTCTTCCTGCCGTGAAAGGGCAGTGTCCTAACCGATAGACGAATCGTGCATAGTGGCAGTTTTTATCAAGAACTACCAAACTTGCTTGCATGGGAGGTGTGTAGGCGAATTGCAACATCCTATGCCACGCTTGCCTCAGGCGTATGAATTCACACACGACTTAGAGAGGACTTTTGAATAAACTATTATACTACAACTAATCTTGCAAGACAACAACTGTTTTGCAACTTGGAGCACAGGGTGGGAATCGAACCCACGAACATCAGTTTTGCAGACTGCTACCTTACCATTCAGTCACCTGTGCATATTTGGTGCGCTCGAAGGGACTTGAACCCCTAACCAACGGATTATGAGTCCGCTGCTCTAACCAATTGAGCTACAAGCGCAAATTTTTGGCACCCCCAAGAGGAATCGAACCTCTATTCGTAGTTTAGAAGACTACTGTATTATCCATTATACTATGGGGATATGGTGCGAATGGTCGGACTCGAACCGACAAGCCGAAGCGGGAGATTTTAAGTCTCCTGTGTTTACCAATTTCACCACACTCGCAATAACACTATTATACCACAAACAATCTTGCATGTCAACTGGTGCCCCTGCTCCGATTCGAACGGAGATATCATACTCCTCTGTTTGAGAGAGGTGACTTTACCAATTTGTCCACAGGGGCATATCTGGTAGTGGGTATGGGAGTCGAACCCATATTGGCCAATTATCTGTTGCACACGGGATATAAATCCGCTGTTTTACCGTTAAACTAACCCACTAATTTGGCGGAGAGTATAGGATTCGAACCTATGCGCCTCTTTCGAAACGACAGTTTAGCAAACTGCTGCATTAACCACTCTGCCAACTCTCCATTAATCTTTTTCTAGTTGTTCGTCAGTAAGATTATACAAATTTACAACTAAATGAATTCGATGTTCATCTGATTCATTATATACGCCATGCATTTTAGTATTGTTAAACTCATAAATCTTTCCTGGTTCCCAATAATAAGATTTTCCATCAATTACGTATCTTATTTTTGAATTAGATTTTAGTGGTACATGCACACGATGACAGAGTTCTAAGAAACTACCACGATCAATATGTTCACCAATTATTCCACCTGGATGTAATCTTGCCATAAAACAAGAGTACTGTCTAAACTCATAATACTTTCTTAACTCTTCTAATATCGGCTCAACAAGTGGAAAAAACTTATTGTACATTTTTTCTTTGCGTATACTTCTGATTGGTTCCATATCACATCTACCAGAAGCGCACAAAGGAGTGTGATAAATTGGTATTGAATTACAATCACTCATATTACCAACACGTTGACGATAATCACCAGCATACCAATCTTCTTCATCAATTGAACTAAGAAGATTATTAATTAACTCTAGTGGCATGTCACCAACAATTTTTTGATCAACATCTAAATTCATAAGTATCTCCTTTGTTATCTACTTATGTATGTATAATGGCGGAGAGCAGAGGAGTCGAACCCCATCCCATTTCTGAGAACCCAGTTTTCAAGGCTGGTCGGCGCACCAACGCACCTGCATTACTCTCCATAATTTTGGCACCCAATGAGAGAATCAAACTCCCAACTTCTCGTTCGTAGCAAGATGTGATATTCATTTCACCAATCGGGTATGGTGGAGGATGAGAGAATCGAACTCTCAATCTTGACTTGCAAAGCCAATGTTATCCCATTTAACTAATCCCCCAGTATTGGTGCTTCGTGACAGGATCGAACTGCCGACCTTCTCCTTGTAAGGGAGACACTCTACCGCTGAGTTAACGAAGCGTATCTTGGTACCGATGAGTGGGATTGAACCACCGACCAATGCCTTATCAAGACACTGCTCTACCACTGAGCTACATCGGTAAAATCTTTTGGTGCAACCCACAGGAATCGAACCTGTTTCAATGGCTCTTCAGACCACCGCTATGACCACATCAGCTAGAGTTGCATGGGGTGTCTAATGAGGATCGAACTCATACTCTCTCGTTCACAGCAAGAAGTGCAGACCACTACACTATAGACACCACTGAATTTGGTAGGGGCACAGAGAATCGAACTCTGGTTAATAGGTTAAAAGCCTACTACTTTACCACTAAGTTATACCCCCAAACAGATGCACACTTCCTCGTGCAAATGCACATTTGTTTGGCAGGGGATGATGGACTCGAACCACCGCATGTCGGAATCAAAATCCGATGCCTTACCAACTTGGCGAATCCCCTACAGAATCCCGAATTTTTAAAGAGCAATAAAACAAAAAACCCTCTGGATTTTCATCTCAGAGGGTTTGGTAAGTATACAGATGTATCTCTATCTACTTGCCAAACCCCCAGTATCATTCTCAATGGCATATCCAAACTGTGGGCGTGAGCATGTCCAACCACTTGTTGGTGGTAAATGCTTTGCTACAGTGGATATCGATCTGAGTTTCATAATAGAAGAGATTATTCCCTAAATTTGGTTATTTGTCAAGCAGTTTCTGGATAACCCTATTGCTTGCAGGGTTATCCATACTTCTATATCTATTTAGACAAAAATTTATCTGAAAATGTTATTTTTGTCAAAATTTTAATTATTTAATACTTTTGCACATGCATTCATAACTGCAGCAATTCGTCCAATGTCTCGCAATTGTTCAACAGTGTAACCTAGTCTTTTTAGTCCATCATAATGTGCCTTCACACAAAAATGACATTTGCCAACAATACTTGCAGCAAGAGAATACGCTTCAAATCTACCTTTTGTTGTACCACCACTAGTAGTAATGGCATTCATTCTTAATTGTGCTGGCAATCCTTTTAGATTAGGATCATTCGTCATCTCAACATATGGATACCAAACATTGTTCTGCGCCATCAAACTTGCAGCAGTCATTGCAGCAGTAGCATCAGATGGTGCATCAGCAAGTAGTAAATTTAATAACTTACCATTACCAGTTGCTGCTAATGCAGCAACTGCACAACCCATCGCCTCATCTGCATCTAGAGTACTACGTAAAAGAACTGAATCAATATTTAATTTAGTATCCTTTGCGTATTCTGGTAATGCTTCTTTAACAGAGTCAATAAAACTCATTTTGTTTGATCTCCTAATAATTTATATCCACGACCTGTGGGATGTATTCCATCAGAACTCATATGTTGAGTAGGTCTTGGAAGAACTACATCATTATATTCTTTAGCAATTTTTTCTATTGCTTCTTGAGGAACAGGTTTTCTTTCTGCTCCTGGACTAATCCAGAAGACACGATCTGCTTTTATAGCAGCACGCATTTTTCGCAACTCTTGTTCTGTTTTAACACCCTTATGATCATTAGCACCCAGACTAATAATTAAAGTTTTTGGCTGACGAGTAGAAGCCACTGACAAATAATCTTTATTCCATTGCCAGCTGTTCCATCCACCACGAGAATAACTTACACAATCAGGTCTAGCCATCGCCACACCAACTGCGATACTATCTCCAATGATCATACAATCAATCATTTAAGTGTTTCTCCACCAACAGTACGATTACATGCGCATAGCTCGCCAGTTTGAAGTGCATCAAGGATACGCAATGTCTCTTCAGGTGAACGACCTACATTTAGATTGTTCACAGTCACATGCTGAATTACATTCTCTGGATCTACAATAAATGTAGCACGCAAAGCAGCACCTGCTGGATTATAGAACACACCAAGTTGATCGATCAAGGATTTATCCCACTCACGCTGAGTATCAGCAAATTGAATATGTTTAATTTGTTTTAATTCAGCATGTGATCTTTGCCATTCAACTTTACAAAACTCATTATCAGTGCTACCTGTCAAGAGAACTGCGTCACGATCTGTAAAATCTTGAAACAATTTATCATATGCTACAATTTCTGTAGGACATACGAATGTAAAATCTTTTGGATAGTAAACGATTACTTTCCACTTTCCCTCAAATGATTTCTCCGTAATATCAAAAAATGCGTCTTGTGGTTGTCCAGGACGAACTCCAGTAACAACGAATGAATCGAGTTTATCTCCTACTGTCTTCATTTAAATTTCCTTTATGTTTTAGTAACTTCAATGTTACATTTAGTTAAAAAATCAATACCACTATCGTCTCGATAAGAATCACGATAGAACACTTTACTTATCCCTGCACCATATACGATCTTTGCACAATGAATACAAGGTGCATGAGTGCAAAATAGATATGCGCCATTGCCGCTGTCTCCACTTTTTGCTAGTTTACTAATTGCATTGGCTTCAGCATGGATTACTTCATCTTTTGTCTTTAACTCGACTGTATCATCTGAATGTTGTACTATTTGTTCGCAATTATTGTCCCAACCAGATGGCATACCATTATATCCAATTGAGATGATACGATTGTCTTTTACGACAACCGCACCGACCTGCAGTCTTTTAGCACTGGACAGCTGAGCGAATCTCTCAGCTGTATCCATAAATGCGTCAATCCACTTCTGTTTCATATTATTGAATTGTATATCTTTGTACGACAGCATTTGGTTTTTGTAATGCTTCAGCACGGAGACGTTTATATTCTTCATTATTAACATCTAACAAGTCAACATTGGGCGCAGAAGATACTTTCTCTCCATCCAATTCTTTTAAACGATCTTCACGAGATTTGTTGTCTCCCTTTCGTGTAAACTGATGTACATCTTCAATAGAAATTTTGTATTGTACATATGCACGATAGTTATCTCCTTCTCTAAACACTGCAACATTCTCTCGTTTAAAGAATCCAAGTGCTTGTTTAACACGAACTTTTGATACACGATCAATTTCTCGTTCAACATTACCAGAGCCAGTGTTTCCTGATTCGGTTGTAGATTCACGCATTAGAGAATCAACATCTGTTTTTAACCTAGATGCTAATTGAATCTTTGCGTTAAGTGTTGCTTTGTCAATTGCAAACTGCATATCACGAGATATGTCTGTAGCTACAACAACAATGTGTTTCTTGTCTTCTGGATCTTTTGCTAGATACCACTGCGGAATATTATCCAGTTTGTTTGCTGGAATTTCTACAGTCTTATTAGGATCTTTACTAAATGTTGTGCAACCTGCCGTTATTAACCCAAGACTACAAGCGAGGATATATGTCATAATCATTTTGGTTCTCATTTCACTTTCTCCGTTTTATTACAAAATTGTGATATACTACTCTTCTTGAATACATGGGCATTGATGCAATTTGGCGATAAATTTCATCTTTGTCCATATGTTTACCAAAAGAAATTTTTTCTTTAGAGAATACAGCCATAAGTGTTTCCTCACTTTGATTGACTCCCTTTGGTAAATCTGCTTGCCACCAATTACCATCTGGTAGGCTTAAACTTCCATGCAACAAATTACTAGAATTGTCATATGGATACATTAGTTTAATTGTATTTTGATATGCATTGAACAAATAAACATATAAAGGTTCTTTTGTTATAATATCAAAATTGTAACGCTCACCATCTATCGCAATCTCTTTTGCATTAATAATATCTCCACGCAATATTCTAGATGGTTCAATTTCTATTTTTACATCAACTAAACAAGTATGTTTATTTTTCCTTACTCGTTCATTTAAAACTTTTTTCAACACACCATTAGATTCTACCTCTGTTCTCTTAATAAATTCACAAGAAACCCCAGTCGAGTTTGTTTCCCTACATGTTTGTCTCTTAATAACTTCGAATTCTTTTTCAGCATGATGATCAATCGCATTATTAATTGCAAATGCTCTAGCGATATTACAATCTTTATCTTCACCAGTACCGAATGATATATCTAACGCATATACATTGGTAGAAAAAACAAATGTAGATAATATACCCGCACTTATTAAAGATTTCATATTAAAATTTAAACGGACACTTTTTCTTAAATAAAGATTTATTGTATAGGTTAATTAATGGTTTTGCAAATTCATAATTTTGTTTTAGAGAGTTGAATGGAAAATATTTTTTAAGTCGAATACTAGTGCTTGCAAGTTTAATTATATCGTCATTCAATTCTATTCTTTTTAAGTTAACAGATTTTTCAGTATTAAATCTGATATAAAACAGTGGATCTCCTCGTTTGAATACCAAAGGTTTAAAATCATCAATTATTTCGAATGCAAAATCTACTGGTCTGATCCATTTTGATATGTCGAATTTTCCACAGATAACAGAAATATTCCTTAGAGTTTCAGATGTATGTTGAGAAAGCACTGGTGGATATATCTCCATCTCTACAGTTTCTTTGGCGTAAAACAAATAACTAATAGTAAAACTCATCATCTTAAATACATTGTTTTCGTCTTCATTTCTGTTTGTGAAAAAATCTAAGTGCATATCAGAAGTATCATTGGTAGTATAAACTTTTTTAGAACCAGTTGCATCTGGAGCTATGATAAATTCAATGTCAACTGGAGATTTTATAACAAAAGTATTTTTATACACACTGGTAAATGCAGGACATTTTAAATACAAAACATCTTTATTTCTTTCTTCAACTACATGTTTTAACAAAGGCTGTGGTTCGATCCACAAGATGTTGGACATACATCTCATGTATTCTATTCTTTCTGTATGTTCTCCATTTCCACCATAAGGAGACCAGTAAACATCTAAAGATTTTTTAAACATTTGGATTATTAGCTAGCCCACGCCATTGTTTAACACAAGTAGGATCATAACAATCCCATTCACCATTCACGAACTGCATAAAGTGTGGGAATTCCCAGCTGGTGGTTGAGACTTCATACCATCCTTCTAAGATAGGACTAGTTTTTGCTTCAATCCATTCTGTTCTTTCTGCATCGCCCCACTCTTCTTCAAGAAGATTAGTCACATATTCATTATGAGCATTTTCTAATCCAGCAAAATCAATCACATCTGATGGTAAACTATCAATGCTATCTTTATCTGCTGGATTATATTCATAATATTCATCACTACCATTATTATACATACCAGCATATCCCATTCCAGGTTCATGATAGAGAGCATTTACATCCCAATCATTATCTGTCAGGTAATCATAGAGTGCGATTGGTGGACTCCAAGCTGATTCAAAATAGATTGTAATCGTATTGTCATCGTCTCGACTCCAATCAATAATACTTGCTTCCCACTTTGTACCCCAATTATTCACATTCCAATCATACCAATTTTCTTCTTGGTCTTCTGGACGAGGATGAAGATGTTGAAATGGACAAGCCATCGATTGATTTGTGGCATTTTTCTTTTCCATTTCTTCTGCAAGAGCATCAATCTTTGATTTATCTTCATGATATAATGTCACAGAGTTGTCGCACCAGTTAGGCATAATATATTTTCCTTATTTCCAAAAATCTGCAAAAAGTTCGATTACAGTATGGATACTGTCCACGTTAATTGCTACTTTTGCCTCTTTACCATCAGAGAAAGTTTCGTATCCTTTTTTTTCAAGTAACCCAATCAATTTTCGTTTTGTCTCTATCATACGTTCTTTGTCTTGGTTAATTTCAAATGTAACCTTAACTTGTTCTTCGTTGGGTGACCAATACCACATCATGTAAATTGCATTGCGGGCATTGCTGAGGAAATATGTAGTGGTGGAATTGATTTTGATTTCTCGAATACGATTCTTAAATGTATCGTAATTCTCGATATACCATTGCGGTAAAACTTCAAAGTTGTCATACTGTTCTGACTCAAAATCAGAAAACAAAGATGATAAACTAGCCATAACAAAACACTCCTTATAATGACCAGACACTGAGTTGTGTTCTGGTGATTCAGTGGCAATCAAAAATGATTCAAGCAAGAACGACTGCCAATCTTTCTTGTTTTCAAAACGCTCTAAGTTGCGAGCAACAATAGAACAATTCTCAATCTTATACTTCTTACTCTTCAAATGAGAAAGGCAACGATCCCCATTCCCTTTACCGATATAAAGAACATCACCCTCTTCATCTACATATTTGTAAACATACTGTCCGAGAGTTTCAAAGAATTCACCACTAGGTTTTTCCATAATATAATTATACTACTATTTTTCTTGCAAGGCAACTTTCTTTACAGGCGGAGGAATAAAGCCAACATCCGAAACCAATTTATGAGTAATCTTTGGATAAAGTTTATGCAACTTCTGATCTTTAACTGCAATAACAACTTTTGCTTCTTCTGGATGAATGCCTTCCAAAAGACCAATGAACAAAGATTCTCTCTTGAGAGGTTTTAAATCTGATCTCATAAACACATACAATCTTTTTGCTTCTGTAAAAAGATTAGTTTCTGTCATTCCCATAGGTTCTGAAGCAGGTTTAAATGGAGGTTCTCCTTCAGGCAACAACCACTTATGTGTATCAAGGAATGCGTGTGCAAAAAGAACTTTCAACAGAAAATCATCTTTATAGGTTGTAATAGTTTTTGGATCTTCATTAATTTCTTTAAGCATTTCTGTAAGATATTTTTTCATTAAAAGTCCTCAATTTCATCTAACAATAAACGACAACGATGTTCCATGAGATAATTCATCACAGTCATCTTATCTCCCTTTGGTTTATTACTTATGTATGTAGTAATGATGCTCTCTTGAACATCAGGTGGGATATTATCAAAAGCAACTAGAATAGAATTGCGTTTCCAGTTTCTTCGTTCCTCATCCGTGCGACATGCCTGTTCACCTTTTTCGATGAATTCGGCTAGTCGTTTAGCACTAACTGGTTTTTGCCTATCTCCAGAAACAAATACATCATCTTTTGACAGGATATTTGGAATACCGTCGCCAGTATCACCTTTCACAATATGCTCAACAGTAAAGTCGATAATTTCTTGCTTTGATGCTTGAATAAACTTCTTTTGCATCGGTGACCACTGACGCACATTACCAGAAGAAAATGGTGCGAGTTGTAGTTGTTTGAAGTCTTTGTCAGAAGACAAGATAAGAACTTTTTGTGGTTCTTCAACCAATCCTTCAACAACCAATTCAGCCTGTTGAAGATACCCAGTCATTACTGCAATGATATCGTCTGCTTCTGCACGATCTACATGGATAACTCTCCATGGAAAATGCTCAGCAATCTCTTGTCGCATTTCATTCAGTGTATCAAAAATCAGATGCCAATCTAAGTCTGAGTTATCACGCATCTTTTTGCGACCTGCCTTGTAGTGTTCAAAGACTTCTCGTCTCCAATACTTACGACCATCGCAACAAATTACCAACTCACCATATTCTTTACCATACTTTTTCTTGTATGACTTGAGTGTGGAAAGAGTTACATGACGAATCAAATTCTTAACTTCTGATTCAGTACCTTTCAACTCACGCTGAAATGTCAAAATGGCAGCAAGAGCAACCTGTGAATAATCAACTAAAATCATGATTTGTCCATTTCTTTCACTAAACTCTTAAATATGTTTAAGAAGTTTTTCGCTTCACTCTCGATGTTCACAGGTTTCTTTTCAACACAATATGTCTCTCTCTGTACTCGCTGGACAACCCTCTCGCACTCAGCGAGAGTTGAGAATGTATTAGGTGCTTCAACCACACCAGACATCGTAATAATCATTAGTGCATATACAGTGTTCATTAAAATGCTCCCAACAAGATACACTCTTCATTAATACGTCCATTAGGTGTACTCGGTTTTGTTGTAAGTTTTTTAATTGCACCATTTAATCCACGTTTACCGATGGCTGTATTGTTAAAGAATTCTTCTGGTTTACGCAACGTAAATGATAGTGAATCTGTTACGCTGAATCCGAGGATGGTAGTACCCTTAACACCAAGTGTACCCATCTCTGCCTTATAAACCTGAACCTTACGATATTTCGTATTGTATACCCACAACTCACTAGCAGTAAGAATGTCTTCTGGTTTAATAGACTTTAATTTAAGATCAGCAAACTCTCGCATATACTTCATCTTACTCACTACTTTGCTTGGAGGAGTAGCCTTGCGTTTACGTGGCGCACGAGATGCTTTAGCGATCTGAACAGTCTGCTGGCAGTCAGTGATAATTTCTCCAACAAACTTATGAAATGCTTTGAGTTCACGCTTTGTGAAATTAGAATAACCTTCGACAAGCTGGTCATCTTCACCATCAATCGCCTCAGTAAGTTCATTATATGTTCCAACAAACATATCACCAATCTTTTTAGCGATAGGTGCTGAGACTGAGTTAGCCAATAGATAATTCTTGGCTGAGAAAGTAGTCTTACCTTTACTCAACACGAATTCATCGATAGCACCTTCGATTTCACCAGCGATCTCTCTGGCTTTTTCTTCAATACGATCTTGAATAGAAATAACATTGGTCTTTGCGACCTCTGTCTTCTTTTCTTTAACAATTTTGTACTTGATTACGAGATCAGCTACAGTTTTGCTGATAAACTCGATATGTTTGTCTGTAAGAAATTGCTCACGAGATTTCAGACGACAAATGATTGCCAATTGTCGAATTTCTGAATCGGTTGCTTTATTAATAGCCAACACTTCTGCTTTTTTGCCAAGTTTAGCAAAATATTCTAGAGCAAACTTACGAAGTTGTTTTTCGTTTGCATACTCTGAATACCAAGACAGTGCGGTATTGAGACTGTTGGTGTAATTGTCAAGAGTGACAATAGGTTCGTTAGCCAATGCTTCCTTGCGGGATGCTAGGATAGCATGACCTTTCATACGTCTTTTTGCTGTTGCCATAGGTTTGTAACCTCCATTAATAATATCTATTATACCTCAAATTGGAATAAAAGGCAACAACTATTTTATAATAACCCCATTGGGTTTGGGGTTATTTCGATGTAACTTTTTCGTATAGTTCTACAAACTCTTCATGATCTGCAACTTCTTGTGCAAGATTTTGCTTATGGAATGTTTTTGCAATTTTAGAAATAACTTTCTTCGGAATCTGTAATTGATCAGATTGATCTTTTACAATTTCTTTAATCAGATCACGCTCTGCTTCCATACGTGTCATTGAGTCAGAAATTTCTTGTACTGCTTTTTGTAAATCTTTCTTTTGTTCTGGAGTTAAATTCATAATCAATCCTTTTTGTTTGTAGCTACTGTTGCTTTAAATGCAGCAGGAATAATAAATGCAGCTAACCAAGTTTCTAATGTATATGGAATCGCTAGAATTGGAAACAAAGTGTTTAGTGACCAAATAAGTGCAAGTGGTGCACCAATAATGATAGCGATAGCAAGCAATGCAAAAACAGTTATGTTCATAGGTGTAGGTTTCAAATTAATCATAGACTAAATTTTACTTCTTTAATTGAGTCCCAACGGAACGATCTCCATTCTTGTTTTTCTTCGTCAAAAACTCGAAGTGCGGATCCAGAAGTCGTGGTACTGGTTTCTTTTGAGTGTGGAGTTTTCTCTGATGGAATTCTTGATTCGACGAGTGTGCAACGCATTGTTCGCTCTGTTCCATCTTTTTTGGTAAAAGTAACGCACAGATCTTTGGTGTGTTCATCATGGAGTAATCCTCTTAGCCAATCTTGAAACTCAGGAGTTTGGTTTGCTTGAATCGTTTTCATCGTTAAATCTCACTTTCAAATCATTCACGATAGGTGTAAAAAATTCTTTCAACTGCTTTGCTGTATAAAATGATGTGTGTTTGCTGTTTACAATTTCCTTTCCATTTTCATCTTGCATGTACTGTGAGATTGTAAACTCTATAACGTCGTAATCGTGGTCTTTAATCTTAATTGTGGTCATAAGTCCACCACGAAAGATTTCATAGGTATTGTCCATAAGACTCCTTTTTATGTTTAGGATTGCGTGTGTACTTAACCTTGCTCTCCACCTTTCTCATACGATACTTTGGAGTGCGAAGATCCTTTGCAACAGGATTTCTAGGTTTAGAAGTCTTATTATACATAACTTATTTTTGCAAAGCAAATTTCTTTAATGCCTCTTTGGCTTCTTTATATTCTGTTTGTTCTATGATTTCATCCATACTTGCAAGAACAACCAGTTGTTGTAAACTATCTGCGAGTTTCTGATCTTCTTCCTCAAGCAAATCATACCACTGAAAATACTCTTCTTCAGTATCAAGTGACCACATATGATCAAGCATCTCCACTTGGTATGCAGTTAGATTATTAATCTGAATCATGCAACTTCCTTTTCTTTGAATATGTTAGACCATTTTCCCAGTTTATGGCGTTTTGCAAGTGAGGCACTATATGTTTTCGATTCTTGGATAATATTCTTTTCCATCATTAGATTAATCATACAAAGCAAATCACCAACTTCCTCTGTGAGTCTCTCTAAATTAGTTTTTCCATTATATTCAGAATCAAATCCGAAACGAAAACATTTACTTATCGCTTGCGTAACTTCAGCACACTCTTCCTGAGTAATTAACATCACTTCTTTTTGAAGATCATTCATATCATATCCTATAAAAAATTCCACCAACATACACTAACAACAATCCTGCATTCACAGTAATCATAGCCTTATCTCTAATAAGATAACCCCAAATCATAAACAAGAATGCACCTAAGTTCAATAACCAGATATTAAGTGGATCAATCATAAATGCTGTACAAACAGCACCAGCAAGAGTTATGACAGTGGCGACCCACTTCAATATCGTAATCAAATCAACCCCAATCTTTCTTATCGCCATACTGTTCATTATACTCATAACCCATAAAATAAGCACGAAGTTCCGCCATACTCATATCTTTAGGCTCAACTCGTTTACCATGACCAGTTCCCTCTGGCCACCAGTGTGGATCTTGTGGACGACCATAGTAAGAATCAGCACTACCACGATCAAAGGGACTACCATGAGTGCGCAAAAAAGTCTGACCACGATATTCAATTGTGTTTTTCATTACACTTCTCCATAAAATTGTGCATCGGCATTTGCTGCATCCTCTGCAAATTGCATAAATTCATATTGTTTTTGAAGTTCGAGATTACTGAGTTCTTCTTGTTCTCTCAAGAAAGCATCAATCATGTTCTCTAGATAGTTTCGCTGATCTTCTTCAGCGATCTCTGCACATAGTGCATTGATTTCATCGACACTCATAAGTTTATTCATCACATACGCTCCATTGCTTTAGAACCAGAATACATAAAACCAAGACCCACAACAGCAACAGCGATCTGGATTAACAACGCATCTGCTACTGTATCCATGCCACCAACTGCACCGAACACGAGAAGAAAACCGATAACCATGCGAATCGAACCCTTCATTGCAACTCCTTTTTCACTTTTCATACCTCTATTCTACTCCAGATTGCAATTAAAGACAACAACTTTTTGCATGAAAAAACCCCTGTATCTGACAGGGGTTGCAGGGTGAAGTAAGTTAGTGCTTACTTACTACTTGCTCCTAGGATTGTATATGGTAGGTAATATACTTGCAAAAATAACCAAACCCAAAGATCAAATGGATTAATCATTTCTAAAATTTCTATGAGTTGGATCTCCAGGCTCTAGATCTGGCATACGAGTCATCATTTGTGGTGGTGTACCCATACCAAAACCAGTTGCTGCATTTGCAACTCCACTCATCATACCACCGAGTGATGGCATAGATGGTCGTGGTGGCATTCCACCAGTTGGTGGCGTGCTTGGTGCTGATGGTGGTCTAGACCATCCAGCATTAGCTGCTTTCAATGCTTCTTTTTGCGCTTCTTTATCACCACCAGCCAACATGATACCTGATAATGTACCAGTTAAAAAAGTTGCAATAGGAATAATCAACTCAAAGAATTTTTGGTCGATAGGTGAAATTGCATTAAGTGGTTGTGTTACAAAAATAATAGAATAAAGAACTACGAATACGATTCCTGTTAATGTTAATGCTAAACAGATTCCGATAAAGAATTTAAGACGAGCCATTAGCTGGTCTTCTGTATACATAAATTGTTCACTCATTTGCAAGTCACTCCTGTTGTTGTTGTTGTTGGTGTTCCTTGTGGTAGCTGATCTGCTGGGGGACCAAGTCTTGGATCTCTACCACCTTTAAATACATGTTCTGGACATGTTCGTGTCACATCGCATAATGGTTTTTGACAAATTTCTTTGTCCCAATTTTTAGGATCTTGGCAAGGATAACGAAAACGATCTCCCCCAAAATATGCCAATCCAATTGGTAGTAATAATAAAAGTATTACCCATTTAAACAATCTTTTATCATTCATGCCGACTTATCCTTATAATTATTTTGCTAGTGGATTATCTAACGCTCTTTGAATTTTCTTATCAAGTTCATTATTTAGATTTTTTATTGCTTGATCCTGCTCTTTTGAATTTTTCCTCAACTCGTCACGAACATCTTTAACTGCCTGATCTGCTTCTCGCTGAGACTGTTTCGCACTACGTTCTACAGAATCTACTACATTTTCTAAACGACGAATATCTTGTTTTAAATCATTTTTAATATCTTGCGTATACTGAACTGACTTGTCTGAGTTTTCTTTAATTACTGCTAATCTTTTATCAAACTCTGACATATCTGGTGCAACGTACTCAGCAATACGTTTCTTCATACTTTGATAATCTTTATAAACCTCAAACGCTCCATATAAACCACCAAGAATTGATGAGACTAATGTAAAAGCAACCATCAATTTGGCAGGGGTAAATTCATAACCACCAATACTGATTACGGTATCTTTACTCGCATATTTTTTTACCGCAGCTTCAGCATCATCAATTTTTTTATTTACATCTTTGATTTGTTCTCCCACTTTATGTTCCTCTTTCTATCTGTTTTTTTAAGTTTCTCATTTTAATTAAATCAGAGGCTGCTGGTCCTTTCGTTTGGACTTCAACAATTTTTACCTCTTCTGTTTTAGGTTCTTTATAATACCAAATGCATACTATTGTCAAAACAAACACCTCAATTAAATAAAATACCATAAACGATTCAAATAATAAACTCATTTTTTATATTGTGATTCAACCATCTCATTGTGTAATCTATCAGAGCCACTCATAAATCTACGCCCTATTGGATTATCAACATTTCGCTGATTGTTATAAACTGAAAATGGTTTATACCCAACACCATCTGGAATTATCGCTTTGTTATATACATCAAATCCAGGTGTGTATCCCATTGCTGCAATAACAACATTCTGTACTGCTATCTGTTGTTCTAATGATGCTGCCTTGCCTACATTTTCAGCCAATTGTTTTCCTTGCTCAATAGCATTGGCTCTCGCTGCAGCAATTCTTCTTTCTTGTAATTCTTGTCTAACTGTTCTGGGTGCATTTTTATCTGTAGAACTCTCTTGAGAACTTGCAATAGATGTTGATGATGAACCTGTAGAAGTGCTTGTCTCAATAACATTTTTCTTCTCCTCTTTTTTTGTCTCTTGATTTGCTACTATAGTTGTCGCTGAAGGAGTAGAAACTAATGGGACTGTCGTTGTTGCAGATTGTGATGGATTAACAGATGTAGCAGTTGTAGTTATAACATTATTAACAGTTGGATCTGTTGTAATAGCAATCTTGTTTGGTTCAGTTGTCTGAGATAAAGTACTATTGTTCGTAGTTGTATTTGTTGATACGTTATTTAACGCTTGTTGCACTGCATATGCTTGAGAATAATTTGGGCACTCTCTGCTATACAATCCATTTAAAGAACACTGTTGTGTAAAATATGCTTGCTGATACCCAGGACACCCAGTATGATATAATGGATTCACTGAACACTGATAGTTGTAATAAGCAGTTGCATATCCAGGACATCCAGTATCATACAATGCATTCAATGTGCATTGTTGAGCATAATATGCTGCCTGATAACCAGGACATGATTGCGAAAACAATGGATTAATATTACACTGTGCTGTTTGGTATCCAGGGCATGCTGGGTCATACAAAGCATTTAATGTACATTGTTGATTTAAATAAGCAGCTGCATATCCAGGGCATGATTGTGAAGACAATGGGTTTGATACACAAGGATCTGCGGTATATACAGCCTGACTCCACATATTGCTAATCGCTGCTGTTCCAAGTGTCCATGGCGACATAGCGAATGCGCCAAGAGATGATATTGGTAAAGAAGAACTTAATCTATAATTGTTTGTGTAGTTACCACTAACTCCATTGTTACCACCATTATGTGTTGTAGTGTCAGAGTATATGGTAGCATTGTTGCTATCTGTAATAACAGTAGCTACACCAGCATCAGAGTAGTTCCATCCTGTTAAGCACAATCCAAATAAATCAAACATTGCGCACTGTCTTCCTGGAACATTATACGTATAGCCATAGTCAAATCCGTGAATAGTAGCACCAGCACCCGCAAAAGATAAAGCAGACGCTATTGCATACGCTTGTGCTCCTGTTGTTCCTGGAAGTAAATTTCCACTTATTGTTGCATTATATCCTGGACAGGAAGGTGAGTATCCTGGATTAGCAACACACGGATCTACTGTATATTGTAAACTTAATGATGGATTACGAACTTGTGGTCCATAATATCCTGCCCAAAACTTAGCATCTTTACCAGTGAATGATAACTCTAAACTAGATAAACCTAACAAAGAATAGTTTTGATTAAACCATTGTGTGCCAGAGTAAGTTATAAAACCACCAGCCTGTTGTGGATAGTTGTAGTTGTATGTCTGAAGGGCATTTCCTCCAGAATCTTTTAATACAACACTACCTGTTAATGTACCATACTGCCCAGTTGCTGGATCATTATTGATATTCCATGAATAATTATAGCCACCAACTTGTATTCCTGTTCCAGACAATGCCTGATTAATAGCAATTGTTTGCATAGCAGTAGCCGTCGTATAACCAAAAATTATAGTGTTAGTTCCAGGATTAAATGCTGGTGTAGTACCACCACTTAATCCACCATTTTGTCCTTGCACAGTTCCAGTCCAAGCATTTACTGTTGGATTTAATAAATTTGATGTTGATGTATATGTTGCATTTGGTGATGGTTGTGTTCCCACTACCTGCGCAAACAGATTATTTGATGCGAGTAAAAACAACAACAAAAGTTTTTTCACAGTATGTCACGCTTTCTTTCTTGTTGTAGTTCTTGTTTTAAATTATTAGGAACTGCTTCAAAATTATTACCGACTGCCAAAATACAATATTGATCAGTCTTTATTTTTTCAACAATAGTCCAAGAACCTGTTTTTGGATTTACAAATATTACAAGAGAAACAATCCCTATAGGATCTCTATCACTTAATCCTCTAACAAAAGGTATTTCTTCAAATTCTTGTAATGTTGATTCCAATACAGCCAAGTTTACGCAAACAGTCTGGTAAGTTGCATTGTTCTCTTTTTGTGCAAAAGATACTAATGGAAAAAACATTAACATGAATAAAAAGTTTTTCATTATTTACCTTTTGATATTGTATTCTGTTTTATAGATGTACTTTGATGCTCTAGCCAAATACCAACTAAACCAATTATTACACAAACTGCAGCAAAAAGTTTAGCCACGATCAAACCTTATACAATTTAAAGAAATATGTGATTAGTGCAGCTACACCAATACAATACCATAATAAATCTTGGACTTTCTGACGATCTCTATTAATAAATTTCATATCTTGATTATTTTGTTCTTGTATCTCGACCTTGTATTTTTCAACCTTAGTCCAAGCATCTTTACCATGTTTTGATGTTAAATCTGTTTTTAATTTTTTTACTAATTGTTCTCTTTGCAATTCTTCTTCAAATTTACGTATAGCTGCCAATTCTGCATTGATTAAAAGTTGTTCTTGATTACGTCTTTCTTGAACTCTTTTCTTCTGTTCGTTTTGAACAGATTTTTCCATATCACTTTGTATTTCTCCAACAAATTTACTAGTGTCATCTCCAAGTTTTTTGGCTTGTTTTAAAGCACCTAAACTATCAGATATGTCTTTAGGTATTTCCATTTACATTAATCTTTTTGTTCAGGTCTACTTAAATCAATTACTGGAGGTTTAGTTGCATAATTTCCAACTGCTTTTTTATCGACATTATCTAATACACCTCTCTTTTTCCACTCTTCTTTCGCTGCTTCGCCAATTTTACCCTCAATTGGGCATGGAGTTCCTGCTGCTAACATAGCAGCAAATACACGTTCGTCTTGGCATAGAGTAGCAACTGCAGCTACTTTCATACCCATGTCATATAAATTTTTTGAGAGTTTGATTCTTTCGCAATTCATATCTCTCATTGTACCACCCATAGAGATACCAAGAATCTGCGTTTGTACTGCTCCTGATGCTGCTACTGCGCAGACATCATTATTGATAGATGTGATTGCTGGAGCCACTGCAGTTGGAGGTGGGCTCTTTACTGTTGTTTCAGAAGTGCTTCTAGAAGTCGAATCAGTGACGATGGGTTGTGCCATCGCAGGGGACAAAACCATGACAAAAAGCACTCCAACGAGTAACTTTTTAGTCATTTTACTACCTTTTTTAGTTTTTTGAAATGTGACTAATTCTTCATTAGTCTAATGTTATTTAGGATTTTTAGGTTTATCCTGAAGTTCTTCTATCTCTTTTTCTATGGTTTTAACACCAAGTAGAGATTCCTGAACTTTTTTGAGAAAAGATTGTGTTTTAGATGGATTTATTTCGTCATCTAATGGTGGGGTGATTCTTCTACCAGCAGAGTCGTATTCAATTTTCTTAACTCTATCATACAGCTGGGGTTCCCAGTCTTTTGTAGGTTCATCTACTTTAATTTCTGGGATTTCAATATCAGAAGTTTCTATATTTTGTTTAGTTTGTATAGTGTCATCTAAGTTTATCTTATCTTCAACAACAATATTTTTCTCTTCAGGAAAATCTTCTGTTTTTTCTTTTTTGAAAAAAGATGTCCAATCTTTTTGTACAAATGGTGGAAGAGTATTGTTGTCTTTTCTTAACTGCCAGTTAGCAGCAACTAACATAAGAACTGCCAGAGGATCAAATACTAGCACAATCATGATAATAACCCAGCGAACTGCTTTTTCTAAGACATCTGTCTCTGGGTTATCACCATAAATTAGTGCTGCAATATATTTAATTGGTCCTACTTCTGCTTCGACTTTACGGACTTCGGCTGCGATGGGTGCACGTTCTTCTTGGTACTTGGCGATCTTGGTTTGCGCTGCACCGATTTCGTTGAGGAGTTTGGTTCGTTCGGTTTGCTGTCCTCTACGGATGGCGATGGAACGCTCTGCACCTCTGGCGTCTTCTGTTCTTGCGATGGTTTGATCAACTTGCTGATCCAATTGAGCAATTGCTTTACGGGCTGCATTTATATTCTCCTTTTCTGTTTTAATTCTCTCATCAATTAAAGACAACTTAGCCTGAACATCTCCTGTAGGAATTGCTTGGTCTAGGTGTGCTTTTGATAAGAAACCGAAGATGCCCATCGAGGTGAGTAACATTAAAACAATTAGGGCAATCGTAAAATATGACTTCATAAATCTTGGTATTTCTCTCCAAGATCTATAAAGCCATGATGCTACTACAAGTTTCGATGCTTCTAGCAAAGAACCCATAATGGCAATTGGTATTGCTGCAGCAGCAAAGATAGCAATAAGCCCCGCAACTGCATACCAAGCAGCTACAGCGGATAATGACAGTGCTACAGCAAAAAGTAGATAAGTCATAGTTTGTTTAGAATATGCGAGCCATGAATACGACACATAATGTTATTATTATAGTATTCAGTGCTTTCTAGTACCTTTCTAGCAAATTGTTCTCTTGCTTCAATATAAGAGCACTCTGCTTTTGATTTGCAGAAGTACAAAATTTCTCGAGTGAAGTTTCCCTCACCGAGTAATTCTACATCTTTATTTAGTTCTATAGACGAACCAAAATAATTTAACCAATCAGAGTCAATTTTAGAACGTATACGTTTTTTCTTTTTAGTTCCGTCTTTTTTCTTGATTGTTTTATAAGTAGTTTTTGAAAACTTAGACAGTTTCTTTCCTACATATTTACGATTGTTTGTTAGGTTCGTAATAAGATAAACGAATCCCACGCAATCTTCAGGAAGTTCTGTTAATGGTTTGTTTTGATAATACCAACTCATTCGTCATCATCAAAATCATCCTCTTCTTCATAGATATCTGCTGAACACACTGGACAATATACACAGTCTTCTGCAGCATGTTCTTCGCCTTTGAGGATAATCTTGCCTCTCGCTCCACATTCATTACACTCAAAGTATTTAGTTGTCATCTTTTCTTTCCCATGCTAGTCCAAATCGATTTAATATTTTGAACCACATCCAACCTATGTCGAATTCCCACCACTTTCTACTCAACTTTGGGTTTGCTGGTTCTGCGTGGTGATTATTATGAAACTCTTCACCACCTATTATAATTCCAAAAATAGAAATATTCTTTGAACGATCTTTTGTATCAGTATTGCGGTATCCCCACCAATGTCCCAGACCATTTATTACACCAGCTGCCCAGAACGGGATCCATATCATTTGTATTAACCAAAGAACAATCCCCCATCCATTAAACATTATTACATTTAAAATAAGTAAAAGTGTAAATCCTACTTTACTGTATCTTGAGTATAAATTTCTCTCGATCCAATCATCTGGAGTACCAACTCCATATTGTTCCACCATCTTTTTATCATTTGATGCATTTGCATATAAAATCGCTCCTCCAAATAAAACTTTCCATATACCATACACATGAGGTGAGTGTGGATCACCTTCTTTTTCACACAACTGATGGTGTTTACGATGTATAGCAACCCATTGTTTAGTAATCATACCAGTTGTTAACCACAACCAAAATCTCATAAAGTGTTCTAATGCTGGGTGAAACACTATACCCCTATGTGTTTGTCCTCTATGTAAATAAAGAGTAACACAAACAATGGTGATGTGTGTCATCACCAATAAGTAAATTAAACTAATCATTCATTCTCCACTTGTTTTCTGGTAGTCCGTAGTCCCATTTTGGATCCATCTCAACATTCCATCTAGTAGTGGCTACATGAAAATCAGGTATTTTCATTTCTTTAGGATTACTCGCTGGTTCTAAAATTAGAACACGATTGTTTGGTTGTGCTGCGAATTGTCCATTATCTAATTTGATAAAATTAAAAGATTTGTGATCTTCAACATCTTCGCTATGACCACAATCAATTGTATTAAAATCTGTATGCGCAGAATCTACAGTAAAAAGATATTCTCCCTCTGCCCATGAACCATCTTTCATTTTTATTCTACATCTCATGTTAGCTATCATGGCTTTTTTAATCACAGTTATGTCATAAGACATACTGTTCCATAGCTGTAGAAAGTCTAATGGATATGGATCTCCCTCAATCGGTTTCCAACAGTAAGCATGTAAAGGGAGTTTATCGTATAGTGCACCATAATGATTAAGATAACATTCAATACGAAATGCTTGGCTTCGTAAAGACTTAATACTTATCCACCAGCAAGGTTCAAGTTCCTCATGACCTTTTTCAAAGTTATAGAGAAACTCTCTGCGAACAAAACAATTTACAGGTGGAAGATTTGCTACTATATGTGCCATTAATTATTCTTTATTACCAAATAATTGCAACATGCTAATAAAGATGTTAATAAAATTAATGTACAAACTTAGAGCACCAAACCACTGCATACGTTCAATTTCATTTTCATTTGCACTCCAGAACAAATCACGAATACGATTCATGTCATATGCTGTAAGTCCTAAGAAAATTAAAATACATAAAACATTAAGAGTCATTTGTAATGCAGTTGATGCCACAAAAATGTTAACAACTCCAGCGACAATCAATCCAATCACACCAGCGAACAAAAACGATCCCCAGCCAGAAATGTCTTTCTTAGTAAAATACCCCCAACCAGCAAGAGCACCAAAACTTACTGTCGTACCAACCAAAGACATAGCAATGCTAGCACCTGTATAAATTTGAAAGATTAAACTTAGACTTAATCCCATGGTTGCCGCAAAAGCGAAGAACCATAATTTAATAGTTTCTGCTGACATATCTGCGCCTTTCCAAGCAAGGAACAAACTCATAACGAGTGGTGCGAAGATTATCACGTATCCTAAAACTCCACTGAATAATACTGGAACTAAACCAAGACTTTGAATAATTGCTGCAAAAAATAACGTAGAAAAAATACCAATTGCCATTCTGCTGATCACTCCAGCTACGGCTGTATTTAAACTTTCTGCTGCTGTTAAATTTACGTTCATATAGTTTCCTTTACTTTAAAAACACATCATTAATTTGTCTATTTACACGAATAAAAGTAGTGCATTTTGGTAATTGTTTAAGACATGATGCACCAACATAAGTGCAAGTTGATCTTAAACCTCCAAGTAAATCTTTAATTGTATTTTGTACAGCACCACGATATGTTACTTCAACTGTGCGACCTTCGGATGAGCGATAGTCAGCAACTCCACCATGATGTTTTTCCATTGCTGTATCTGAACTCATACCATAAAATGTAACTTTTCCATTTTCAATTTTGCCTCCACCCTCGTCATGACCTGCAAACATACCACCAAGCATTACGAAGTCAGCACCTGCACCAAATGCTTTTGCTACATCACCAGGACAGGTACACCCTCCATCAGCAATGATATGTGCTCCGAGACCATGTGCAGCATCAGCGCATTCAATGATTGCTGATAGTTGTGGATATCCTACACCAGTTTGAACACGAGTAGTACACACTGACCCTGGACCAATACCAACCTTTACTATATCGGCACCACGCAATATTAACTCTTGCGTCATATCAGCAGTTACTACATTACCTGCTATGATAGTTTTTGTTGGAAACTGTTCTCTAACTTTTTCAATAAAGTCTCCAAAGTGTTCACTGTAACCATTGGCAATATCAATACAAATAAATTGAATCTCTGGATTATTTTGAATAATAATTTCTACTTTAGACAACTCAGTATCACTGGTACCACATGAGATAGCGTAATAATTAAAATTAAGATTTTTGAGTCCTTCTAAGTGCTCCGCAATAGTGTAAGACTTTTTAAATACTGTAAATAATTCACACATCGATAAAGAACGAGCCATCTCAAAAGTACCCACACCATCCATATTTGAAGCCATAATAGGAATTCCAGTCCACTCTAAATCCGAATGCTTGAATGTATAAGACCTCTCTAGAGTTACTTCTTTTCTGGAATTTAATGTTGATCGTTTCGGGCGAATTAAAACATCTTTAAAATCTAATTTAATATCTTCTTCAATTCTCATAATATATGTTTCCTTTTATGCTGCTTTACCCCATACATCATCCCATGAACCAGTTAATGCACCCTTTGCGTAATCTGTCACTCTGTTTTCAAAGAAGTTGCCATGCACTGGTGCATTGATCATTTCTTCAACCCATGGTAGAGGATTCTTTTTACGCTTGAAAATACCTTTCATACCAAGACCAATCAAACGACGATCTGCGATGTAACGAATATACTCTTTAACATCTTCTGCCTTTAGATCACGCATGTCACCACTCTGGAATGCTAGATCAATAAACTTATCTTCGAGTTCAACCATCTTCTCAGCGATAGTGTAGATCTTTCCTTTGAGTTCATCATTCCAGATCTCTGGGTTCTCTTTGATATATTCTTTAAAGAGTTTCATCATTGACTCAGCATGCATTGTTTCATCAACGATTGACCAAGTAACGATCTGTCCCATACCTTTCATAATGCCATGACGTGGGAAGTTCAAAAGCATAATGAATGAAGAGAACAACTGCATACCTTCAGTGAATGCAGAGAAGATTGCGATGTGCGCAGCAGTGCTTTCAACTGTGCCATTCTTCGAACTTTGCTCGATAACATAATCGTGTTTATCTCGCATTGCCTGGTATTCAAGGAACTGATTGTATGTTGTCTCAGGTAATCCTAGAGTTTCAATCAAATGAGAGTATGCAGCGATATGTAATGCTTCTCTTGCTGCAAAACCAGATAACATCATACGAATTTCTGGTTGTGGAAAGTGTGGTAGATAATTCTTTACATATCCTCCAGCTACGTCAATATCACCTTGCGTAAAGAAACGAAAGATGTTTGTGAGAAATTCTTTTTCATCTTTACTTAGTTTCTTTTTCCAATCCTTTACATCTTCTGCCATTGGCACTTCTGTGTGTAGCCAATGCGCTTGTTCATGTTTTAACCATGCTTCATATGCCCATGGATAATTGAATGGTTTAAAATATGTTCTTTCATCCGTCATCTTGCTATGTTTTTTAATCATTTCTTATCCCTCGCATGCTAGACATGCACCCTCTTCAGTAGCGAGTGCAGTTAAATCGATCTCTTTGATAACTTCTCTTTCAATTCGCTTAGCAACTTTATCTGCCTTAGCAATTTTATCACTACGGCAATAATACATTGTTTTTAACCCAAGTTTCCATGCCATAAAATGCACCGCATGAATATACTTAATGTGTGAATCTGGTCTGAAAAATACGTTTAATGATTGCGCTTGATCGATATGTTCTTGTCTATCTGCCGCATGTTGTACGACCCAACGCTGGTCAATTTCCATAGATGTCTTGAAAACATCTTTTGTCCATTCATCCAACCAATCAATGTGCTGAACGCTACCATCATTCGCAATAATGGAACGCCAAACTTCATTATAATCAAGTGTTGCTGTGACATCTGTTTCACATTTTTCTTTAATTACTTTATCAAGATAACGATTTTTATTTAAGAAAGAACCCGATAAAGTGTCTTGGCGATAAGCATTGGCACGATAAGGTTCAATGCTAGGACTAGTGTTGCCCATAAGAATGGAAGAAGAAGCATTGGGAGCAATAGCCATAAGATGACTAAACCTATTCCCAGTACCCACTGCATCAGGTGCTTCACCTCGCTCAGATCCCAACTCTTTATTTGCAACATCTAATCTCTCTCTAATGTATTTAAACATTGACTTGTTTCTTCCGACTGCCATAGAAGATTCCCAAGGAATGTTATTCCTTTGTAGATAAGCATGGAACCCAAGAGCACCGATACCAATAGAACGCTCTCTGGTTGCACTATATTTTGCACGAGCAATAGCATCAGGAGCATTATCAATGAAATACTGAAGGACATTATCAAGCATCTCGGCAATGTCACGTAAAAATAATGAGTCATTTTTCCAGTCATCATAATACTCCAAGTTTAATGAAGATAAACAGCAGACAGCAGTTCTTTCTTCGTTTGTTGGTAAAATAATTTCTGAGCAAAGATTTGATTGATGAATCTTTAAACCCTTTTCTTTTAGCCATTCTGGTAGTTTGCGATTTGATTCATCAATAAAGTGTAGATATGGTTCACCAGTTGTCATACGCATTTCAAGAATACGTTGCCACAGTTCACGTGCAGATACTACTTCACGAATTTCACCACTATGTGGATCTTTTAACTCCCATGAATCATCTGCATCATGATCAATCATGCACTTTTCAATTAGTTCCATAAATGCATCAGGAATATTAATTCCATGATGTAAATTTAGGCAACGCATGTTTTGGTCGCCTGTTGGTTTTCTCATCTCAAGGAAGGGAATAATATCAGGATGGGAAATATCGAGATAAGCAGCATAGCTCCCACGACGAGTGCGACCTTGACGATAAGCCAAACTTGACGCATCGTAAATCTTGAGGTGAGGCATAACTCCAGTTGATTTATCATCTGCCGAACGAATACCAAAACCAATGCCAACACCGCCACCAAGCATACTAAGCCAATTAGTTTCACTAAGATTATCAACTA